TCTCTACCTTCCAGAAATTGGGGTTGAGCGTCGGCGGAATGCCAGCAACCGGAGGAGCTAAAGGAGCGCCGAACAAGAGCGCCTCGTAGCGCACGCCGTTGTATGTGACGATGTCGCCAGCGTTGTAGCTGGTTGAGGGGTTCCACACCGGGTACGTGTAAGTGGCTTGGCAGCCTGAGTCCGGCACGTACGTCACAGAGATGATTCCATCCGCATAGCACACGCTGGCTGGCGTGAAGCCTATGACTGCGCCGTCAAAGTTGTTCGCAAGTGCGTTGTTGTCCGCAAGCAAGAACTGCATCCACAAGGGAAGGGCGTTAGCTGTGGCGACCGGAGTACCTTGGTCCAAGATCACCAGCGAGACGGGGGAAACCAAAACGAGACCGTAGGTCGGGAAGTTTTGTTGGTCGCCTCGGAACTCGTTACCCGCCTGCGCCTCAGTCCACCACGTTGCTTGAAGGTTCCCGCCAGCGGCGTGGTACGGGCTTGCATTGCCGTCCTGAACCCCGAGGGTGTAATGGTTGCCGTTGAAGGCGAACCCTGTGTGTAGGAGGGGGATAGGGTTGTAGAACGAATCGTTGTCGTGCGGCTGGATCAGGCACGTAGCCACGATATTCTGGTCTATGAAATCGTAAGGCATCTGGCTCCCCTAACAAAGGCGTTCGCTAGTTGTTCCACGGTTACCCACTATCGTTCCCCCAAGTAGAGATGAGAGAACTCACCGGGCAGCGTTTCGGGCTTTTGTCGGTTGTGGGCAGGGGCGAGCCAGTTGGCTCCCGTGCCACATGGCGGGTGCATTGTCTCTGCGGTAAGGAGAAAACGGTCCGTGAGGATCACCTCCTGAACGGACGTACGAAGTCCTGCGGTTGCGCCTCCAGCAAGATGCGCAAGTCAAAGATGGAGAAGAGGTTCAACCTCGTCAACCAGCGCTTCGGCAGCCTGCTTGTGGTCTGGCGGGTCAATTCCCAGAAGGTCGGAGACTCCTCCCATTCCTGCTGGGCATGCAAGTGCTGCTGCGGTGCCGTCATTGAGGTCAGCGGCAAGGCTTTAGCTGGCGGGAAAACATCCTGCGGTTGTAAGGAACCCGGAGTATTTGTTGTCAGAGAGGCTGCGGCGGTCTAATGGCGAGCACATTCCAATACCCCCTGATCGTTTCACGAACCCTTGACCCGAGCGGGAAGAGCCTCAGAACCATCGTCGCTCTCCACGATCACGAGATCAGCGACGCTGACATCAACGTCATTCAAGACCTGCAAGACTCCAAGCGTGCGGCCGTCCTCAACGACATGGTCGCCTCTGGCTGCCTGACGTACTCCCCGCTGGTGTTCAACATCCAGAACCCTCTGGTCTTCACCATCCCGGCTTTTGATGTACTCTTCAACGGTACCGTGGTGCCCATCGTCGGCAACCAGTCTTCCAATCTTTCTCAGAACCGTGTACAGATTCCTGCGCCCTCAAACTGGGCACCTGGCACTGCGGAAGAACCCGCCCGCCTGTATGTGGTGTTCCTTGAACTCTGGTACCAGTCACTCAACCCGGTCACGGGGCAGGGGTACTTCCAAGACCCGATCACGAAGCTCTTCTATTTCTACCCGTACGGCGGCATCCAACCCAGCCCGAACAATGCAGAAATTCTTCCTGACGACTCCATTGACGTGACGGCTGGTCTGTTCACCACAGAACGCGCACAGATTCAGTGGCGCATCAATGTGCAGCGCGTGGGCTTGAACTACAACTTCAGCACGTTCAAGTTCGGTCTAGACCCGGACACGAACGATGCCCCGTCGTTCCAAAACATTTTCAACGCAGTCTACGCACAGGCTTCTCTCCGTTCGCCCGCACCCGGCATTTCACCGCTGCAAGGGCTGCTGCCCTATCAGTTCAGCTACATGGGTGGTAACCCGAACATCCAGCCGTGGCGTGGCGGCGCATCGTACGTGGACGGCAACGTGGTGCTGTACAACGGCGCTTATTACGTCGCCTATGTCACCGTACCCGTTGGGGTAGCACCGCTTGATCCAAGCACCGGACGCATAAACAATGCTTACTGGAATCCGTATCCGATCAACGGCGATACCGGGCTGTGGGTTGCGGGAGACGGAAACGTCAACAACTCTCTTGGCACCATGGACGGCTACAGCTACGCCATGCCGCTCGCCGTCGTGTTCCAACGCAACACGGGAAACTTTGACGTCGTGCAAAATCTCTTCGGCTGCGCTGCTGCTAGCGTTCCCGGTTCCGGCACCACATTCACTGGCATCTCCGGGCGCTTTGACAGCGAGCTTGCCGACCAGATTTTTCCGGCTGACGTTGTTGACACACGTTCCACCGTGCGTCTCCAAGGCGACGACTTGGATTCCGACATGCGGTTCGGCTTCGGCGACCTCGTGACAGGCAACACCAAGCTGGCTATTTCTCGTGGTCTCTCACCGGGCAACGATCCGAGGGCGCTGGGTTCCACACTGGAATACAACGTGGCTATTGCTCCTGCGAGCATCGCCAACACGAACACAGTGGGTCAGTGGGACGGCTTTCAGAACGGATTCAGTTCCGATGCACGCACATATTTCACCACGATTGCTGTGCCGATCTCAGCGAAGACGAGCGGCAACACCACAGCGGCTTGGACGCTCAACGACACGTTTGCCATAGCTCTACCGACCACGTCCGCAGGAAAGATCACTTCCGTGGATGTGACTGCCATCGTCAGCAACAACGTGCTGAACACGAGGACGCCCGCTTCATTGCTTCAGGGGCAGTTTGAACCGTCAAACCTCGGCACCTCGCAAATCTCGGTGCAGTTCGTCGTCAATCTCGGAAACACTGCGTTTGACCCCGGTACAAATCCTCTCTACGTTACAGTCGGCGTGACCTATCCCGCTGGCACTGGCACTGACCTCCGTGTAATTCCGTTCTCCGTGGACGGCGGAACTCTTTCGGACAACGCAAGCGGCATCGTGTATCCAGTCTTCGGTGTGTCCGAGTACGTCGTTGACACAACGCAGATCGCGCTGCCCACATCCACCATCGTCAACGGGCATCGTGCCTCGGTCAACTCCTTGCTGGCAATCAGCCCCGAGTACTCCGACATCCAGTTCGGCACAAGGCTGTGGCTCGCCGTGTCGGGTGCTGCCGGAGTTCAGGAAACTGTCGGCGGACAGACGAGCACTGTTTTCGTGATCCCGACAAACAAAGTCAGCGGCAGCCTCAACGCCCTCTACTGCGTGAAGGCTTTTGACTTCGCAACCAAGGCATTCTACACGATCTCTGGGCAGACCATGGGAACCACGATCAGCACCAACACCCAGACTGTGGTCACGATCCAAGCCGCCGTATCGGCGAACTCAACTGTCATATTTGAACTGCTATTGGCTAACACGTGCCAAGCGAACTTCAACGCCCCAGTCAAGGGCATCACGGAAATTGAAGAGACCGTGCTGTTCGGCAACTGGTCCGGTGATGCGAACTTCCCGATGGACCCACGAGTCTCCGTGCTGAACGTGCGGGCACCGGGTGGGGTCGGCACGGCTACGACCATCGTGTTGGGCTTCCAGAATTGCGTGTTCAAGGGGCTGTCGGGAGACGACACAAACCGCTTCATCTGGGTCGTCAACAATTCCACCAATCCGCCGTCCGCGCAGGAAGTACAGGTTCAAAGCATCAACCCAATCAACGGCACGCTGACAATCGTGGTTCCGGGCACCGTCACTCTTGACCCGCTACTCGCAGGCGCTCAACCGTTTTTCTTCGTCGGATCAATTCTCCCGTCTCTGACTCCGGCTTCAAGCCTGATCGTCAGCGAACAGTACATCCCTTACCAAGGCGAGGGTGTCCTCAACCGTGTGTACGAAATCATCCACACTGAAGACAACGCGCTCATCACCTCAAACGGCACTGGAGCAGCGCCCGTGGTGGGTCTCGCTGACGTGTACCCGTACAATCGTGAGCTTCCGATCATCACCATGCTCCCTGCACTCCTCAACTGGAACGATGCGCAGCTTACCAACACACCGCTTCAATCTTTCTTTGACAGCAACTTCGTCGCGATGCAGTTTGACAATGTTGAGGACACGTTCCTTGCGCCATTGCACACGAACGACTTCATCCCGCCGATCAACAAGGACACACGCAAGACGATTCAGTTCACGCAGACGGCGCAGCGTGGATTCGGACAGGCTATCCCACACATCGGCTTCGCCATCCAGCCGCCCACGGCACGCACCGTGCTTGGGCAGAACCTCCAGACCACCGTCGCGCCGATCACATTGTATGTGAACAACTCAACTGGCAGCGACAATAACTCCGGGCTTAGCTTGACCGAATCGCTGGCTACGCTTGGAAAGGCAATCTCCCTGTTCCCGCCTGTGCTCACGTTCCCGTGCGTGGTCATCTGTGCGGATACGGGAATCCCGTACTCCCTCACCACGACACCCAACATCAACGTGGTCGCCTTGGGCGACGGGGACATTCGTTCCTCCAAGATTTATTGCATCGCGAATCTCTCCCGAGTCATTCAGGGGGAAGGACGCCTCGTCATCTCGCAGACATCGGGTGCTACAAACCCCGTGGTTATTGATGCGACCGGGTTCCCCGGATTTGGCGACGGCCCAACCTGTGCATTCTACATGGACACCAGCCGTGTGATCCTGAACGGAATTGGATTCAAAGGTTTTAACAATCCGGCTCTCGTTGCCTACAACGGCGACATAGACATGGTCGGCTGCCAGTGGGTCAACAATGTGCAGGCTGGCTCTTTCGTGGGCTGCGACAGCGTGATTCTTGACGGCGGTCTGCTGAACGTGCCCGATGCGGGCGCAGGAATCGTGGCTGCCCAATCAAACGTGACTTCTTCCAACGTCGCATTGACTGCTGGGGGCACACTGCATCAGCCAGGTGCGTTCTATTCGGTTTCACGCAACAGCACCTTGAGTTTGGAAGCTCACGCCCCGTCAAGCGAGACAAACTTGGCGGCATCTCAGATTGTCGCTGTAGCGCAGTTGAATTCAAGCATCTTTGTGACGCCAGACTTCCAATCGGGCGGGATTGCGGTATTGCAGTCTAACAGCGTTTTGTCACGCACCGTCAGTGTAACGCCGTTTCTTGGAACGCCTCCAACCGGGGGCGTGTCGGCAGATGCAAGTTCCAACATCACGACGCAGGTAGGATAATGAGCAACCTGATACTACAATCCGCTCCGACATCAGCCATCATTGACCAGAACAACGTTCTGACGGTCAACTGGCAACCGCCTGTCTGCCCGAACGGACTTTTCAATCAGTACTCTGGCTGGACCATCACGTACCAAGGTTCAGGTTCGCCGATCACTCAGTTCTTCCCAGCCCCGGCAGCTTACAGCGGTGCGAGCCTGTTCTTCACGCAGGTTCTTGGTACGTCGGCAGCCCCTTACACGCTTACGATGACGGCGAATGCCGTGTCCAGCTTCACGCTTACCAACGTTGCGGCGTCCATCGGTACCACAGCCGTATACACTGGGGGCATCAACGGCGGCGGCAATAGCTACGTCGGCATTTCATTCGTCGTAACGGGATTTACCAACGGATCAAACAACGGAACATTCCTCTGCACCGCCTCAACAGCGACGACCCTGACGCTTCAAAACAGCGCAGCCGTTCTGGAAACTCACGCAGGGGCAGCGACAATGTCCCCGACGAACTCATTTGATAGCAATCCGTGGGACACTTTGGCTTTGCCCACAGCACGTCCGTTCCCAACAGCGATCACAGCCGGGAACCTCAATTTCAGCACTACAACGCTGCTACTCGGACAGTCACTCACCATAACACTCAACCCGGCGTACACCGGGGCAGACCAGTGGCAAGTGCTATGGCCCGACAACACCACCACAGGGTGGCTGCCTCTTGCGTCAAACGTCGTCGTCAAGTCGTTCTCAAATCCGGGCACGTTCTTTGTGACTGTCCAGACACGTCGGAACTATAGCGGCAACCAGTTCAACCCGCTGTCCACGCAGGTCAGCCAGATTCAACAGCAGATTTTCATCGTTGACCAGCAGTCAGCCACGTCTTCAACATCGCAACAGGGCTTGACCGGAAACCTCGGCATCGGCGGTCAGCAGGGCTTTGAGATCGTCAACAACCTGTCAGGCAACCTCACACCTAACCCGTGGGAAGTCCTCGCTCGTGTCCTCGTGCGTGATACTGTGACGCAGGAACTCAAGCTGCTCGTCGCTTCCACACGCTTCGGCAACGCAAGCTCGCTCTTCGGAACGATGGCTGTGGACGTGTTCCCGATCTCGGGACGCCCAAGGTCAAAGGAACTCATCGTACCGCCGTACGAACTCACGGCGACCACCACCACGGAGTCTACTCCGGTAGGCATCTCTACTACCTCGCTGCCAACACTCTTCGTGGGTAAGTCGGTCACGCAAGCTCTTGGTGGCACATTCCAGATGCAGACTCAGGGAGGCGTGCCCCCTTTCATCTGGAGTGTTGACCCGCTTCCACCCGGCGTCACCATGAACACGGCTGGTGTCATCAGCGGCACCCCGCTTGAACTCGGTCTCTTCACCGCCAGCTTTGCGGTGACCGATTCCAGCACACCGCCCTCCGTTGCGCACGCAACGCTAACCATGCTGGTTGAGACGGACATGAAGGTGCAGATCGCGGCCAACCAGAATTACACGATCATAAACCAGCCTCCGGTACCGCCGACTGTGACGCCTCTTATCCCGTCTGCGACGACCCTCGGTGTGGCACAGGTAGGCACGGCGTACAACGTGCAGATGCAGGTCGGCAACATCAACAGTGGCTCAACGCTTGCAGGCGGCTTGCCTCCATATCAGTGGAGCGCACCCGCTGGCGCGTTCCCAGCCGGGCTGACCATCAATCCGAACACTGGCTTGATCTCGGGCACGCCCCAGACCTACAACTCAACAGCGGATTTCACGACGACCTACAGCGTCACCATCCAAGTCACGGACTCCATCGGTGCGAAGGCTACTCAGACTTTCACGTTGACGCTCGCCCCAGCACCTCTACAGTTCGGTCGAATCAGTCAACTCGCCATCTATACTTTCCAAGAGTTCAAGCTGATCGTGCCTGTCTTTGGCGGTCAGTCTCCTTACACGCTGTCGGGCTTCGGGCCGAACCCAGCCGACATTGTCTATTTTGGAGCACCGCAACTGGTGGACGGTCAGATAGAAATTCCGGTCGGCGGAGCCACCTCCATAACTCCGGGCGGGTTCCCGAACACAGGCAACCGCACGTTCCAAGTTTCCGTTCTGGACAGCGCCTCCCACTCGGCGACCGCGCAGTTCACTGTGAACGTGGAACCGGAACTAAGCGGTATCCGCCTTGTTCCAGGCATCTTGACAAACGAAGTTCACCCGACTGACGGAAGCTGGGGCATCTTTGACACTACGCAAGCATTCCCTATCCCCGTCTCTGGTTCCCTCTCTGGGTTCTCTATCGGCGGAGTCAGAATCAACGTAATATCCAACGCAAACACTTCTGGCGGCAACACCGTGTACAACACGGACACCATCCCGGCGTCGCTCTCGTTCTCTATTTCGGACGTGTATGTGGTCTCCGGTCTCGCAGCGCCAAACAACGGTGCGTTCAACTACGTCGCAAACACGACGAACAGCATCACGCTCAACAACCCGAATGGCGTCGCTACGTCGGCTTCAACGTTCAATTTGACATCAGTCGCAAACGCCTCGGCTGGCACCACGGTCTATACTGGAAGCGGATTCAATGCGACCGTAGACTTTTACGCCGGACAGTTCTTTGTCATCTCTGGGTTCGTGCTTAACTCACAGAACAACGGCCCGTTTCTATGTCAGCACTCAACTTCAACCACATTGACGTTGATCAATCCGTTCGGGGCGGCTGAGACACATGCTGCGACAGCGACTCAGGTCTTGGGTAAAGCTCTCAGGGGCACCGTTCTTGGTAACGGCATCGCTACGGCAATTGACCCGACGTCCGCCACGCTAGTAAGTCCGCCTGTTCAGTTGCCAGACGTGGAATGGTATGGACCTCCGGGCAACAATGCCACCACTACAAATGCGTACTTCGGCAACGCACAGACCCGTGTCCTGTTGCAGGTCAACCAGACGCTTGCGTTCGCTTACGCAGCGCAGAACTCTGGCGGCAATACCGTCTACACTTATGCGACTGCCCAGCCTGAGTCGGCGAGCAACGCTTTCCAGAACCAGCAGTTCACCGTTTCCGGGTTCTCAAATTCAAACAACAATGGCACGTTCACTTGCACGGGGTCTACGACCACCACGCTGACACTGAACAACCCGAACGGCGTGGCAACCTTCTCGCAGATTTCGGCAACTGCTGTCACCGCTAACCTCCTTACGGTGACCGCCCCCAACACGTACACGTCGGGACAGCAAGTGTACATTCAAGGCGTGGCCGAACCGACAATCAACACTCAGCGGTTCTTTGACGTCTCCACTGTGTCAAACCCGCCGTCAGGACCATCGGTTTCGTTCACGACGCCGTTCGTCATCGGCAACTACAGCAACCCCGCTGAGCCAGGCACGGCAATCGTCATCACGCCGCAGCCGTTTGCGCAGGCTGTCACGACCTTCGTCCCCGCAGTGTCGGGAAGCGAGAGCATCTCCCGAGAGTACACGACGCTGGCACACAACGACCCGGCGACTTACAACCTGACTCAAGTGGCGGGTTCTGTGGGCACCACAGCCGTCTACACAGGCACCATCATCGGCGGGGCGAGCAATGCGTTCGCTAATTTCTTCTTCACCATCACCGGGTTTACAAACGGAGGCAACAACGGCTACTTCCTTTGCACGGCTTCCTCCGCAACTACGCTGACGCTCGCCAACCCTTCGGCGGTGTTGGAGACGCACGCTGCAATCGCAACCGGGGACATTGGCAACATCACAACGATCACGCACCCGTACATCGTTGGCGACGTGGTCGGACTCAACCCACGCAAGCCGTATTTCAATTCTCCGAACTTGGGACCGCTGAACGGTGCCACAAGCCCGTACTCTCCTGTGCCTTTGACAGCACGGGTCGTTCCTACGTATACGCTTCCTCCGGGCTTGTCTCTGGATGCTAACACTGGTTTGATCTACGGTACGTTGACTGGCACACAAAGCACACCTACTGCCATCCAGTACATTGATGCGGGCGGCACGGTTCATGGCACGGCGACGGTAAACTGGGGAGGCTTGCTCAACAATGGCTTGCTTCAGAGCGCGTTCTCGCTTATTGACAACGTGGTTGATACGCAGCCCATCGGTCAGGCGTATAACGGCGCTACCGCATTCACTGCACCCCTTGGCGTGACATTGCAGTCCGCCAGCCAGTTCTCTGGATCACTGCCTCGTGGTCTCGTAGTTGGAGCCAGCGGTAACAATATCACCATCACTGGTATCCCCACAGAAGCAGGCTACTTTGACGTCTGGTTCTCGTGCATGTCCACCACGGGTCAACAGGCTTACGCGTACCACCGAATCTCCACGGTCGTGCCCAACACGAACCTGACAATCATCGGGTGGAGCGACCCGGCTGTACCTGCTATCGTCAACTCGTTCATCGGCAACGCACTGCCGAACGCTACCATCAGTGGTTCTACGCAATATGGTCCGAGCACTGTCGGCGTGCAACTCATCGCCACTGGCGGCGTCCCGCCGTACACGTGGACGAGCAGCCCGACGCCCATGAACACTGTCGCCCCGAACTTGGCACTGGCGAGCAGCGGTCTCATCACGGGCACTGTTCCGTCCAATTTCAGCCCCAACCCGGCGACGTTCACGTTCCACGCGACAGATAGCGTGTCAACCGTGGCGACTGTTACTGGCATCACTATCACGTCGCAGCCATCCGGCTTGCACTTCACCAATTCGCCGTTCACGATCAACATCGTCTCGGGTATTCAGGAGAGCTTCCAGCTTACGGCCGTAGGCAGCCCGAACACGCCCTACACGTTCCAGCTTTCACCGAATAACACAAATCCGCTGCCTACGGGTATTGGAGTCTCATCCAGTGGTTTGGTGAGCGGTATCACGACCCAGTCTGGCTACAGTAAGTCCGTGCTCTTCCGTGTGGTGGACACACTCGGCACGTACGTTGACCAAGCGTTCACGGTCGCGGTGAACGTCGGACTCAATCTTCAGACTGGAATTGACTTTACGGACAGCACGAGCACCCTCTATCTCGGCTATGTGGATGCCGGGAACGTGGCGACGATCAACCCCGAAATTAACCTGTCGTTCCACGTCGTGGCGACAAACGTGGTCAGCACCTCCACGAGCACCATATCGGTATCGCTGAGCAACCCTGCGATCACGGTGGGCACCATCCAGTTGAACACAGGGACAAGGACGGCGATCATCCCGTTGCTCGGACCATTCAACGCCGGAGCGCCTGGAAACAACGATTTGGTGGTCTCGGTAACGGATTCCGGTGTCCAGATTACCAAGACTTTTATGTGGCTGGTCTACACTGACGGTACGCTGATTGTGGCACCGTCCTCAGGGAGTTTTCCGACGCAGCTTCTATAACGGACAAGATCAATGCCTACAGAGACAATAACGATAACAGTGACCGGAGCCAACCCGCAGACCAAGACGGTCGCGGTGAACGTTGACCCGACCACGGGCACTGGTTCAACCAGCGTCACATTCACGGGTGTGAACGGCGGTCAGGATCAGTTCAGCGCAGCGGCTACCATTGCCAACCACGCATACGTCTCAAACAACGCCTTCGTAGCATGGCAGGCGGCAAACGGCACTGTGTCCCTCGCCAGCAACCTGACTATCGCCGGATACGTTAACCCCGGCGAGAACCCCACGTGGCATGGCGTTGGCTCGTCATACGGCACGATGCTCAACAGAGACACCGTGGTGATCAACCAAGTCTTCACCAACGGTACTGCCGGAACGGGCGTTCCCATCGTGGGTCTCACCACAGACGACGGCAACACCGGGCAGTTGAGGCACACACCACCGCTGCTAGACGACGTCAAGTCAGACGGTACCGCACTGACATCCCTCGGCACGCCTCTTGGTTGGGGTCAGGGCGCACAGGGCGACGGCGCTTTCGTCACGTTCTTGCAGGGGCAGCTTGTTGTGGCTCAAGCGGGCGTGCAGACATTCTACTTCTTGGTTGACGACTCTTGGGCGCTTTACATCGGCGGCGGCGCAAGCTACGTGGCTGGCGCTTTCACGACCACGCCAGGCGGCGGCGCTCCAGCTTCCCCGAGCACTGCCATCGCTGCGATCTCAGGCACGTCCCTGACAGGAGTCGGCGCATGGCCGCTGTTGGGCACCCGCAACACCCCGGCTATCGGTACTCAGCCGACTGATTACGTATACATCAACTTCCCGACGCCCGGAATCTATCCGTTCCTCTCATGGTTCGTGAACAACGGCGACGCGCAGACGTTCTTCCAGATGACATACGCCGCAGGTACGGGTGCTATTCCTCCGGCTTCCGGTAACGGCGAATCAGGCGGTGTGATCAAGCCTGTGGCTCTTCAGGCTGCTCCCCCGGCTACGACACCCGCAGGTAATTTGCAGTTGAGCTTGGCGCAGTCTAACATTCAGATTCAGGGCAACCAGATCACGGTGAACGTCAGCGTGAACGGGATCGTGTATGCGAACAAGCAGTACATCCCGATCTTTGAGGGAACGATAGGCAAGCTCTTCATCTACAACGACCCGACCCACGTCTTCAACTTTCAGACCTACAATGGTCAGGCTGTAGACAAACCCTCTGCTGCCACGAACGTCTTCACGCTCAGCGGAAACACGCAGAGCCTCCTCAACGTCGTGTACAACGACGCAAGTGACGGGCAGTTCAGCCTCAAGTACAACGGCACCCCGTTCCCTCCCGGCATCGCTGCTTCCACGCAGCTTACCGTAACCGCCGAGGACATTGCTTGGTTCAACTCCGTCAACAAGAGCTACGACACGTTCGTCCCGGCATCGTTGAGCGGACCGGGCGGAATTGCATTCAGCGTAGAAGTTGACTACATGACGAACCCCACTTCGGTCGCTGTGTCGCCGTCAACTGTGCCTGCTGACGGCGGTGTCCACGTGTTCACCGTTACGCTGAGCGAACCGATGTCACCGCAGCAGATCGGCACGGGCGGCAAGACCACCAACACCGTCACTGCCTCATTCACATCGGACAGCGGAACCTCCGTTCAGACGGGCAGCGTTGCAGCGCAGTTTAACACCTCCGGCTTCTTGACGGGGTACACCGTGCCTGTGGCTGTGCCGTTCTCCACCTCCAACGGCGGCTTCAATCTTCGCACGAGCTTGACTGGAACTCTCAGTTATCTTTCCGGCACGGCATTCGTCATCAACGGTCCCGTCACATACATGTCCAACGTGTCACGGGCTATTTCGTTGACTGGGTCTGGCTTTATCGCACCCACCCCGTATGCGTTCTCTATCAGCCCGAACGACACGGCGCTCACCAATCAACAGTACATTCTCACCGGAACCGCATACACGCTTGACAACAATCCGATGACGATGGATTTCTACTTCAACAGTTCACAATCTGGGGCGAACCTCATCGGCAGCGGTGCGCTGCAAAGCCACTCTTCAGGCACCGTCAACGGTCAGACCGTGTACTTCAGTACGTTCACGATTGCGTTCACACCGCCGAACCAGCAGTTGGGCACCACAGACCTTCTCGGATTCGTTGCCACGGACACAGTCAGCGGTTTGTCTACGACATTTTACAGCAACACCACGTACACGTTCCCGGTCACCATCACGTACGGCATCAACGTCGTGCAGCGTGCCACGTACACGATCTTTCCTGGTCAGTTCGGCTGCGTTCAGGGCACCGCGTTTATCCCGCTGCCCCAAGCTACCACGCCGGGGAACATCATGGTCATGGGCTTCTCCGAGTTTGACTGGTCCACGATTTCAGGTGGTGGAGAACCGTCCATCCACGACAACGGCGGAAACGTTTACAACCGAGTCACCCCGAAGAGCTACAACTCCTTTGAGGAAGCTTGCTGGATTTCCGTTGCGAACGTCAACGCCCCAGCGACCGACGCTGAAATTACCAACTTGGGTTGCCACCACGCCAACGCAAACAACGCAGCCTTGGCTGTCACAGTCGTTGAGTTGCAGGGAGCGAATTACGGCTACCAAGTTGACGGTTCGCCTATCGCGATCAACCAAGCGTACACGTCAGCCAGCCAAAGCGTCACCAACAACATGGGCACACTTTTCACAGGTAACCAGCACGACGTTCTCCTCTCCTGCGTAACTGGCGGCTGCGGCGGTGGTGTGCCAGCCGGGTGGACGTTGCTGGGCAACCCGTCCTCGTTTAACGGATTCACGTGGTCGTCGGCTCTTGCCTACCAGGTGGTGAACGGTGCCGGAGGGTACGGAGTGGTTTGGCCGTGCAACCAATCGTCGGGATGCGCCGTTGCGCTTACCCTTGCACCACAGGAGTGATGAATGGCAGGAAACGGATATGTATACGGCTACGCCGGACCGCCGTTCAACTTCTTAGGGCACTTCTCAAAAACGCAGCAGAATGCGTTCAACACATGGGTACGTGCTCGTGAGAAGAATTTTTCTGCGATTCAGCAGCACTTCCAAATTCGTGCTGCGGTGCTCCGCAAGACGGCTGGTGTGCTTGAACAGTACTACGCCACGCTGAACGATGAAACGCTCGCTCCGACTTTTAAGAAAGAGCCGTGGAAACCCGGTCCGCAGGGAAGCTTCAACTACCCGTACCGTGACGACCAGCTTCCGATGGTCGCCATGTACCAGATCAAGGATTACATGAAGGAGCAGTTTCAGCGGCAGGACGAGAGTGTGTTCGCCATGAACCATCTCCGCAATGTTATTGAAAAGACGGAAGATAAGGCTGAAAAGGCTTTCCTAGCCATGAACCCGACGCAGTTCTCCAACGACACGGTGGAGAACCTCATCACCCGCATAAACGGCTATTTCAGTCAACCGGAATACGAAGCTGTTTTGGTAGACGACCAAACGGATGTCTACCCGGAAAAGAGCGGGCAGCCGAGGTTCCGTGTGAACCAGCTTGACGCCCCGACACAGTGGGAGATTGAGCAGATAACTTCTACGCCTGCCGGAACCGGACCGTCTGTTGACACAAGGGAACTCGGAACCTGATGAGCTTTGACTATAACATCCTGATGTTTGACCCGATGACGAATCTACCCATCGGCGCGTGCGACCACCATCAGTGGTTTGAGCGGTACGTTGTCAATCAGGACGACTTCCGTACTCTGAACTACGCTGGGCAACCGTCAATCAATCAACGTGCGCCCATCAACGGTGCTCAGTCGGTTCAGATGTGGATTCACGGGCAGCAAGTGCATTCCTCCGACCCGATCTATGGCTGGCAAGTGGTACTAGACCCAGACAGGATAGACCTCACAACCGATAACATTTTCTACAAGATCGTGTTCAACAACCCTGTCCGTCTTGTTCTACCGCTGATTGAGGTCTCGTACATTTCCCGGCAAGACTACTGCCTGAAGTGCAGCGCCACGGGCTTCCTGAATGACCTCAAGCTGGGTGTGGGGAGCGCCCCATTTTCTGAAGTCACGCAAGCGACGAAGCTGGCACAGAAGGCCTTGAAGTGGATTCTCACCTCCCGCTGCCCCTTCTACCCGACCTTTGTCTGCGCCATAAAGAGCTATGTTGGTCGCAAACTCGGTATTCAGATTACAGACACAGACATACAGACTGCGGTCGTCAACGCCCTAACCAACATGCAGAGGGTGCAACAGGCTCAAAGCACCGTACAGAACTTAGACCCGCAGGAGATTTTGAAGGACATTGTGAACATAACAGCAGCGATTGACCAGCAAGACCCGACTGTCGTGAGGGTCAGTGCGACCGTGTCTAACTACAGCGGTCAGGCTGCTCCGTTGGGATTCACACTTAGGATGAACGGCTAATGGCACCCTCGGCAACATTGTCGCCTCTTCAACTGGTGATCCCAGTTCTGCCTACCGGGACGAGTGTGGTCTCCATTGACTCGTCCGTTCTTCCGCTCGTAGTTGATGCCGACCAGCACACAACCCGTGTAGAGGTTGGAATTTACAACACCCCCTATGCCATCAACACATTCTCAATCGTCGGAAATTTCAACCAGTTCACTCAGTCCATCCCGCTGACCCCTTCGGTTGCGCAGACGAATGTCACGATCATCGGTCGTAACTACGATCCAACCGCTACCTGGCTACCAGGCACCAGCTACCCGCTAAACACACGCTTTGCTGATCCGTTCGGAAACGTAGAGGTCGTGGTTCAGTCAACCGGGTCTGGAACGTCGTCTTCAACCGGGTCGTCTATCACGGCGACCTCCGTCGTGAACAACGTCCTCACTGTGACGTGCAACAACAAGTTCACCGTGGGACAGCCCGTCGTTCTCACCGGAACCGCCGAAGCGGTACTCAACGGTCAGACCGTTCTCGTCGCAGCGCTCATCGGCGCAGGCCCGACGTTCACTGGCTTTACATCAACAATCGTCGCCGGGAACTTCACGAACATCTCTGATTCTGGCAGCGTGGTACCACAGCCTGCTTGGAGCAAACAGCCTCCGACGACTGCCACACAGGTGTCCATTTCTGCGAACTTGCTCACCGTCACCTGCGTCAACACCTTTGTCGTAGGTCAGTCCGTGTACCTCACGGGCTTTGTCAACGCACTTCTCAACGGTCAGGTCGTAACGATCTCCAATGCGAACCCGACGTTCTTCACTGCCCCCATCACGCAGGCGGATTATCCTGCTGCTGCCGACTCAGGAATAGTGCAAGCGGCAACGCTGGACAACCAGCTTGTGTGGGCGAACATCGGACCCACGGCGATCACGCCCACAGTTAGGTTCTCCCTGCTGTTCGCGCAAAGCGACCTCTCAGTTGCTATTGCTCCGCCTTCCGGTATCTCTGCGCTAAAGAACCAGACTGATTGCACGTTGCAGTGGGTGACTCCCGATTTCCCTGGTTTCATCGGCGTCAGAGTGCAGATTTCCACCGACCCGGCAGGCGTAAACCCGCCGTTCACTCAGTTCGGAGACCTCGTCACGGCGATCTCCAGTTCCACGGGTACGGTCATAACATCCGCCTCAAACACATCGGTCAACGTGCCGACAGCGGTCATCTCAAACGTGGTGCTCGCTAACAACCTTGCGACAATCGTGGCGCAGAACAGTTTTGTCCCCGGCATGGTGGTAGAGATCGCAAGTCTTGCGAACGCCACGTTCCTCAACGGTGAGAGCCTGACTATCCTGACCGCAACGCCGACCGCCTTTACGTCGTTGTTCACTTACTCAAACCCTGACAATGGCACGAACTCTTACGGCAACGTTATCTCTGCGACTTCAATCTCCGGTAACGTTCTCACTGTCACGGCGCAGAATAGCTACTCTGTCGGACAGCAGGTGGTCATCAGCGGTACAGCGGAGCCGTTCCTGAACGGTCAAGTCCTGACTGTTACCTTAGCAAACCCGTTCCAATTCAGGGCAGCTTTCACGCACTCAAACTACGCCAACAGCGCCGAACCACTCGGGGCAGTAGCTTCAATCGCCGACAACGGTACGGCAGTCAGCGTGATCTCTACGAGCACTACGTCTACGACTGACACCTCCATGCTGACGAACTACAGCACCGTGGATGTCCCGTTCTCCACGATCAACGCCACCCAGTTCTATGCGATGTTCTCAACAGTCGTCCAAGACCCAACGACGAACATCGTGTACGAGTCTGTTGAGAATGGACCTTTGCTGGCAGGCTACGTCAATCTGCACGTCGCCAATCCGAGCGACTTCCCTGTACTCCAGCGCAAAGAGGACATTGCAGGACGTCTGATCGCGCAGATCAACAAGCAGCTTCCCGACCTTGACCTGTCGCCACGCTCCGAAGTACGAGACATCTTCATTGATCCGTTCTCCATTGAGCTTGCCAATATGTCCGTCCGTGAGTGGTTTGCGAGGGTTTCAACTTCAATCTCTGCCATCTCGCAGATTGACAACGCAAGCGGCAATGGACTCTCCGATCCGTTCCAGTCCAGCCCGTACAAGCAGCAGATTGCCCGTGCCTACGGTCTGTCACCGCAGGATACACAGAACCTCATCAATGAGCAGTTTGACCTTCTCGGCGAAGCAGCGGGATTGACCCGCCTCGGATCAACACAGGCGACCGTGGTGCTGACTTTCTACACGTACCAGCAGCCCACGTCCAGCATCACGATCCCCGAGGGAGCCACCGTTTCCACGGTGCCCGATAGTACGACAGGTACTCTCACGTTCACCACGCAGGGTCAGGGAACAATCAACATCGCTAATCTCGCCTCGTTCTTCAACACGAGCACTGGATGGTGGGGCGTAAGCGTTCCCGCCCAATGCACGCAGCCAGGCTCCATCGGAAACGTCGGGGCTGGCACCATCAGGCAGACAGTAAACGGCGTTCCGTCTGGCGTGAATGTGACGAACCTCGTGGGTGCTACGTTCGGCACCGACCAAGAATCCAACTCTGCATTTGCCGCACGCATCCAAGCCCGCAAGTTCACAGGCAACGATAGCAGTTCAGCCAACGGCTACCTCGTCACCGCTCTCAGCACCCCCGGCGTCATCTCCGCACAAGTCGTGGCGGCTGGCGATCTTGAGATGCTGCGTGACTGGGACCCGACTCGCCTGAAGCATGTATTCGGTGCGGTGGACATCTACGCAAGGGGTACGACGTTCTCTCAGCAGGACGAGTTCGTGCCGTTCTCCTACGCCGACAACGGTGTGTACGGGAACACGCAGACCTACTCCACGCTGGCGTTCATCGGTAGCAACACATTCCAGATCAATAACTTTGGTGCGCTGCCGTTTCCTCCGTACGACGGCGTTGAACTTTTCGTGAGCCGTTCGTCAAACGCTTTCTACCTGTCGCTTGACAGAGCGCAGTTCAATAATCAGACGGGTCAGATTATCATCAACCCGAACGACATAGCCTACCAATACGTGGGCAACTCAACCACGAAGGCGAAGGTTCCCCTCACGCTCAACAACAACCCGGCGACAAACCAAGCAGCTTTGGCGGCGTTGTCGGGCGCTGCAACAAACACGTACTCCTTTGCACTCTTCATGAGGCTTGCCTCACCGTTCTCGCACGTCCCAGCGCTTCAGCCCGTGCTTCAAATCTACTCCGTCACTGGGTCGGCGACCGGATCGGGCGTCTTGCCGAGCACCGACGTGACCTTGGTACACACGTCTGATTTCCTTTTGAACGGCGGATCAAACAAGGCGGGCGACATCGTGCAAGTGTCCCTGACCAGTTCCCCGGTGCAAAAGACTATCACCGTGGGGTCGCTAGCATCCCCGACTCTCATTGACATCGGCATGGATCAGCCCCTCGGCGCAGGCGGCGTGCCCCTTAATGTGAATAGCGTGTTGAGTCTTGACCTGTCCACCTCATACGTGTTCGGGAAGGACTACAACATCGTCGCTTTTGGTCCGTACCACCAGTACGGCATCCAGCCGCTCACGTCAACCGCAACGCTGACGCAGCTTACAATCGTGAATAACGTGCTGACCGTATCTGCGGCTAACGACCTCGGTGCAGGGGCATCGGTACAGTTCAGCGGTATTCAAGACCCGACCTTCGCTGCGATCCTCAACAATCAGACGGTGACAATCGCCACAGCCTCGCCGACCCAGTTCACGGCTACGTTCATTCAAGCCAACACTGGACCGACGCTGACTTCGGGCACCGTGACCGGAAGCGCGATCCAAGCCGGGCAACAGATCGTCGTCGCCTATAACAAGTTCGTTCTGTACGAACGGCTGACTTTCATATCCGGCGAGGCGCAGGTGCTCAACGGCACGTTGCCCACCACACTGGACAACGACGGTTTCGTATTCAACACTTGGCTGCCTGAAAGCTACACCATCGGAACCGACGTGTTCCCGGTAACGCAGCAGGGCTTTGATTTGACGCTTGACGGCTGGAACGGCTTGTTGGGCGCTGACGGCGGGCTGGATGTTATCGGCTCCTTGACCTTTGATCCAGTCGGTCTAGTGGGCAATCAAGTTCCACACGAATCCCGCTACATCAAGGTCACCAACTCACCTGCCACAGTGGTTTATAAAGAGAACCTTGACTTCACGCTCACGGTTGACCCGACATCCGGTTCCGCCACATTGGCGAGAATCCTCACGGGAAGAATCCCAGACGGCGGCACAGTGCTGGTCTCTTATTTTGTGACCGAGACTTTCACAGTCTCCACCCAGTACCCGACGTTCGTTGAGCTTCTGGCGAACACTATTGCTCAGACTCAATCAGCAGCAGCGGACGTACTTATCAAGGCGATGGTTGCCAACCCGGTTGACATCACCATGACGGTCACACTTGACAAGAACACCAACGCCGCGACAGTTGACCCGGTCATCCGTACAGCGATCAACGTGGTGCTTGACAACTCCACGACCACCCTGTTTCAGTCCGAGCTTGTGAGCCAAGTGCAAGCGATCACGGGCGTGCAAAGCGTGGAACTCCCGCTCGTCAAGTGTGCGAAGAGTGACGGCTCATACGACATCGGCGTCGTTATTCCCACGGGCACAGCTTGGACGCAGACGAACAAGACGAACAACGCATGGATCAGCACCAACACAGTGCTGCCTGATACCACCATCGCAACGGGGGGACAGCCAACTGCGATTGTGGATGTGTTGTACCAAGGTCAGGTGTTCCGCCGTGCCACGTCCTTGCAGGACTTCCTGAATAACAGCCCCTCTGTCCCGCATCTCGCCGTCGCACCAGGCATCGTGAACTCCACGCCAGGTTCGTTCTACATCTACGGCACGGATGATGCTAACAGCGGAAAGATTGCCTTGACGGTTCCGCTTGACATCCCGACTCCAGCGCAGCTTTCTTTCTTCGTCACATACCAAGTCTTCAACGAAGGCGGGGCAAAAGACGTCACGGTGTCGCCGACCGAGTACTTGGCACCGGGCACGATCACCATTAACTATGTGACAGCGGGGTAACCTATGGCGAACAACAACCCCGACCTGCTCTATCTCAGATCACGTGAAGACCTTCTCCGGTACGAAGACGCCCGCTTCAACTCTTTGATTCAGGCAGTTGCGGACTTCTACGCAACACGCAACGACCAGAGTATCTGGGGGAACTTCCTCAGGGCGCTGGCGATTGAGCTTTCAAAGCTTGATTACGATTATTCCTACGATCTCGTCAACAAAGACCCTAGCCTGCTGACTCCCCCGGACATTCGCCGCCGCTGGGCTGCGCCGTTGTACATCGCATCCAACTGGCCCTCGCCGCAGCAATTTGACACGCAGTACAAGCAGATGCTCGTTGATCTTATCTCTGCGTACCAAGAGGGAACGACCGTTCAAGCGATTCATGATGTCATTCTTGCGTACACGGGAATCTCCGTCAACGTCGTGGAGCTTTACAAGGAAATCGGGAACGGGGTCTTTGACCAGTCCGACCGCAACGCGATCAGCGTGGCTGTGCAAGTCGGTGGATCGGGATCAAATCCTCTGACGACGGTCACCTCGTTGCTCCAGCTTCAGACCATCATCCAGAGCCTCTACAACGCAATCGCACTCGCCAAGCCAGCGCACGTCGGGCTTGAGTTCACAACGATCTTTGGCGAAGGTGAAGATTTACAGTGCATCCTCAGCCCACAGAACGTGACGCAATCGCAGTTTGTGCAGCTTCCGACCTACGAGCAGCCGTTCTACCAGTTCACAGGATTTACGGGGATCAGCCCGGCGCTGTACTGGAAGGCGTCCACGGTGTTTCCGCTGGGCAGTCTGTTGCGGGACTCCAATGGCAACTTTCAACTTACGACCAGCATCGGCGTTTTTCCGAACACCAGCGGCATCACGCAACCAACGTGGAGCACTGTTGGTGCGACACTGGTTGGAGGCAACCTAGTCGGACCCACAACTGGCGACAATCAGTTGACGTGGACCGGGATTTCTCCGGCAGTGCAGAGCACTTCTGTGACGTTTGACGTTCTCACAGTCAATCTCAGCTTTGCGGTTCCTGTTTCGGCTGGTTCGGTCGTCAAGCTTATCAATCTGAATGTTTCAACGTTCCTGAACAACGTGCCCCTCACGGTGACTTCCGTGTCCGGCAACTCGTTCACAGCCAACTTCAAGCACCCAAACTACTTGACGCAAGCGGAAGCCACTGGAACAGCGACGTTCGGCTTCCCCGCCAACATCACCACTGTCCAGTTCAACGCTCTTAACTCGGTATGGCGTGCGCTCTACCAACAGCTTTACACGAACTTCTGTTGTGTGCCATGCGACTCTGTACCGCACGGCATGACGGACACGCTGCGCATCTTCGTGAAGCAGATTGAACAACCGCCATTCGGTCCCATGCTGTGGATCGCCCCCCTCGCCAACTTCAAGCTCAACGCAGACGGCACTGTGGCGAAAGACGGGCAAGGCAAGCCTATCCCTCTCAACCCTGCGAACCCGAAGACAACCGTCGCGGCGTACGGGAGAAGGCTATCCGCCCAGCTTACGCTGCCGCAATGGCAGGCGCTTCCGACTGTATTCGTCAACCTCCTCAACGGCATGGCGGACGGGATCAATGCCACGTACTCCTACGTGCCGACGACTCAGTTTCTCCACGAGGGGGAGTACGTCACGGTCACCGGATTCAGTGCGGCGGCGCTCAACGTCACCGCCCCGATCCACAATGTGTACAACCTCGTTGCCAATGTGCGGGCGACCCAAATCAGTACGAACGTCCTCACCGTAACAGCGGCGAACAATTTTCTCCCCGGCATGCTTGTGACTCTGCAAGGCACAGCCCAAGCTTTCCTGAACGGGCAGACCGTGGTCGTGCTCTCGGTGACGCCCACCAGCTTCACGGCGAACTTCAACGCTGGGGACTACCAGAACCCGTTGGATTCCGGCACTGCTGAAGTGTCCACGTTCCAGATCGCAAGCACCGCTACCGTGGCGCTCCAATCGCCAAGCGTTCAAGCTGACGCTGGCATGCTTTCGCCGACGCTTCAATCCGCCTACTACCTCGTCAATGGAAACTACGTCCTCGGAAATCCGCCGATCAACAGCAACCTCTCCAGCGTAGCTGTGGGATCAAGCTGGGTTCCGGCTGGCACGGTGTTCCTCGGACAGATCATAGTAGACACCAACGGCAACCAGCAGCTTGCGCTTAACGCTGGCGTGTCCCAAGCGAACCCCAAGCCAAGCTGGAACGACTCGCTCAACGGCAACACCACGGACGGCAATGTCATTTGGCGCAACGTTGGCAAGAATACGTTCAGCGCCCCGAATGGCTGGGTGCAAATTTTGAACATGGGAACCGGAAACACTCCACCGCCTCCGACCGGAGAAGTCGGAAACGTTGACCCGAACCACCTGTACGGTCTTGTGGCTCCACGCCTTGACCAAGTCTGGGAAATCTCGGGCGGCGACGATCTAAATATCTTTGGGTTGTATTGATAGATGGAAAAGACTGACAAAACCGCGTACGTCTCACCCCCGCACGGAGTGCTGGAACTCGCTATCATCCGCGATGCGAACCCCCGTGTGACTATTGCACTTGATCTCGGAATTCCCAACTTTACCGTGTTTTCCATGAACTTCCCACTCGCCGAGGGCGAGCCTCGTGCCATGTCGGAACTCATCGCCGAGGCGGTCAACGTGTTGCTTGACGAGGTTGCTTCGTTCATGATCGCGCAGGAGTACGAGGAGCCAGTCATTGTCAAGATGTACCAGACTGTGCTCTCCACGTTCAAGAGCATGAGCACCGAGGCTGACACGGCGAAAGATCAAGACATAGCTGGGCAAGACCCGACCGTGCAGATTTACGAGGGCACGTTTGACATCCCAATGGACTTCATCAACGCCACGCAGAAGCATGTCGTGACAGGTTCGGGGAAGAAGCTCAAGCGTGAGCCGAAGATTCGCCACATTGAACTCACCTACTCGCCGAAGCAGAAGATCAAGCCCAGCGACAGCGCACGTGTGATACGCCAGTATCGTAACCGTTCGCTCAAGCAACAGCCGAAACCGATGTTTGTCATCGTGTACGACCAGATGGGTCGGGCTACTGGAACGATTCCAATCGGAACCGGAAAGTCGTTCAAGAATCAGCTTCTCAAGATGCTCAAGAAGGGCAGCGTGGATTTCACTGCGCCCGTGAGCTTCGTGAACGAGCAGGAAATGAAAGCCGCTCCGCTCAACGGTATCCCCCGTGCAATCTCCGTGGAAGGCATGACGTATCAGCCTGAAGGAGTAGCTGGCGGCGATATGGCGCTGTACAAAGGACCGCAGGACTACATCGTCAAGTTCCCTGACGGACGCACTCAGATTTTCCCCGGACGCCCGACGTTCCGCAAGATGCGCTTACTGAACTTCCCCGTGCCGAAGAACCGCACCAACTGGACGATGATCCCGCAGGAGCAGCTTGAACAGCCGAAAGATGTGAAGCAGGCTCCGAAGGAAGAAGTCAAAGAAGCGGCCGAACCGGAGCCAACCCCGGAGGTTCAGAAAAAGCCCAACCCGTACGAAGTTAAACCCGAGCAAGTCATGCGTCAGCATGAAATGTATGGTGGCAGCCAAGTGATGGTGCATCTCAAGCCGACCAAGACCTACGACGACCTCGTACCGTTGGACAAGCTCCAGAAGCGGCTTGCGGCAGATAAGCTGTCCGGGCGACAAATTTTTGAAGGCCTCATGATCATTGAACGTGTCGGCTACTGGGGCACTCTGGGCGGCAAGCGTGCATTGGTGATCCCGCAGTACAACATCAAGCGGTACGGCGTGAAGCGGGATGACGGCTCATGGGCGGTGTACCACCTGAGAAGGGATGGTCGTGCGCAGCGAGTCGGAGTCAAAGCCATAACAGATGAGGACTTCACGAACACAAAGCCTGTAGAATCGGGTATTGAGGCTAAGGGAGCTATTTAAGAGGGTGAATTTATGAATGAATTCAGGAAAATAGAGCTTGGTTCGGACATGCTGGATCGCCAGCAGTACCCTGCCAAAATCAACATCCGCGTCATGCGGGCAGACAATGGCGAGGTGCTTTGGACGGGTCACAACATCATCGTGAACGTCGTACGGTGGCTATTCGCACGCCTCATGGCAAACGCCCTCCCGAACGCCCCAGCCGTCCCCTACACCCTCGGCGAGGCTGGCGTGTCAGCAGACCCGCTGTACGGCGTCTGGGGCCTTGCAATAGGCGCTGGCAGCCCTTCCTGGGCACCTGAGACACAGCCCGACCCCTCCCCGGTTCAGACTGCGCTCATTTCCGAGTTCCTGCGCAAGCCGCTTTCCCGCATCAACTACGTGGACGTGAACTTCAACCCGGTGAACCAGTTCAGCACGATGGTAGACTTCCAGACCACGGTGAACGCCACGACCGACAACATCACCCAAAGCATTCGTGAGATGGGATTGATCGGCGGTGGTACACTCGTAGGCGCTGGCGGACAACCGACGAACATGACGAACGCCCCGTATTTTAACCCGGCTGCAACACCTCCGGGTCCGGCGGACAGCGTTGTGCTTGTGAACTACAAGACCCTCCCACCGCTCATCCTCCCGGCTGGCGTGGACATCATCTTTTCGTGGGTGTTGAGCTTCTAATATGAGTGGGCACTGGTCACATTGGGTCTGGGCTGGCATCGGTGCTTTCGCCGTGTGGCCCATTAAGAAAATCTGGGACAACTGGATTGAAAAGTTTTGGACGGCGTTCTGGATCACTTTCAAGGAAGGCTTCAGGAAGACTCCCGCTGGTCAGGAATTTCTGAAGGCGTACCACGAGGCACGGGCAAAGAAGGACGCTCAGATCGCCAAGGAGCACCCGGAGCTTGAACCACTGTTGCACTGCAAGGAGTGCCAAGGCAAGGGCTGCGAGAATTGCGGCGGCACGGGGTGGGTCTGACATGGCAATTGACTTTGACGATTACATGGACGAGCAGTACGACGAGGACGGCAACCCAAACGACCTTGATGACGAGGACTTTGAGTTCACTGAGGAAGAGATAGCCGAGATCAGGCGTGCAGAGCAGGACGCCAACATGGGCTTCACTTTCACGCACACCTACGTGGACGGCAAGTCGGTTCTGAAATGCGACAAGTGCGGCCGCACTGCTGAGTTTGGCGAGAGACCTTTCCCGCACAAGTACAACTGTCCGATGAAGCGGTAACGAAAAGGCATAATGGGCGAAAACATATTCGCATTGCAGCTTAGCAGACCCCAACCCCAGCAAGTCACTCCTCCGGGTTATGGGAATGTTGCGTTTGAAGATGGCTATCGTGCCATGTTGTCCGTTACCACAATCTGGGGGAAAGTTCAGACCACCATTCTCTTCGGCGACTCGCTGTTTATGATCTCCTACGACATCGGGCAGCTATCACGCCAAGACGGTTTCAGACTTTTCATGAAGCCGTGGTTTGGAGCCTCAATCCCTGCTGCCCAGCTTTCCCAGCCGCCATTCGCGGCGACGCCAGCGTACTACCTGATGGCGAACAGAGCGAACGTCTCCCCTCCGGCTCCTCCCGTCGCAATGGGTAATGTGACCATGCTTGATGCGGGCTTTGATCCGCTGCGTGGCTACTGGATTGAGTTCGCAGGAAACTACTGGCTCACGTTCCCGCTCTTCAAGAATTGGCCTAACGTCATCCGTGACGCTCCGGGCTTCAAAGGCTTCCAACCATCCGCTAATAACCCCGGTGGCTCCGGTCCCGGAGGTTCTACGCCTGGTTCCGGTGGTGGAACACCCCCACAAACCTGCTGAGTGGTGTATTATAGAAACATGGCACGGCGCGAACACATCACACAATTTCCCCACTGCGATCCCCGTGTGCTCCACGCACCCGAGGACAACTGCGAATTCTGCAACAAGCACCCGCTCTGGCAGGAGCTACGCAAGGCTTGGGGCATCGCCTTCACCGGGCACTCCTTTGACAAGGACGGCAAACTGTTTGAGCTAGACCACGGCTGGATTCAGCAGCCCTGCCCCGCCGAGGCGAACCGTGGGATGGACTCAATCAACGGCTGGCACGGCAACATCGCCATGACGCCCGAACGCTTGAAGGCGACGGACGAGTTCTACGACAAGCTCCGCAAGGAATTCCACGAGATGTATCCTGATGAGGACTACATTGACGACGACTTAGAAATAGGAGGCGAAAGCTGATGCTGCCCGAAGACCTGATGATCGCATACCAGAACTTCACCCTACTCGCTACGAAACTCGGCTACGCCTACGCAGGCTTCATGATGAAAGCCAACCCGACCGAGTTCATCGGCATCGGCAATCTCACTGAGAATGGTCACGAGCTTGCGAATCTGCTCCGTGAGTACGCTGACATCCTTGACCGGACAACCGATCAAGACAAGCTCCCCCCACGCACGTTTGCCAACCCCAACTGACCCCAAAACCGGAATTTCCCTTCCTTTTGTGAGGCTCCGATGAGCGATCTCCTAAAGAAAGCAGAAGATATGGGCAAGTACCCGGATGACGACTGGCGTGAAATCCTCGGCGCTAACGGGTTTTTCCCATCCGGCACCGGGGAAGAGGTGTGGGGCAGCCCCTACAGCGACATCAAGGTCAAGATTGACGTAGACCGTGAAACAGAGGAACCGTTCTACCAAGTCATTACCGAGGACGGCTCCCGCTCCGCACACTGGACAGATTCAGAAGCGCTTAAGACTATCGTAGAGCCGAAGGAAGAGGAACCGCCAACGCTCAGCCCCGAGGACGAGAAGAAGTCCGATGAGGACTTCCTGAAGAGTATGGGTATCATAGGACACCAACGCACCGCAAAGAAGTTCGCCGGGAGACCCCCACGTTTCAGCTTTGCCGTCCCGATGAAGGCTGCCGGAACTGTAGCGTTTCATCTCGCCAAAGCTGGAATGAAAGACTTTGAAGTCACGCACTACGAAGACGACGAAGTTTCCATGTTTAACTTTCCGACCGAGCCAGAGATGCACGTCGCCGAAGAAATCGTCAAGGCGGAGTATGCCGAGCAGATCAGGTCGCACAAGGGACTCTGGGGAATGTGGGCGGAGACGCACGACCCGACACAGCAGAACGAACGGGAACTGCACTCCCCGAACTATGTCGCCAGCGTTGAGCAGGACTCGGCGTGGGAGCCAAGGTAAGTTTGCCGGACAGTGGGGCGACAAGTCCTACGACAGCGACAGCGTCCATGACATCCTAGACAAGCACCGCCCGCAAGACCCACGGGGAAAAGGCTTCGACGAGCCTATATCTGACAAGCAGCTTCCTGTGCTCATCAAAGAGCTTGACGCAATGAGTGGAGGAGACGACCCGGATCGCTACCTCGGAATCGTCGTGTTCCTCGTCACGCACGGCTCCAACGTTTCAAAGATATATCGTGACCGAGCACGTCAGATTGCGTTCGCACTGGTGCAGGACGAAGAATACCTGAACGAATGGCAGAACCCCGACCTCCGTAGGGTTGAGCTTGAGAACGAGATTGAACTTCTGGAAGGGGCCAAGACCGCGGCAGAAGAAAAGCCACGTCCTGAAATCACTGACGACGACCTACCAGACATCTTCTTTGAACCGTCTGAACGACCCCGCCGTGAAAAAGAAAAAGACCCGACTTGGGAACCCGCTTACGACTGGAAGAGACCAGTGACAGCGCTGTACCTGCCGGACGACCTGAAGTACGTGGACAAGCCCGCACCCTCACCGGGGATGACGGACGCTGAGGTCAAGAGGATGAAGACCTACCGCCGCAAGAAACTGCTGGCGTGGATAGACGAACTTGGTCTTGACCTTGACGCCGAACTGAAGAGGTTTGATGAAGGGAACTTCAGGGAGGCAGATGACGCCTACGAGGAAGTTCGGGAAATGATTAAGGAAGACCGCAAGTCCCAGAGCGCATACCGCCGTATCATGCGTGGACGCTGAACTTGACAAAGTACCAGAACTACGGTATTCTTAGGTTAGATGGTCGTAAGCCCCTGTAGACTGCCGAAGGGTAAGTGTGGGGGTAAAAGGCACCAGACAGTCTTTTCGGACGAGGGTTCAATTCCCTCTACCTCCACCACTGCGGGGGTAATCGGTTTCGACGGAAGACGTGCGAGGACGGAGCTAGCGACCCGAGGTACCATACCCTCGAAAATCAGGATGGAAACAACTAAACGTCACTGCTCCAAAGGCAATGGCAATGGCAGCCGCAGCTTAAAAACCTGCGTGCCCAGAGACGGTGTCTCTGATCCTCAACACCACAAAATTCGCCCAGCTTCGGCTGGGCTTTTTTGTTTCTGGTGGTATCATACAGAAGGCTCCAGTGTCCGTGGGCAGCAGACGTCATCGGTTCCGAAAGTAAACCTACGGGAGACTAGACTTTGCCAAGTGTGACAGGGCTTGCGGGGAGAGGTGACGTAAAACTCACCTGCGCTTGTCTTGAAGGGGGAATTGACCCCCGCTGCTTGGACGTTCTTCAACTCGGGGACAGCGGTGCGATTGCGCCGAAAGAAGAATAGGCAAACCTTGGCGTCGGGAACAATGCTGAGGATGAGCGCCGGAAAATCCCCTGAGCCGTGGTGACATGGACGGAACTCCACGGCTGGAGCCAGTTTTGCACAACTGCCAGTTCATCGTGGATTTCCACACGGAGCCGGGGGAAGACGGCGATCCGATCCTCTGCGACAAGCCCGCGTCTATCAAGCTGGCTCAGGGCTGGTTGTGCGCTGAGCACTACGATGAGGTGCTTAGTTTCGTAAAAGATGCTGTTGACAAAGCCGCCGATCTGTGAGATAATATGCACTGTTGGAGTTATCGTCGGGCGACCTCTCGTGGCTGAGAGCGGGGTTCGAATTCCCCGGATAGCGATAATCGTGGAGGCGTCATCTAGCCGGATGAGTCAGCCGAAGCGAGCGGCGGTTGGTTCCTCACCGTATGGAGTTCGGGTTCGATTTCCCGTTCGTCGCGCCGACAATTTATTTGACTACTGACCACTTTAGCAGTATTGAGTCATGGAGGCTCAAAGGATATGTCACAGCACTAGGTTTCCCAGCAACACCCCTACTTTTACGTGTTCGTGAGGCAGGACATCAGCCTTGCGCAACAGTTGGTTCAGTCCAATCACGCGACCTTTGAGGTCGCCCGCCGTTTGTCTCAACCCCAAGATTTAGACGTGACCCCATCGTGCATCACCATTGGTGTGCCCGACAAGGCGGCGCTCTTCCGTGTCATTGAGAAGCTGCGTTCCCACGACATCGGTCATCAGGTATTCTACGAGCCGGACTTCAATATGGGTCTGTCTGCCGTTGCCACCGTCCCCATTGAGGGCGTGCAGCGCCGGGCGCTGTCCAATTACCGCCTCTGGCACGAGCCGGACGCAACAGGAGCAATACAATGAAAACCAAGGACTTAATAGCGGAATTACAGGAAGCCGATCCGAGCGGTGAGCTTGAGTGCTGCGTGGAGAACGTGGACATCTTCACGGTGACCACCGAGCCTGCGTACTGGGACGGACGCCTGCAAGTGCTGAAGCGTGACCCGGCGAAGAAGCCCTACTACGATCTCGTGGGCGGTAAGTACACCAGCAAAGGATCAAAGGTCGTGATCTCGCCAATGAGCATCACCGATCTGCTGTGGGATACCCCCGACGCCGAGATTGACTACTCGGAAGTGGGCAACTCGGACTCCGCCGAGCGCTACCGCAAGAGCGATGACGAGACCCGCAAGGCGAGCCGCGACGTGGAACTGAAGGTTGAGATGGACGCCTTCCACCGCTGGGTGAAAAGGCACGCAGATGAGATTCGTCCAGGCGGTGAAGAATGCCGCCACGCTGCGGACTACGCCTACGGGAAGCTTGGTCTCAGCCCCAAAGACCCAGTCAAGGATTTGCCGCCGAAGAAAGAAAAGCACGGTGGCATCCTCGGGATCGGCGCGAAGGAGTACGAGGTCTGGCCCAGTTGGAACGACCGCCGTGAGGCGATGTGGGATGACACCCTTGAGGTATACTGGCGCGGAGGATGGGGCGTCCGCAAGCAGGGCAGCACCGAGGAGGATGTCTGATGAGTTGGCTTGACGTGTTTATGCCGTCACCAGTGGTGACAAAACTTTGTTGCTGTGGAAGCTCAAACCCCGGCTCCCACAGACTTGCTTGCGAAAAGTGTGGCAAGTCGTATTGCTGGGGAATTCTATATGGCGTCACGTGCCCGCACTGCGGGTTCTGCGCCGAGGAGGAAGACAATGCTGTAGACCAATCTGTGTAAGCTGGAAGAACCGATGAAGAGGTGTGAGCAGTTCCCCGGAATGAGTGTGCTGGATCACGGGATGGACGTATTCGCCCGCTATCTGGACATCATCAGCCCGGAGCCAAAGCTCAAGTGGCGCATGCCCGAGTGGGCAGCAGCGATGAAGCCGCACCAGCTTCCTCTGAACATCATGCAGCACTACCTGATCTACCACGACTGCGGCAAGCCGTTCTGTCGCACTGTGGACGAGGACGGCAAGCAGCATTTTACGAACCACGCGCAGATCAGTTACGAGACGTGGATGAAGCATGCTGCTATACAACTTGACGGGCACGATCACTGGTCACCGGAAGACGAGCAGATCGGCGACCTGATTCGGGCGGACATGGACATCCACACGATCAAGGGCGCAACCGCCATTGACGAGTTCATCAAGCGTCCCGAGGCTCCGTCACTGATCCTTGCGGGTCTTGCGGAGATTCACTCAAACGCGTCATGGCTGCATCAGCTTGACAGCGACACGTTCAAGATCAAGTGGAAGCAGATTGACAAGATCGGCAAGAAGCTGGTAGCCAGTTTGAAAGAGGTGGCTGTATACTGATGGTGCGGGGTCGTAGCTTAGTCTGGCCCAAAGCAGGGGTCTCTAAAACCCTGATCGCCGGGTTCAAATCCCGCCGACCCCACCACACCAGTATTAGACACCGAACGATATTTCGCAGAGACGACTGACGGGAAAAATCGCAGGTACGCCGCGCACCCGGAAAGAAAGTCTCCCTTACGCCCTCGTGGGTGCGATAAGATGCGTACACCATACTCCCGTAGCTCAACAGCAAGAGCAGTGGCCTCTAAAGCCGCGCATGTGGGTAAAAATCCCACCGGGGGTGCCAAGTTTGCGCCTGTAGCTCAGTGGTAGAGCGGCGGTCTCTAAAACCGACCTCGCAAGAGCAGCGGAGAAATAATCCGTTGGTCGGGGGTTCAAATCCCCCCAGGCGCTCCAATACGCGGGTAGCTCAGTTGGGTTGTACCAGAGCGCTCCCCTTTTGATGAGGAGAGGTCGGAGGTTCGATTCCTCCCCCGCGTACCAATTTTCAAGTATTAGCAAGCATGAGCAAGTACAGTTCCAAACAATCCAACGATGAAGTTGTGAAGTACGCTGCTGAACACCCGGAGCTTACTTGGCGTGAGATCGGGGCGCACTTCGGGCGTTCTATGAACTCCGTCTATTTTGCAGCGAAGCGCCGGAACTTCAAGAAAGCCCGTGCCGCTGGTCTCACCGGGACATCCCACTTGGAGTGGAGAACCCCCAAACCACGAGTGCCCCGAGTCCTATCCGCCAAGGAACTCCAACAGAAGCGTGATACCCGCATCCTGCGCTACGTGCAGTCGCACCCTGAGATGACCTACATAGAAATCTCCGAAGCGTTCGGGTTGCCGAAGCACGTGGTCGGTCAGGTCGTGTACCGCAGCAATCAGCGCCGCACAAACGTGACCGAAGAATCTAGGCAGCGCAACGCCGAGGTCGCTGAATATGTGCGTAAGCACCCGGATCAAAGCTACTCTGACATCGGTCGTGACCTAAACAAGCCCACTTTATACGTTGCGAGGATAGCACGTGCTCACGGCATTTACCGAGGCAAGGGGCACGGACCCAAGCATAACTACGGACGTTCCTTCAAGGACGCACGTTGGTCCCCTGAAGACCGTGAAAGAATCAGCCAACAGATGACCGCGGTTTGGGACAAGGCTCCTGACCGTGTGCGCAAGCGCATGTCCAAAGCTCTCGCAGCACATTGGACACCGGAAGCTCGTGCTGAAGTCAGCCGTGCGCTAAAAAGCATGTGGCGGGCTGTGCAGTCTTAAGCGGCCGCATGTTGCAAAATCCCCCAGTAGATGTATTATGAACTTGGCGACAGTCCAGAGCGACAGTCCAGTCTAATAGAATCCGCCAATAGTTCGGAGAGTTGAAGCTCACGTGAGTGTCTCCGATGAGGGTCAGGGTTTGACAGTACTGGTGAGCACTGGTGAGCTATGTGGGGGAGGCTGCGCAGCCTCCCTTGCGCTTTCTCCCATGATCTACTTGCCTCTAACTCGGATGGAGTTCGTTGACGACGGGATGTACAACAACCAGTGGAACATCTACGAGTCTGACGGTCGCATCTTCGCACAAGCCTTCTCCCAACAAGCAGCCGAGGAACTTTTCTTCGCAGTGAACTATATGCGTGGGCGTCTTTCCGCTGCGGGACGCATGCTTGACATCGTTGAGGAGAACTGACATGAAGCTTGCAAGGATTGAGCACTGGCGCTGCGGTGAACCGATAAGCTGGAAGCACGGCACCGGGTACACCTACGTCTGGGTGCCGATTGACATGTCAGAGGAAGAGCTTGACGCCCTCTGCGAGCAGGCACAAGAGTCCTACCTGAACACCGAACACGAATTCAAGAAATTAACTCCTGCCCCGTCTCCTGGCTATGGCGCAACAATCACGTCCGCGACGCCCGACACGAAGACCGTGGGCGAACTGAAAGCCGAACACGAAGCAGCGACGAAGGCGTACAAGGAATACCAAGCGATGGTGGAGAAGTCACGCAAGCCTTTTGGGTGGCATCTGAACCAAGTCAGCGGCGGCACGGTGCTCCAGTTCTGGGGAAGCGAACCGGACTTGGAGGTCAAGCTTTCTTGGGGTCACAACCACGGTGTGACCATTGATCACAGCCCGACGAACTTGGGAGATTACCCATTTCCAGAGGTTGAAAGCGACGATGACCTCTGATGGCGAAGCCTTGGATTCACGCAGAGAGCAGCGCCAAAAAGTTTGGTGGTAAGCCCGAGGACTACATTGAGATTCACAACCTCATGGACTCCTCCAAGGGCACGATGGCGGACAGCCGCCACAGGACGCTGACCCACAACGCATGGTTCGTGGGCACGATCCTTGAACTGGTTTTCGGGGTCACGCTGAAGAACAGCGACGGCATGACGATCTCGGTGCGGGACATCGGCGAGCAGCACGTGCTTGAGGATTTCCGGGGGAGGTTCATCCCCTCCGCGCAGGACTTCCTCCAAGAGATGGAAGTCAAGGAATGGATGGTAACCGGGCGAGGCGAGCCGCCTCCGTCAGCGAAGAGACTTTTGAGGAAAAGGAAAACGGTGGACTGACATGGACCCGATGAATGGACTGAACAAGCCGCCAGTCGGACACCCGCACTACATGCCGGAACCGGAACCAAAATCAGAGGAGAAACCCATCATGGCAACCGCAGCAGCGAAGAAGTACCAAGAACTGAAGAAGAAGATCGCCGAAGCCAAAAAGGCGATGGAGACCACGGCGAAGAGCGCCTTCGCTGAGATGGCGGAGGAGTTCTTTGAGGAGAACCCGGACATCATCACGTTCGGCTGGACCCAGTACACGCCCTACTGGAACGACGGGGACGTCTGCGAGTTCAGCGCCCACACCGACTACCCCTCCGTCACGCTGGTCTTGGACGGGCAGGAGATCACGTACGACGAGAACAGCGGCGACCTCACCAATGAGGACGGCGACGAGATCAAGACGCAGGACGACTACAAGCGCATGTTCGACGGCATGAAGGGCGGGAAGATTTCCGCCATGAGCATCGACGGCAAGACCGTCGCCATTGACGAGAAGGGTGCAATCACCGTGGACGGCGTGAAGGTCAAGTCCCACGAGGAGTACAGCAAGGCGTTTGACAAGGCGACGGACAAGGTCTCCAAGTTCCTCGGGAATTTTGACGAGGAAGACCTTGAGACCATGTTCGGCGACCACATGAAGATCACGGTCAACCGTAAGGGCAAGGTTGAGAAGGAAGAGTATGAGCACGAGTAAGAAGATAGTCATCGAGGTCAACGCAAGCTTCGCCAAGGCGGAAGACACGTTCGTGGCGAAGGGTGGTGTGTTGGTGTCAATCACGCCCCCGCTGGACGAGGACTACTTCATCGCCCGCATCAAGCTGTACCGTGACCAGGCGGTGCAGATATTCCCGAAGTTCGGCACCATCGGCTGCGGCTTCGCCAAGGAGACGGACTGGAACACGAACCTGCCCATCGCCTGCGCCGCCGAGAAGACAGCCGACCACATCTTCCACAACCGGAAGTACAAGAAGATCACCCGCAAGCAGGTGATCAAGGCCATCACGGTGCTGCAAGACTGGTGCGTGGAGATGGGGCTGGAGAAGCGCGAGCGGATCGGAACTTTTTAAGTGAACATCGTCGTATATCCGGGCACATTCGATCCCGTCACGAACGGGCACCTTGACCTGATCTCGCGGGCTTCCAAGATCGGCATAGTTTACGTGGCTGTGCCCTTGAAGAGCGACAAGGCACCCCTCTTTTCCTTGGAGGAGAGGATAGAGATGCTGCACGAGAACACCAAGCATCTCCCAAACGTAGAGGTGGGGACGTTTGAAGGGCTGGTGGTGGATTACGCGAAACACTTGGGAGCACGCATCCTGCTGCGCGGCATCCGCGCCGTGTCCGACTATGAGTACGAGTTACAGATGGCGATGATGAACCGCAAGCTCGCCCCTGAGATAGAGACCGTATTCATGATACCCGGCGAGGCTCACAGCTATCTAAGCTCGTCGCTTGTGCGGGCGGTCGTGCGCCACGGCGGATCGGTCTCGGGATTGGTGCCCCCTGCTGTAGAGGCAAGGCTGCGCAGCAAGCTGGGCAAATGGGAATCCTGACCAAACTTCGCAATTTCTGGTACCAGCTTGACGAAAACGGTCTGTGTCCGTGGTGCCGGGACTGGGGCGTTCGGAGCAGGAAAACGTTGCTGGACTTGGGCTATCACCCGTGCCGCAGTTGCAAGCACCTGATACCGCCCAGCGATTCCAGATGCGCGGTGTGTAAGACAAGGTAAATCTGATGGCTATAACGGCGAGGAATCTGACCAAAGCGGAACGACAAGCTAAAGAAGAGCTTGAGGCGGATGGATGGACTGTTATCAGAAACGGCTGGCCCGATTTTCTTTGCTACCGAACTGACCCTGAGACAGATGAACTAACTATTCGACCGATTGAGACAAAAGGCCCCACGGTAGGGCGACAACTGCACGGCAATCAAAACGAGGTCGCAGGATTACTGGCGAAAGCGGGCTTGCCCGTCGTCGTGTATAAGCCCGGAGACCTGACAGTGTTGTACAGCATGCTTCCCGTGGGCGAGAGAATCAAGCGCGGGCTGGAAAAAGCCCGTGAAAATGGACGTTTCCCCGGACGACCTAAAAGAGTCTTTGATTTAGAAGCGGTCAAAAGAGATCGGCAAAGTGGGATGAGTTATCGCGCTGTTGCGAAGAAGCATCAGTGCTCTGTGGGAACGATCTACCAAGCCCTTAGAGACGAAAAAATAAGGGAAGAAGCACGCGCAGGCAGGTAAACATACTCTCCGTTATGGGACGTGCCCTCTTCGCTTTTCCTTCGTAGACAATCCTTCAGACCCCGCTGTATACTATGGCTGGAGGGAACGATGAAAAGTCTGCTGCTCCTGCCAGTTGTTTTGCTGTGTGCGTGTTCCTCTGCCCCACAGCAACCCGTCTACCACGCAGGTGACTTAGTGCCTGCTGGCAACCACACCTGCATCCAAGGCCCGTGCGTGGTTCAACCCGACTACATCAACGGCGGCGGGCGCGTGATCACGGGTACGGTGCAATAATGGCTGAGACAAAAAAGGCTTCAAGCAATCCATTTGGAACAGTGTCGGGCCTCATCCTGATTGGCGTTATTTTTTGGCTTTGCCGCGCAGCCGGATGTAGTTGGGCGCAGCCCGATGCCGCTGAGTACGCCAAAGACTACGATGTTCCTGAAAGTGCGGTGATCATGCCCACTGACAACGCGCCACACGGTTGTGCTTTTGACGATGCCCCTCTTGGAAACAAGCATTGCCATTGGGAGAGAATCGTTGAGGCGGTTGATGTGAATTACCAGCCCGTGAAGCAATCCGGTTTGAAGGCGCGAAAAGTTTACGTGACTTGGGAAAGGGTTCAAGACTAGAATAGGGCATGCTCCTCGACCAAACACTGCTGGACAGCATCAACGCCAAGCTAACTGCGCTATCTCTGTCGCTTGGGAGAATCGTTGCTGTGGAGCCTGTAGCCGCTGACACGATAACCAGTTCCGGGGCGAACAACGACACCCACTTCAAGTTACTCACCGAAAACGGCGTGGTGGGTAGTCTCAAAGCCTCGCCGAGTCATGCAAATGCTGCCCGAAATGAACGCCTCGTAGCTGAGGCTGCCATGCTGCTGCGGGTTGACAATGCCCGACCTATCCTCAAGATTGACATAGACGAAATTGGGGTGCTGAAAAACCGAGACACAAACGTCATCGTATGGGTGCCCGGAGCCGTAACGCTCGACAAGCAGCCTGACGCATGGCGGTTGATTCAGCTAACCGAAGCATGGCGCGTGCGATTCTTGGATCAACTGGGACAGTGGCACTGGCTCCACAAAGCTTACGGGGTAACCGACCGTCACCTTGGCAACTGGGCGTATTCGCCCGCATACGGGCTAGTCGGCATTGACTATGGGATTGCCCTCGCCGCGAACGCAAGCGGTGAAGCCAACCAAGTTCTGGACTGGATTTTACAGCCTCAGGGTCGCCAAATTTTGGACACCTATCAAGACAACGTCTCCGCCATTTTTCATCGGGGGTTTCAGAAAGTCCATGGGCAGTTTACACCAGACACACGCAAGCAACTGCAAGCCAGTCTTCAAAACGCTGGCGTGGTGTACGAGCTTCCCCAACCGACGCACGACTTCGCTAACAGAGCCATGGAGGGCACGAAATGAGCGTATTAGAACCCTTTACAGGGGAACTTATGAGCGGTCAACTGCCGGAGCTAACACGGTTTGAGCTTAAAGAGCGTATCATCGCTCTTATCGCCAACTCCTCACGCGCTGAAGTATACAGCGTGCAAGTGGTGTTGCCTCGGTTGCTCCCGTCTGATGTCAGCCATCTTCAAACTTGCCGTCCTTCGGCAGAGTTGAAAGCCGGGTACGTTCACTGGGAGATTTTGTACGGCGACTCTGGTACCTGTGAGCGCGTGCTTGAGGCTCTATTGTCCCAAGCTAAACAGGTTGAAGTCTCATTCAAGGGTGTGCGCGAAACCTTTAACTTGACGAGACGAAAAGCCGCCATAGTCTCTTAACTTCTGGTATCATAGGGTAGGAGGATGCCATGTCACAGCGGGACGCCTAAACGAGACCCTTCGACGCCACTTCAGCGAGAACGGTCTCCCCTTTGAACCAAGCACCAACATAATCCCCGAGAACGACCCCACCACGCTTTTCATCAGCGCGGGGATGCAGCCACTCAAGCCAAGGTTCCAGACACCGGACGGCACCAGCCACGGCAACATCCAGCACTGCGTCCGCACCAATGACATCGACGAGGTCGGCGACGGCACGCACCTGACCTTCTTCCAGATGGTCGGTAGCTTCGGCTTCGGCACGGACGACTACCAGCGGCACTGCGACATGTGGACGGGCATCGTCCGCGACCTCGGCATCCCGATCTCCCACGTAAACATCCACCCGGAGTCCGGCTTTGAGCGGCACTGGAACGGAGTCTTCCCCGTGTGCCACGACCCGGATTGCGTCTGGTCGGACGGCACCGTGGGCGGCTACTGCTCGGAACTGTTCACGCCGGAGGGGCTTGAAGTAGGCAATCTCGTGAACCCGATGGGGCACTCCGTGGACGTGGGCTTCGGCTACGAGCGCATGCTTCAGATCGTGGAAGGCAAAAGCCGCGTGGACGAGACGAGCCTCTTCCGGCAGGACCTAGACCCGGTGTCCCGCGACCATTTCCGCACCCTGTGCGTGTTCCGCGAGCAGGACATCGTGCCGGGCAACAGGGGCAGGAACTACGTCTGCCGTCGCCTGATCCGGCGATTCATGCGTCTCAACCCGCAGGGCGTGGAATGTTCGTTTATGGGCTGGATGGATGGGGAACGTGGTCGCATGGAGAAGTCCCTGCGTGAAGGCCGACGCTATTTTCGGAACAACGGGGACAAACAGCCCGAGTTCTGGTGGGACACCTTCGGGATCATGCCCGAGGAACTACCGCTAATCAAGGCTTGACTTTCCCAACTTTCGGTATTATAGTGTAGTAGCTGGTAGAACTGATCTCCGCTGTAGGCTTACCCCTCCCGCAAAAGACTTTCTCAGCAATCCAATCAAAGGAAACAAAATGGCAGAACAAGGTACCGTGAAGTGGTTTAACGCAGCAAAGGGCTATGGCTTTATCACCCGTCAGACTGGCGAGGATGTATTCGTACATTTCTCGGCGATCCAGAGCGAGGGCTACAAGAGCCTTGACGAAGGCGCAGCAGTTGAGTTTGAAGTGGTCAAGGGACCCAAGGGTCTCCAAGCCGAACGCGTCACAGCCGTCTAAAGGCGCTGCGAAAATAACCTTGACATATTTCTGGACTTCCAGTAATATAATCAAGACGGAGAATCGCAGCGAAATCTGAGGTTCTCCACCAATGCCGAAGGTTAGCGAAAGCTGAGTTTCGGCTCCAGTTGGGAGTCTTTGGTAAAACCGGAGACTCCCAGCCAACACAAAGAAAAGATCATGAACCAGACACCTACAACGCGAACTACGACGACGCAACGAATTACATGCGGTCGGTCCGTTGACGTGTCTGAGGGCTTCAAAGACTAAGTAAGCCCAGCAAATTCAGGACGTTAGCAGCCGACCAAGCAACAAGTGGTCGGCTTTTTTGTTTTTAGGCACGTTTTGAAGGCGCGTAGCTCAGTTGGCAGAGCGCAGTCCTGATAAGACTGAGGTCACTGGTTCGATCCCAGTCGCGCCTACCAAATTTCTGTGGGGCGGCTTGGAGGCTAGAGCGACGACTCACGCGGGGTTCGACTCCCCGGATCGCAAGCGAGCAGTTGAAGGCGACGGGCAAAAATCCGAAGCTGGATGGGCTTGAGATCGTTTGGTACCGAAGCGGGTTCGAATCCCGCACGCTCCACCACGATTTTGTTTTACCCGTGTCGTCCAACGGCTAGGACGCACGCTCGATAGGCGTGTTATGGGGGTTCGAATCCCTCCATGGGTACCAATTTTTGTAGTGCTACCGTAGCTCAGTTGGTAGAGCGCCGCACCCGTAATGCGGAGGTCGGGGGTTCGAGGCCCTCCGGTAGCTCCAAGTTTAAGTTTGCTGCCGTAGTTCAGTTGGTAGAATGCCCCCTTGGTAAGGGGGAGGTCGGTGGTTCGAATCCACCCGGTAGCTCCAAGTTCGGGAGATGAAATGGAAATCAAGTTGAACGGCGAGCAGGCGATGAACCTGCTCATGGGCAAGAAGGTCGTGATCGGGGACGTGGAACTGGCGGTAGAGGCGGTCGTCAATCCGCTGGAGCAGTACGGCATCAAGTGGTTGGCACGAGACGGAAGCGAACACGTTTGGCCCTGCGAGGAGCACAAGGGCGCAACGGTCTACCCGGTGCCTGAAGCCCAGCATCCGATGAACGGGCGCTGCTGCAAGTAAAAAATTTTCGCTACCATAGCTCAATTGGCAGAGCGCCGCACCTGTAATGCGGAGGTTGGGGGTTCGATGCCCTCTGGTAGCTCCAATTTTCTTTTGGGAGATCGTCCAACGGTAGGACGCAGGACTTTGGACCCTGCTATCCTGGTTCGAATCCAGGTCTCCCAGCCAACTTTCTTTTGGGAGATAGTGTAACGGCAACACGCTTGGCTCTGAACCAAGAAGTCTAGGTCCGAATCCTAGTCTCCCAGCCAATCTCTTGGGAAGTGGTGGAATTGTTAAACACGCCAGTCCTTGAAACTGGTGCCGCAAGGCTTGCAGGTTAGAATCCTGCCTTCCCAGCCAGTATTAAACTTGGTGCCATTCAAGAACCAAGCAAAAAAGAAGACCTATAATCGTCGCTTTAACAAGCGCTGGTATGCTAAAAACCAGCGTAAGCGTCGGGCTGAAATTGCCCAGCGCCGCAACGAACTTGTGGCGTGGTTTCATGAGTTAAAGACGCTGAAGTGTAATCGTTGCCCAGAAACCCACTGGGCTTGTTTAGATTTCCACCACTTAGACCCAACGCAGAAAGACACGAATCTAGCACAGGCCGCCAACAACGGCTGGAGTAAAGAACGCATATTAGCCGAGATTGCGAAGTGCGAAGTTCTTTGCAAGAACTGCCATGTCAAAGAGCATCACCCCTTGACTCTTCAGACAGCAGCGTTCGCGTAAAACTTAAAATTCTTCACGTACATGAAACGGTCGACGCCCGGTGTCGCAAGACCACCCCAGTTCGTGCTGTTCGTTCCCCAATGATTGAACATCATGTAGGCGGCTTGCGCCGGGATGTTCGTCGTAGCCGTGTAGACAAGCTGACCGTCAAGGAAGAACTTCACGCTCCCAGCGAACCACTGGAACTTGTATTCGTGGAACTGGGCATCCGGCGAAAGAATCGGAACAGCGCTGGTGTCTTCCGACACTTGGTTGTTCCACACCGTGTAGGAGATTTGGTTCGGGTGCTGCCCTTCAATCTCGGGCGCATCAATTTCGGTGATTGAGTTGTAGTTCGCATCCGGCAGGTAGTTGAATCCCGAGCTTATCTGACCGTTGACGGCCGATCCTGCGCCGGACACCGTGGCGCTCGTTGACGATGCACGCATGTCGTAGACGTACGTGCCGTACCCGCAGAGTTGGTTAAGCTGAATCTCACCACCGACCGAGGACACGGAGCCATCGGCGTTCTTGGTCTGCTGCAACTTGAGACACAGGCAACCTTGGCTCAGATCAACGTTTGCGGGGATGAAGGTGCCGACGTTCGCACCTGCGACGTTACCTGGCGCTGTCCAGTTTGATACACGCCAGTTTGATGACAGGGTACCGCTGCTGAAATCATCCTCAAAAGTCGGCGTCGGATTGGGAGTAGGTGTAGGCACGGGCTTGGGGGCTGGTGGGGGCGGTGGCGTCGGTTTCGGGACGGGTGCCGGGGTCGGCTTTTTCTTTTTGGCACGATAGACGGCGTAACCTCCGCCTGTTCCTGCGGTTACGGCTGCTGCGATAATCCAAGAAATCATAGTGTTCTCCCCTACCTATGTTACTGAAAGTTCCGTGAAAAATGTACCAAGAACACGTCATTCTTACCTTGCCGAGCATCTAAACCAGCATGAGACGCTTTCTGGCATTGCTCCCTCTATTGTGCTTGACAGCCTGCGGCGGTGGGTCTATGCAGACTTCCGATCCCGGCACACCGCCCCCGCCTCCCCCAACGTACACGCCACATCCTGACGGCGTGTGGAATACCGTCCCGGCCTCCATGCCGATCAATCCGATTCATGCGGCGCTGATGCCGGACGGCACGGTAGTGACTCTCCAAGGCTCCGGCAACTGCCCGCCGACGCAAGCCGGATGCCCGACCACACCCGCACAGTACACGGCGGCGGTTCTTGATCCAATCAAGCAGACCATCACGACCATTCCCACCACTAGCTGGGACATCTTCTGCAATGGCGCTGCCCACCTGCCTGACGGGCGGCTGTTCGTCGCAGGAGGCACGCAGAGTTACGCTGGCGGCACAGTCGCCGCAATGATGCGGGCGATGGGGCACAGTCAACCTGAACGCGCACCGGGCGCAGCGACAAATACTTCCGAACGGATGCCGGGGCACAAGGTGGCAAGAAACGCCTCCACCGTTGCGGATGACCAGTTTCTTGGTTCCTCAAACGCAACGATCTATGACCCGAACACAACGACTTTTACGGACACCGACCTTCCGATGGTGGATGGGCGCTGGTACCCGACCGTGGTTGAACTAGGCGACGGACGCATGATGGTATTCGGCGGACAAGATCAGAACGCACTGGACAACAACACCGTGGAATTCTACAGCGCGGCGAACGGCTGGGACTTCAACGACCCGTACTTCGCCACGAACCCTGCGCTGAACGGAACAGTTGACAACGGCTTCTATCCGCAGCTTTATCCACGCATGTTCCTGCTGCCGAACGGTAAGGTCTTCTACGCTGGACCTGATGTGCAATCCTACATGTTTGACCCAGCGAACCCCACGGTCTGGAACGAAGTTGCCAAGACGAACTACACGGGCATCCGCACCTACGGCTCCGCTGTTCTGCTTCCGCTCGTGCCGCCCACGTACAAGCCAACGGTCGTCACGTTCGGCGGGAACGACCCGGCGACGAACACCGTGGAAACCATTGACCTCAGCCAGCCGAATCCGGCTTGGGTCTACAGCAAAAGCAACATGAAGCTGGGACGCATTGAAATGCAAGCTGTCCTTCTACCGAACGGAAAAGTGCTGACGATGGCTGGTTCTGCGAACGACGAAGACCCGGCGACTGCATCGCTGGATGCGGAAATCTATGACCCGGCGACGGATTCGTTCAGCCCCGCAGGGACGCAGGCTTACGCCCGGCTCTACCACAACACGGCGCTGCTTCTGCCGGACGGTTCCGTGGTTTCCATGGGCAGCAATCCAGCGCAGGGACAATTTGACAATCACATTGAAGTGTATCAACCGCCGTACTTCTGGAACCCGGATGGTTCCCCGGCGTCCCGCCCGACTATCACGACCGCACCGACCGTGTTGCACTACGGTCAGAGTTTTCAGATCGCAACGCCGAACACCAACATCAAGACGGTCGTACTGATGAAGCTTGGCGCTGACACGCACTCGTTTGACACCGATCAGCGCTACGTCGGCGTGACTTTCACATCCGGCTCCGGTTCGCTGACCGCGACCGTGCCGCCCAACGGTTCCGTAGCCCCTCCGGGCTACTACATGCTTTTTCTTGTGAACTCGTCCGGCATCCCGTCCGTGGCGAGCATCTTACAGGTGGAGAACTGACGATGACCCAGCCAAACTTGCACACTCGGCTGTATACTATTGGTATGAGACTATTTGCAGTGCTGTTTCTGACCCTGATGTGTGTCTCGGCACAAGCTCAAACTGCGCCGACGCTGAAAGTCCTTCCGTGGGACAATCACACGGCCGCCGTGTCGCTCACGTTTGACGACGCCCGCCCGTGCCAGCTTGACATCGCCGTGCCGGAGCTTGAAAAGCGTGACATGCGTGGCACCTTCTACCTCCTGATCTCCAAACTGTCCCGCTTCAAGGATTGGGAAAAAGCTGCGACGAACGGAGAGGAAATCGGCAGCCACACCATGACTCACGAGCACCCGAATCTGCTTGATGCCGAGAACACAGAGGAGCAGATTGAGGACTCGGTGCATTTCCTGATGGACAACATGGGTCTGCGCACTTACACTTTCGCTTACCCATACGGCGAGACGTCACCGGGGCTGGACGGCTGGGTGAAGTCATTCCACTTCGCCGCTCGTGCCGGATGGTCTGACAACTTCTACGTCGTGCCCGCAGACAACACAGACTTCTACAACATCCCGTCGCAGGTCACCATGACAGCGACTACGCTTGACACGTACAAAAGCTGGGTGGATACCGACATGTCCAAGAACGCTTGGACTGTGCTCCAGATTCACGGAATCGGTGATGAGAAAAGCGGTTGGGAACCTATTCCGGTTGAGACATTCACCGGGATGCTTGACTACATGAAGACGCAGGAAGATAAAGGGCTGTGGATCGCACCGTTCGGAACCGTTGCAGCTTACCTCCGGGCGCAGGAAGCATTTGAACATGCGAAGCAGGGGACGGACACGCACGGCGTGACTTACTCATGGGAAGTACCACCAGCGTTTCCTGACGGCGTAACGCTGCGCATCACTGCACCGGATAACGTCAACCTTTTCCAGCAGGGAGTCAAGCTTGAATCCGAAGATGGTGTGTACAACGTCGCGTTTGATGCCAGAGCGTTGACGGTCGTGGCTCGGTGATTAGCGAAGACCTGAGAACAGAACTGAGGAGTCCCGACTTGAGGCTTTGTGTCATTGTTCCCGCCATGAATGAGGCAAGGGTGATCGCCCGCACAGTGAAGAGCATCTTGAACGCCCGGATGCTGTCGTCTGACGTGTACGTGATTGACGACGGCTCCACGGACGGCACCGGGGAGATCGCAGCGTCGTTCGGCGTGAACGTGCTCCGCAACGAGAAGAACGTCGGCAAGGCAAACGCCATCGCCCGTGCCTGTAGCCACTTTGACCTAATCAAGCGCTACGACATCATCACGCTGATGGACGCCGACACGATGGTCAACGAGGAATACTACCGGGAGGTCCGCAAAGGCTTCTACGGACGGAAGGATGTCGCCCTCGTGTGCGGCAGGGCGAAGAGTGTGCCGTACAACTGGCTCACGGCCTACCGCTGCTTCGGCTACTTCGTGACGCACTTCATCTACCGCGAGGCGCAGAGCAACATGGGCGTGATCAACGTAGCACCAGGATGCGCCGCCAGCTATCGCTCCGACGTGTTCGCCAAGCTGGACTGGAACCGTGACACGCTGGTCGAAGACATGGACGTGACCCTCCAAGTCCACCGCCAAAATATGGGCAAGATCGTGTACCGACCGAAGGCCGAGGTCTACACGCAGGACCCACGCACGCTGACGGACTATGTAAAACAGATGAATCGGTGGTATACTGGCACTTGGCAGATTGGTCTGAAGTACAACATTTTTACTGGCTGGAAAAGACTTGACCTTGAGTGGAAGCTGCTCATGGGCGAGGGCATGTTCTTCGGGGTAATGCTCTGTTTATTCCCGTACTTCCTGCTCAAATATCCGATGAGGATGCTGTGGCTCACAGGCTGCGACTTCCTCATTACATTCGCGCTTGCCGTGTTTTGCGGCATCAGCGAGCGTAGGATGGATGTGATACTTGCGTCCCCTGCGTATGTGGTAATGCGTTTTGTGGACTGTGGTGTACTCTTCACCAGTTTTTGGAAGACCATCGTCGCCCGCAAACACGCAGAAGCGTGGTTCTCTGTAAAGAGGTACTAAGGTAAAAATTACTGGCACCAAGCACTTTTTTCAAAAAGGGCGCACCCCGCCCGATGTTCACAGCATCAAAGGGGAACAAGGAGATTTATGAAAAACGTACTCTCAGCACTGTTCCTAGCTTTAACCCTGACGGTAGCCTCAGCGGCTTTCGCGCAGGACGGCCCGATCCCCGCTGCCAAGGGCAGCACGCTGCAAGTTTCCGCCTTTCCCGGTCAGGCTTGGACGTCAGTCGGCGACTCAAGCCCGGTCGAGCATGGCAACATTCAATCCGAAATCTACGTGGAGCAGGGCGTAACGCTGTTTAGCACCGCCAAAGGCTCCGTCACATTCACCCCATACGCCAGCGTTTCGCTGGGCAACGACACCTACGGCTACCCGTGGAACAACATGGTCCTGCCGTTCGGTGGAGCGAAGATCAACAAGTTCTTCCGGCATGGAGTCATCAGCGTCAGCGGTGGCTACCAGTACGAAGATCGCTACGTCGGAACCGGACAGTTCCTCAGCCCGACTCTGGTCAACGGCACCTACAACCTGCCAACGCAGCGCGGCGGAGCAACAGGCTTCGTCAACGGCTGGTTCGGCTGGCAGCCCATGGCTGACCCGAAGAGCCGCTTCCCCGGTTCTGCGTGGTTTGAAGCGGGCAACATCGAACCCATTGAGCACAACAACGTGATCGGCATGGGCAACGTCCAACAGGGCGTCATCGCTCACCGCTTCGGTCGCGTGGCTCTCATTCCCTACGCTGAAATCCGATTCGTCGGCGACACGCAGGGGAACGATTGGGAAAACAAAGTTGCGGGCGGTGGCGGAATTAAGCTTGCTGCTCCCATCCACGGCGTGTACACTGAGATAGGCGCTTCGGTACGTCACGAAAACCGCTTCATCTCGGGGCTTTCGTCCACGGGTGCTTATTTCTTCTTCAACACATCATTTGATTGGAATCTTTTCAACAAAAAGGGGCGACAATAACATGTACGGTTCTCCATCGGGAAGTATTTCAGGCGTTCTCCACTTGGCGGCACGGCGACCTTTCATTACCGCCGTCGTGGTTGCCACGGCAGCTTTGGTTCTGACCATAGCACCGACACCAGTGCCGCCTCCTCCAACACCAGTGCCCCCGGCAGTGGTGACGGTTACGGCACCCACCCCGGTTCCGACTCCGGTTCCGGTTACACCCACACCTGCAACTGTGCCGACGTTTGACGCATCGTGCCAGTTCGGAGCCAAGGCTGTGGTCACCAACCTCTGCAAAGCATCGCTTGACACTGTGGCGTTGTGGTTGCAGAGCAATCCCACCAAGACAGTCGTGGTTCGTGGAAGTGCCAAGAACGTTCAGGGCGTTCGTCGCTATCTCACCAGCGGTGAATCCAAGTTCGGAATTGCTCCTTCCCGCATCAGCGTAACTGCCGATGCGACCACGGGCAACACTGTCACGATTCGGGAGCAATGAGAGCCTTTCTCCTCGCACTCGTAGTATTCTTCCTTGTCCCGGCGCGGGTCTCTATGCCATACATAGAGGCCCGCAGCTTGGCAGCCGCCCCCGGCGTGCTGTATCTAGGAACCTCCGCTGGAATCCTCTACACCTCTCACGATCAAGGCGTTTCGTGGCAAGCTTTCGTTTCGTTCGGCAACCAGTACGTGATTGACCGCATCCTGACGGACGGCGGTCGCATCTACATCGCCGCTTGGGATTTGAACAATCCTAATGTGGGCGACTTCTTCCGTTCCCTTGATGAAGGGAAGACTTGGGAACTGACGCTCCACAAAAGCATCCGTGGGTTGGCACTCTCCGGGGATACGCTCATCGCTGGCGGTTTGGACGGCGTGTATCGTTCAACGGATCAGGGGATGACTTGGGACAAAATTTTCACGATCAAGAACGTCCAGAGCGTAGCTGTAGACCCGAACTACCCCAATCAGATTTTTGCAGGGACTTGGCACTTGGGTTACGTCACGCACAACGGCGGAGCCGCTTGGCACCCCATAGACAAGGGCTTGATCAACGATTCAGATTTCTTTTCCATCATCCTTGACAAGACCGACCCCTCAACGGTCTACATCGGTGCGTGCTCCGGCATATACAAAGGCAGCGACGACGGTGAGCAGTACAAAAAGCTGAAGACGAGCAAGGATGCACGGCGAACCAAGGTTCTTTTCCAAGTGGACAAGAACACGATTTATGCTGGGACGACTGACGGCGTATTCCTTTCCACCAACGGCGGGGACTCTTGGAAGCGTCGGAGCCTCAACGTCGTGGTTGTCAATGACATGATCGCCACAGACCGAAACCACATCGTAGTGGCGAGCCTAAAGCATGGTGTCGTGTACAGCAACGACGGCGGGGTGAATTTCCTATTCGCCCACTTCAACTAAGTCCTTTATTTTACAATCATTACAAAAAGTTTGCGCCATTCGTTCTTTTCCGAGTATTATAGGGTCTGGGCAAAACCCACAGGAGAAAAACAGAATGAAGGTTCTAACCTTAGCAGTCATCGCTCTGTTCGCGGCTCTGGCGCTCGTCGCCCCGGCTCACGCACAGAACGGCGCTTTTGCACCTTACGGCACCATCGGCATCACCGGAACTGGCACAGGCTCAGTCCTGAACTCTTCCACCCCGAGCGCCAACGTCGGCGTCGGTATTGAGTCCAGCACCAAGCACCTGCTGCTCGATGTCAACTATCAGGAATCGTTTGCCAACGGCTTCAGCACCGCGTCCGGCTACACGGGCAAGGTGACGGGGTCAGGCTACCTCAAGATTTTCAAGGTAGTGCTCGTCGGCGGCGGCGCATCCTACTCCAACCAAGTCACAGGTTTCACGACCATTCAGCAAGGTGAAGAGGGCGTCCGCTCTTTCTTTACCAGCGTGAACGTTGCTCAGGCCCGTCCATTCGTCGGCGGCGGCTTCAACTTCAGCCGTGATCGCATCATCGCCAACTACATCCTGCCCGGTGGCTTTTCCATCACCAACATCAATCCCCCGGTGGCAGATCGTTCCTTCAACGTGACCAACGAGATCATCCTCGGCAAGACTGGAATTCGCAAGCACCTCCGTTTCACCCAGACCTTGTCCTTCTCGTCCAACCTGACGGGTTCTACCTCGTCCATTCTGCGTGCAACCACGTGGACTGGCGGCGGCGGACTCAAGTTCGTCCTCTAATCCTAGAGTGGGAGGAAGCCCCGGTTCGCCGGGGCTTTTTCTTTTTAAGGCCTTCCTTGTAAATTTCCCCCGCTCTGGTATTTTCAGTACAGGAGATCACCATGAACCTAAGATTGTCTTTGCTCGTCGCGGCGCTCGTTCTACTCTTTGCCCCGCTGACTCAAGCCCAAACCCAGACTCAATGCAATGCGACCATCATTGACCAAGCCGGGGTCATCCACAACCCGCAGGTCATCGGCAGCGCCGCCCGCACTCTGATCAATCAAGGCGCAGACGTCAAGGTCGTCATCGTTGATTCAATCGCCAATTATGGCTCCAGCCTTTCCGACGTGGAACGGCGCTTTGAGTTAAACTGCCCAAGCTGGACGACCAACGGACAGCGCAAGGCGAATCTCTTCGTGGTCATGGTTGCGCCGAACGACCGCGCCAAGAACATGTTTCTCGGCTCGTACTACAACGGTGCGTTTGACATCACGTCCACTTACAGCCAGCTTTCCAACACGTATTTCAAGAACCGCCAATGGGAACTAGGTCTCGCGGCCGTTCTGACGGGCACGACCGGGCAGGCGACTTCTTTCCACGTCGCTCAACAGCGTGGACCCGGCGCAGCCGGGCAACCACGCACGTACACAGCGTCAGGTGCGCAGAACACAGCCCCGGTGCAGACCCAGCAAACCGACAACAGCGGAACGTCTGGACTCCTGGTTTTCTTCCTTGTCCTGCTCACGTTGAGCATCTTCGGTCTCGTGCTTTACTTCGTCCTCCGCAAGAAGACTGAGGAAACGGAAACGACCACACCCACGACAACCGACTACGACACCACGCCCGTGCCGGATCGTACGTCTTACGCCACACCGCCCAACCCCTACCGCTACGCAGCGGCAGCGCCTTCGCACACGACCGTGATCAACAACAACTCCGGCAGTGGCGATGGCTTCGTCTCTGGTTTAGTGGTCGGCGAGATGCTCAGCCGTCCGAACAACCCGACTGTGGTCTATGAACAACCGCAGACGACTTACGTTGAACCAGCGCCCTCCTACACCCCGCCTGCGCCCTCGGCTCCCGACTCAACTTGGGAAGAGCCTACGCAGTCGGCACCGGACACCAGCTTCTCCGAACCGGAATCCACGCCCAGCTACGACCCGCCCAGCAGCGATTTTGGCGGCTCCAGCGACAGCGGTTTCGGCGGCAGTTCTGGCGGAGACAGCGGCTTCTAAAGTTTGCAGACCTCACCACGGAGAAGCCCCGGTCTCAAAAGCCGGGGCTTTTCTTTTTGCAGTATTAGTCTGCATGGGTCTAACATACAAAATCGTCAACTCCGAACGCAAGGAATTGGACAAGGTCACCTGCGACCGCTGCGGTGTGGAGATTGAGAAGATCGTAGAGGGCGGCTGGAACCCTATGGGCGAGCCGTACAGCATCTACCACGAACCTTCGTTCGCCAACCACTTCCTGCTCAAGCAAGGCTGGGGCTATGGTTCCCAGAAAGACGGGGACATACACACCGCGGTTTTGTGCGAACCCTGTTACGACATCGTTTTCAAGGACGTGAACATCCAAGTCACGCAGTACATGATATGAAGATAAAACCTACAACATCTGCGACCCACGTGGGTCTGCGTGGTTATCAGGAAGACCGCTTTTTCACCGTAAGCTGCCCGAAGGGGCTGCTGATCGGCGTGTTTGACGGCCATGGCGGTCAGCAAGTGTCGCACCTTGCGTCCGAGAAGTTTCCCGGCATTTTCGCCGACGAGATTACCGAGCCTAAAGCCACGCCTCGCACCGCCCTGAAGAAGGCGATCAACAAGCTTCACTCGCTGACTAGGCATCTCAACCCCGGCTCCACGCTGTCCCTCGCGTACATTCCGTACAGGGGCAACACGGTGACGTGCGCTATTCTGGGAGACAGTCCCATCGTCATCAAGGACGCCGAGGGTAAGATCAACATCGGACCCGAGCACAATGTCCGCACCAATTACGAAGAGCGCAGGGCAGCGGAGGAGCGTGGTGGAATCGTCCTTAACGGCTACCTTTGCGCAAGCTTCAGCGGCGGTGGGTTGCAGATGGCACGTGCTCTCGGCAACTACCACTTGAACCGTGTGCTGTCACGTGTGCCTGACATCTATACCGTAAAGGTCAACCAAGACAGCTTCGTAATCGTAGCGACGGACGGCGTATTTGATCCCAGCCACTACAATTTTGCCGTGGCAGCAGAGAGCATAGTCAAGCTGGTTGAGGAAGGCGCTGAGGCGCAAGCCATCGTTGACCGTGCTGTGGCAATGCCTACGGGCGACAATGCAACCGCCCTCGTTGCTAGGTTTGAAGGGAAAAAGCGTGCAGCTAAACGAAGAGCAAACAGCCGCCGTACAGCATCCGGTAGGTAAGCCTGCCGTTCTAATCGCTGGCGCTGGCTCTGGTAAGACTCGTGTGCTCACTGAGCGTGTCCGCTGGCTTATGGAGCAGGGCGTGCAGCCCCGTCGCATCTGTGCCATCACGTTCACCAATAAGGCCGCGGGAGAACTCAAGGATCGCCTTGGCTTGGGTCTTGACACGCCCATGGACAAGGAGCCTCGTGTCTCCACGATCCACTCCCTCGCACTGTCCGGCATCCGCAAGAACCCCAAAGCATTCGGTCTTCAGCAGCACGTTACACCGCTTGACGAATACGACCAATCGCAGTTGATGAAGAAGATCATTGAACGCTACGACGAGAAGCACGGGCGCAGCGAACCTCGGGGCAACGGCTACACCTACTCCGTTCTGGAGAAGATCGGCTTCCATCGTGCTCGTGGCGTGGGTTTCCGTGACGATTACACCGACGCTGTCCATGAGAAGGCGCTTGAGCAGCACTCCGGGTATCATGCAATGACCGAGGAGTACCTTGACCTCTGGGAGCTTTTTGAGGACGAGAAGCGCAAGAACTCCGTGGTTGACTTTGACGACATGCTCCACCTCGTCGTCCGCAGGATGCGCAACGACCCACAGTGGAAGGCAGTCCTTCAAAAGCAATTTGATCACGTCCTCATGGACGAGGCACAGGACACGAACCCGGTGCAGTGGGAATTCGTCAACGGTCTCCTCGCACCGGAGAACATGAACCTGTACGTCGTCGGGGACATGGGTCAGTCCATCTACGGCTTCAACGGAGCCGTGCCGAAAATCCTGAAGGACTACAGCGAGAACTGGCGTGATACGACGCCCACCATGCACCGCATCAAGCGGAATCACCGTAGCAAGAAATTGATCGTGCATCTCGCCAACAAGATTCAAAAGACGATGACTGAAACCATCCCTCTTCAAATGGACGTGTTCCGTGAGGAGGAAGGGGACTGGCGACTGTTCCGTGCCAGCCTGCCCCAGAACTGCGCCGAGATCATCGCCCAGCAGATCAAGAATGATGCTTCACGTAAACAAGACCCGATTCTGTTCAAAGAAAATGCCATCCTCGTGCGCAGCGGTATGCAGGTGCGTGACCTAGAGGGTGAGCTTGTGCGTCGGCGTATCCCGTACATCGTGCGTGGCGGACGTGGCTTGCTCCAGACCGAGGAGGTGAAGGACATCCTTGGCTATCTTCGGTTGGTATGCAACCGCAAGGACTTCACTGCGTTCATGCGCTGCTGCGGCGTGCCCCGCTGTGGCGTGGGCGAGGTTGCGCTCAACAAGCTGAGGATTGACGCGAACCAGCGGTTTGACGGTGACCTGTTGGAGGCCGCGAAAGAAAACGAACGGTTGCACAATCTCATCGGCATCGTTGACATGGTCACCGAATTCAAGGACATGCCTCTCACCGCCGTTGAGAAGCTGCTCGCCCTGTTTGACTACCGCAAGTACCAGAAGGAAAAGTACAAGAAAGACCCGGACAAGGTGAAGACCAAGCTGGAGAACATCGAACGCTTCATTCTCATGGTTCAGTCCCTCACCATTGACGCCAACATGACGCTGGAAGACCTGATTTTCCAGATGGCGCTTGACCGCACCAAGGGCGACGAGACTGAGAAGATCATGTACGACCGCCAGCTTGCGACCGGGGAGCTTACCCAGATGCAGTACGACCGCAAGATGGAGGAGTTGCGCCAAGGCTCCGTGACCATCAGCACGATCCACTCCGCGAAGGGGCTGGAATGGAAGCGGGTGTACGTCACCAACGTGTACGAGGGCAGCCTCCCCAACAGGTTCTCCATGGGTTCCGACGAGGAAATAGAGGAGGAAAGGCGTTTGTTTTATGTAGCTTGCACCCGTGCCAAGGATGCGCTAGTATTGTGCCTACCGGAGAAGGTGCCCGTCCAAGGCAGCGCCAACGTCCAGCGGGTAGCCCCCTCCAGATTCCTGAAAGAAATTGACGCTTTACCCAAGACCGCCGCATCTAAGTAAGTGAGAGGTCAAGATGGCGAAGGCTAAGAAAAAGGCTGAGACACGCCGTCCGGTTACCCGCGCCGACTTCATTGGCGCGAAGATGGCGAACTTCCTTTTCAACCTGAAGTACAACACCGCTCTTTCAGAAAGTGATCGTGGGTACGCCAAGAAGCTCCAAGAGCAGTGGGACTCTGTTGCCGTTTTTAGAGTGGACAACCCCATCGTCAGCGCCGAGCTTGAGAAAGCCTTCGCAGCCGGAGAACTGAAGTGATGCCCCCTCAGATGATCTTGGTTTCTACATGGACGGACATTTTCACCCATCGGTACGTCCTCGCTTTGGGAGTAGTTCTCGCTGTCGTCAGCGCCCCCATTGCGTACCGGATAAGATTTGGGAGTTGGAGATAAGTATGATGAGACGTCTCGCCATTCTTCTTGTGTTGATGGCAGCATTTCTGCTCTATGTGGGATATTGGGTCATCGCCCACTCGTTTGTGATCGTGCGTCTGACTTCTGTACTTGGACTGCTGGTCGTCGCCGCCTTCTTTCTGTCGGCGATTGCCGTAGTCGGAAAGTTCTTCAGATGAAACCCAGTTACGGAGTGGTTGTAGGCAGGTTCCAAGTCAACGACTTGCACGACGGACACATGGAACTGTTCCGTCAAGTACGCATCCGGCATAACGGCGTCATCGTGTTCGTCGGCGTTCACCCAGCCGGACTCACCAAAGACAATCCGCTTGATTTTGAAACACGCCGCAGGATGATTCAGGCGAAATTCCCCGATTTCACAGTGCTCCCGCTCATGGACGTGCGCAACGACGAGATGTGGAGCGAGCAGCTTGACAAAGCAATCTCCTCGGTCGTGACGTTCGGCGATGCGACTCTCTACGGCGGACGTGATTCATTCGTCCCGCACTACAAAGGGCGCTACACCCCCGTTGAACTCACCCTCCCGGTGGAAATCTCCAAGATCAAGGGCACCGACATCCGCAACGCTCTTTCCAACACCGTCATTGAGTCGTCCGAGTTCCGAGCCGGGATGATCTACGCATCCGCACACCTCTGGCCCGTGCTTCTGCCGACTGTGGACATTGCAATCTTCACCACCGACTATGTGAACATTCTCCTCGGGCGCAAGGACACTGATCCAGAAGGAAAGTACCGCTTCATCGGCGGACATGCGGAGAGGAAGCGCCCGACCTACGAGGCAGACGCCCGCAGCGAAGTCTTTGAAGAGACCTCGCTTGACCCGCACAAGATGCAGTACATCGGCTCCGCACTCATTCCCGACTGGCGCTACAACACGCCCGACCGTGCAGTCAAGACTTCGTTCTTCTCTACGACCGTGACGTCTCAGGGTGCGACGGCGAGCGACGACATTGTTGAAGTGAGATGGTTCAAGACCGAAGCGCTGGTAGCGGGAAACATCGTTGACACGCACCAGCCGCTCTTTATCCTTCTGGAGAAGTTTTTGAAGGAAAAGGGCATCAAGAAAGAGGAGGCCCAAAATGCAAGTGTATAACCCGACTTTGTCTTACGCTGCACCGATACCGTTTGACCCCAACCCGCTCCACTTGGCGGACAGCTACAAGAACACCCATTTTTACGAAGCGGCTGTGCAGGAGTTGCTCGCCTACTTTGAATCTCGTGGCGGCGAGTTTCCGTACACCCAGTTCTTCGGGCTTCAAGGTCTCTTGATTGAGCATTTCATCGGCAAGTTCTTCACCCTGCAAAACCTGAACGACATGCAGGAAGACACCCAAGCCCACTTCTACGAGGGCTTCCCGTTCCACTACGACGACTGGAAATACATTCTGGACAAGTATGACGGGCGGCTCCCGGTTGAGATCAAAGCGGTCAAAGAAGGCAGCATCGTTCCGGTCAGCAATGTTCTCTACACCGTCCGCTCCACAGATCAGCGGGTGCCGGGAATCGGGCAGTGGATGGAGACTGTTCTCCAACACGCTTGGTACGGCACCACGGTTGCGACCAAGTCACGCATGTGCAAAGAACTCTTCCGCAAGTTTCTTGAGGAAACAGCCGACACCTTGGCGGCTCTCCCCTTCCAGCTTCACGACTTCGGCTTCCGGGGCGTGGAATGCGTGCAGGCGGCTGGGCGTGGCGGCGCAGCGCACGGCATCAACTTTCTCGGTAGCGATACGATGGTCGGCATGGACTACACGCACCAGTACTACGGTGCTCCTCGCGTCTCAATGTACAGCGTCCCGGCGACCGAGCACTCAATGTTCACCATCAAGGGTCGCGCTGGCGAAGCGGAGCAAGTCGGAGCCGCGCTGCGTAAGTACCCCAAGGGCATCATCAGCCTTGTGGGCGACTCCTACAACATCTTCAACTTCGCAAAGGAAATTCTCGGACGAGAGTTTCGTGATCTGATTCGTGCTCGTGAGGGCAAGGTGGTTTGCCGACCGGACTCCGGCGATCCGACCACTCAGGTTCCCCAACTGTTTGACATCTTCGCCGAGAGCTTCGGCACCCGTGAGAACGGCAAGGGCTACAAGGTTCTTGCCCCGTGCATCGGCACCCTGTGGGGAGACGGTATGGACTTGTACTCCATCCACTCGCTGCTTCGTGCCATCAAGGCAGCACACTGGTCAACCGAGAACATCGTCTGCGGTATGGGAGGCGGCTTACTCCAGAAGGTCAACCGTGACACCCAGAAGTTCGCCATCAAGCTTTGCAACGCGGTGATTGACGGCAAGGACATCCCGGTGTCCAAGGACCCGTCCACCGACAAGGGCAAGGCAAGCAAGGGCGGACGCCTCGTACTGCTCAAGCAGGATCGTGGTCGCTGGGCGACTGTGGTGAATTCAAATCGTGATGTCCCTTACCCGTTTGACCGCCTTGAGACGGTTTTTCTCAACGGCGAGATGAAGCGCTTCCAGAACCTTGACGAAATCCGCAAGATCGCGGACGAGCAGGGTGCGGAATACGCCCAAGCGAACGGTGTGGGAGTTTAGTTTGAACTGGCCCGAAGCATTGATGTGGACCGGGGTGGCCTTCGCAGGTGCGTGGGCGCTCCGGTCTTTTTTCCGGCTGATGGGCGGAGATAAACCATAACGGCCGCCGCTTGACGTTCCCCGCCAAGGGGGTTATGCTCACTTGAGAGGTTACTCCTTTGGCAAGAAGCTACGAGTACTACACCTACAACGAGAAGCCAGTCGTCGTTTCCAAAAACGCCGGGTTCCAGCTTCTTGAAGACCGTGGGCACAAGTTCATTGACATGCGTGACCCGAAGTTTGGCGGCATGCGTGACTACGTCTGGTCCTATCTGACCAATTCTCTTGAAGAAGAAATGGTTGAGGAATTCGGACACCGCTACCCCGTTGCTTTTCTCGCCGACTATATTGACCTCATCAACCACATCAATCACCCGTCCAAGGGCACGCTCATCACCATCCTGCAAGAAGAGAAACAGCGCCGTGTCACCTCCTACGAGAAACGCAAGGAAAAGGGTCTCGTTGAGATGAGCGACATAGAGACCGTGTTCCCTGCTGGCACCGAGATCGTGGCGAAGACCTACGACGAGGGTCTGATTGGCGGCATCGTGAAGTCCGTGAAGCTCCAGCGCTCCTTCTTCGCGGGCGTCTACTGGGAGTTCACAATCAGTGTCGTCCACGCCGTCAAGGGCGAGGTCGCACAGGGCTTGTACTCGTACTCAATGCCGGGCTTTCGTGGTCTCATACCGCTGGCAGACCTGCCCGTGCGTCCCGTGACGAAAAAGGACAGAGCGTTCTTGACGGAACGTGGCAAGCGGTTCGCACGCTTCCTCAAGCCGGGTACCTACGTTGCCTACAAGGGCACGCTGGAACAGCCTAGCTGGTGGAACGCCCGCACGTTCCGTGCTGACGGTCGTGTCGTCATTGATCCGATCTCGTTTGAACGCCAAGAACCTGAAGTCTGGCGCTCCTGCGTCGCACGCTGCGGCGTCCAGATTGAAGAGGAACGCCAGCGTGGTGGTCAGGTTCGTGCCAACACTGACATCGCGGATAAGGATTACTGGCGCTGCCTACCGCAGCTTTACGGGTTCTCCCTCGCTGTGAAGCAGTGGGGCAAGCTTGACCTTGACGGCATGACCGACATCCAGTGGCGTGATGACGCATGGGACAAACTCGTCGTGGAGGAAGACAAGAAGGACTTGATCTACTCGCTTGTCAAGTTCCACGGATCGGGCTTCCAAGACATCATTGAGGGCAAAGGCGGCGGGACGATCTTCCTGCTTCACGGGCCTCCGGGCTGGGGCAAGACCGCCTCGGCAGAAGCCGTGGCAGAACTCCTCCACAAGCCTCTGTACTCCGTTGGCGTCGGCGAACTCGGCACCAGCACCGACACGCTGGAAAAGAAGCTGCGCAACATCCTTGACGTCGCCGTCATCTGGGACGCCGTGCTCCTGCTTGACGAGGCAGACATCTTCCTTGAAGAGCGTGACGAGCACAACATTGAACGCAACGCAATGGTGGGCGTGTTCCTGCGCCTGCTTGAGTATCACAACGGTGTGCTCTTCCTCACGACCAACCGTGTGCGGAAGATTGACCAAGCGTTCTACAGCCGCATCTCCGTCGCCCTGCACTATAAGAAGGAAGGCAAAGCGCAGAAGGTGTGGACGAACCTCCTCGGTGCTGCGGGTCTCAACCCGGAGTGGGCTGCGGAGCTTTCCAGCTACGACGTGAACGGTCGCCAGATCAAGAACTCAATCCGCATGGCGATGACGCTCGCGAAGTCCAAGAACCGGACGATCAACATCGGAGACCTCAAGCGTGCCGTGACGGCTTCCGTGAGCTTTGAGACCGACATGAAGCACACGAAGGACACAGCACCCGTGATCCCAGAGAAACTGAAGGCGATCAGGAAGTCCCGTAAGCCGAGAGCGAGAGCCGCCTCCGCTTCCCAGTTCTCGGGTGGTTCTGGCGTAGAGTCCCATTGATGCTCTACGATATTTTCATCATCAGCCTGGGTTCCGTGGGGATCGTCATGACCCTGTGGGCTAGCCACCAGATCAACAAGGCGGCGAAAGAGGGCAAGATCAGGTACTTCGGGAAGGTGAGAATTGGACGACAGCGACAGGATGGATTGGCTAGCCGCAAACCATAGCAGGCTGCAAGACGTGTACTGGCGGCTTGAGAACGAAGAGGGCACGTTGCGTGATGCCATTGACTTCTTTGTGAGGATAGATGAATCTAAACGACATTCTAGACTGGATAGCTAGGTACCCCGGTCACGCTTTCATCACCGGGTGCTTTATTCTGTTCGGTTTAGGCATTCTTTGCGACTTCGTGATCAAGCTCGTCCGGTCGGTGACAGGAAAGTATCCCGCCCCCTCCCCAGTCGTGCAATGTAACTGCGACGACGAAGACGAAGCTTAAATCGCAGTATTAAGGGGTATGAGCGATGAAACTACCCCCTTCTGGCAAGAGGTACGCCGAAGCCTGATGGTTCGCGGCGACGGCTGGAAGCCAGTGATTGAGAACCTCCCCACCCATATCAGCGCAAAGGAAGCTAGAGAGCTTCTTCAATCCGCTGACCAGCTTTCCTACCTGAACGGCGTAGGGTACATCGCCGGGGACAGGATTGACACTCAACTGGATAAAGAAACCGTCATGCCGGAGCTTGATGCCGTGCCGTGCAGCCTCGGGCACATAGCGCTCCAGTGGCTCTACCGCTTCATTGTGGTTGAGAGCCTGATTGAGCACAACCGCAACACCCCGCCGTCTAAGTGGTCTCCGATGTTTCTCCACATGGTTGAGCAAGGCCTTCACTTCTTGGTTTACACATCGGCACTGCTCGTGCTGATGGAAGAAAAAGCACTCACCGACGCCCAGCTTCAGGACATCCACAGCACGGAACAGCTTGTCAGGGAACGTGTCGCTGCTGCATGCGAATTCCTACACCCCAAGGCGCAGGATTACGGCGAGAGTTTCCGCAGGCACGGCCTTCCAGGTATCCTGCCCAGGCTGTGGGACAAGATCGCCCGGTACGCTCAACTCAAGGCTGACAATCGTGCCGGAAACTTTGAGAAGCGTGAGGACAGCGCTCGTGACCTACTGGGCTACAGTATCATCGCCTATTCCCTGATGCTTGAACTGCCCGAGGAACTACGAAAGTCCTACCAGCCATCGGCAGTTTACGAAACCGAAAGCAACGTCATGGAAGGCGCGACGTGGAGAAAGGTGAACTAATGCCGTACATACAACCATCCGACCGGAAACCCATTGACCCATGCGTAGAGTCCCTGTCTGAACAGCTTGAGACTGTGGGCGATCTCAATTACGCGATCACACGGCTTGCCGCAAAGTTTCTGCTTGCCAAGGGGCTGAACTACGAAGAGATCAACGCCGTGGCAGGAGTCCTCCAGAAAGTAGCCGCCGAATTTGATGTCCGTGTGACCCGCCCGTATGAAGAACTGAAGATTTGGCAGAACGGCGACATACCGGAATACAAGCAGATTTCGGACATGATCGGCAACCTATACCCTGTGGGCTAATCCATGGCTACTTGCAAATTCACCGTCGCTGACAATGATGCTAGGAAGTTCACCTGCGAGAACCCCGCTACTACTACCCTGAAGAAGCACGACGGCGAGCTTGTGCAGCTTTGCGAGACACACGCTTCCATGCTGATTCGCCTCGCCAAGGACTGCGAAGCTGACCACTGGCTGGTGCTGAACAAAATCCCGTCATGAACCGCTGTCAGTTCATCACTGGTGGTGCCAGCGTCGGAACCTGCGAAGCTTTGAATGCTTCAGGTGCCGGGCGTTGCCACAACTCTGGGGACGACTCGCCTTACGGCTTTTGTGACGCCCCGGCTTCAATCAAGCGTGACGGCATCTGGCTGTGCGCCGAGCATTACGACTTCGTTGAGGATAACGCCCTGATTGACATTGCTTCCCCCTCGGGGCATAATGAGTAAGTGCGCACCGAAGACCTCTTCCGATTCGTAAGCGAGCGCTACGCCGTGCTCCAGCACCGCAAGCAGGGCTTGCCCAAGCCTTGGACTCAAGACCCCATCCTCCAGAACTACCGCTTCTGCAACGTCTACCGCGAGGACGACACCGTCACTCAATGGATCAAGGAAAACTGGCGTGATCCGAACACAAACGACCCCGATGTGTGGTTCGCAATGGCAGTCGCCCGCTACGTCAATTGGCCCGACACACTCGCCGAGATAGGCTACCCCGTGCCGTGGGGACAGGGTCACGGCTTCAAGGCGGTGATGCAGCGCTTGACGGACACAGGCAAAAAGGTTTGGACGGGCGCATACATGATCCACGCCGGGAAGGGCGGCTCCAAGGTTGCTCACATCGCCGACAACATTCTTACCCCGCTGTGGGAACGACGGGATTACATTGGCGAGACGAGAAGCTGCGCCCATTTGCAGAAGCGTCTGACTGAGTTCAACGGCATCGGCAGCTTCATGGCGGGGCAGATCGTGTGCGACACCAAGTACACACGCATGCTGGACACCGCGCTGGACTGGTGGGAGTTCGCCGTTGAGGGACCGGGCAGCAAGCGTGGCTTGAACCGTGTCATGGGGCGACCCGTCAATCAGAACTGGAAAGAGGGCGAATGGTTCGTCACCCTCTGCGGGCTGAGAGCCGCAATCCTTCCAATGATACAGGCTGCGGGCATGCCTCCGCTGCACGCGCAGGATTTGCAGAACTGCCTTTGTGAGTTTGACAAGTACGAACGTGTCCGCCTCGGTGAAGGCAGACCACGCAGCAACTATCCGGGGGACAAGTGAAAAAGACACTGTTGGTTTTCTTACTGGTTCTTGTAGGCTGCGGCAGTTCCAAACCGCCTGCGGGCGGGTCGCTCACTCATTACTCAACTCCGGCTTTGATCACCGTGAATCCGGGCAACGGCACCGCCCACGCCTGCTACAATGAGGTGGTCATTGAACAGATCACCTTCAACACGTACAATGTTTATTGGACTGACGAGAAACACAAAGATCATGTCGTCAAGGGAATCCATGACATCGGTGTTGCATTCTTACCACCGGGCGACACGACTTGCGGCACGGAGACGAAATGACATCTGAACAAAAGAACGAAAAGAAGGCTCGCGCCGAGTTTGAGTTCTGGACGAGGGAAGGCGTCAAGCCTATCTGGTACTCGCTGGATCAGTGCGCCAACGGTGAATACGTTTCGCCGTACACCGAGAACGCTTGGAAGGCGTTCTTCGCAGGATGGAACGCATGATGCCCGTTGTCCTGATCGGATCGCCTGGTTCTGGCAAGGGCACTCAGGGAAAGCTCCTGTCCGCCTACTTTGGAATTCCCCACATCTCCACCGGAGAAATACTGCGCTTCAATGTCCAGCGACGAAGCATCCTCGGTATGGCTGTCAAGGAGACTCTTGACAAGGGTCTGCTTGTGCCGGACAACCTGATGGAGGACCTGATCACTTCCCGCTTGGGGCAAGAAGACTGCGAAGACGGCTACATTCTTGATGGTTATCCCCGCACTGTCACGCAAGCGGAATGGTACTACGCTCACTACGGGCATCCCCTCGCGATCCTGCTCCAAGTACCGGAGGAGGAAGTTCTCCGCCGCATTGCGGCTCGTAACGAGGGACGTCCCGACGACAACGCGGGGACTATTGGCGAACGCATGGAAGAATACGCAACCCGCACCGCCCCGTTGATCGGCTACTACGACCGTGAGGCGCAACTTTACCGCGTAGACGGCACGATAGGCGTGAACAACATCTTTGAGTGGATCAAGAACCTGATGGAATCAAAAGAGAGGATCACTTACGGCTAGTCTTCTTTTTCTTTCGCTTCAACAGAGCCAAGGCGACGACAGCGTCGCCCAGCGTGTCCCAGTCTTCCCAGCCAACTTCCGACCAGAACTTCCCCTTTGCCAATTTGACGACCGTCGCATCCAGCGCCCGTGCTTCTTTCTCTGTGCGCTGCACCCGGCTCTCCGGGTCATAGCTGCCGGGTCGTGGATGGATCATGACCTTGTAGGTTTCAAAATACGGCTCCAAAGACCGGATGGTTTTCTTCAGGTGATCGTGGTACGCCTGCCCTTCGCAGTAAAGCATGCCTTGGATCAGCGGCGAGTCGTTGACGGCGACTTCAAAGTCATGACGCTGCAACCGCAGAATGCGTTCAAACTGCTGTCCGGCCAAGAGGACTTGGTTGTCAAGCAGCGGTGGTGCGACGTTGCCCGGCATGGAGTCGTAGATGTGGTGCTCACGGGCGGCTTCGCCGACCAGTTCAGCCCGGATTCCAGCCATCTTGAGGCGATACATGAGATAGAACGAGAGGGTCGTTTTCCCAGCACCCGGTCCACCGTACAAGTCAATGAGGATCATACAAATAAATACGCAAATCTAGGGTAGGAGCAGACCTTTCCATGATCGTTTTAACCAAAGGACAACAGACCGGAACGCAGGACTTGGCGATCCTAGTCCGCGACGCGCAGGGAAATCTGGTTGATCCAGTCAACATCAGCTACAGTGTGTTCAAGTTGCGGGACTTGGTGCCGACCAAGCCCACGGTGGCGTACGAGTACGACCTGCACCAGCCGCTCAACATGGAAGGCGGACCCCCGCTTCCCCCGGAAGGCTCAACGCTCGTAATTCCGCCTGGTCAGATTCCGATCCGTGCCAGCCTCGGCACCTACTACGCCAAGTTCACTATCCCGACCGTGTGGGGACAGGGCATCTACAAGATCGTCTGGCAGCTTCAGCAGTACGCCGCCAACTGCCCGGCAAACTACGTCCACATGGACTTCATCGTCCAGTCCATTGACCCGGCTGACCCGGCGTTTGAAGCCCCGTCAATGATCATCGGCAAGCAGCTTTCCATCGCCTCCGCAAGAACGACGCCAGCGATGTATGCGCAGGCTATCCGTGTGGTGCGTGAACTTATCGCTGACACGAACCCGGACAGGAACTACCACTTCCGCCCGCCGACACCCGGCAAGGTGGTTTCCAATTACACGACCCGTGTTGGCTTCATCTGGCTGGACACCACGATCCTTGTGAACCTCAGCATTGCGATCTCCACGCTGAACGTCTACAACCCGATGAACTTTTTCAATTTCACGCTGGACAACATTCCGTTTGACTGGGGCAACATCGCTGCCTTGGGTGCCGCGTCGTACTGCCTGTCTGGTGAGTCCGCACGTTGGGCGGCCGACGAGTTCAGTTACTCGCTGAACGGCGTGTCGCTGGACATCAACAAGTCAGCGCTGTACCAGTCACTCGCACAGACTTACCAACAGCAGTTCAACACCGTCGCACCGCTTCTCACTGCGAACCGCCCGTTCAGCGCAGGTCTGCGCCAGCAACGCTGGCTCTTGGGGTAAAGCTTTGGTCACAAACCTTCTACTCATTGATTCCGGTCTCGTCGGCTCGCACGATTTGTGGTGGGCGGATAGCCATGATTCAACCAAGGGCTACAACATCTACCGTGCTTACGATCATCCGTCCAACTGGGTCAAGCTGAATCAGGCTCCGCACACTGGGCATTTCTACCGTGACATGACTGTGCTGACGCAGGTGACGTACGATGTGCAGCCGTCTGACTTCATTGAGAAGGGCGAGATCGGGCAATGGGTTATCCGCCTGCCCGAAACGCCGTACACGACCGTGAAGTCGGGGCGTGTCACTGCGACCAACAGCCCGGACGATGTGATGATCATCACCGATGGCGTGACTCGCCGACCGACATCCGTGAACAGTTTTGACCGTACGGTGACGATGCTGATTGACAACACGCTGAAGCCGGGCGGAGCCGTGTCCGACACCGCGCAGGCGAACACCGGGAACGTCAACGTGACGGATTACAACGGCGTGAAGACTTGGCAGGCGATCTTCAATAAGCTCACGAACTTCGTTGACATCTACACAGCCATCAACCGCACTTACTACACCGTCGTGCCCGTGGGCGACCGTGGCGAGCTTCACCCACCTGGCGCACCTGGCACCGTCGTCAAGAACACGCAGGAAGTGGACAACATCAGTTGGGAATTTGAAGAGATGGTGCGCCGCAACCAATATCTGTTTGAGACGACTGGGGAGCCAGCACTATGCTTCTTCCGCATGTGGCGTGGAGAGCATTGCGGCTGCATCTTCGGCAGCGAGCAACCCAAGACTGGGTGCCCCGTGTGCTTTGAAACAGGGTTCGTCGGGGGCTATCATGGACCGTACGATTTTCTGTTCGTCCCGCCCGACTCCGCTCTCAATCGCATCCTTGACGAGGGCGGCATCAAGACGACACGCACCTCACGCAGCTACATGACACGCACGCCGATCATCCAGAATGGCGACCTGATCCTCCGTGCCAACGGCGACATCATGGTCGTCAGCGACGTGGTGTACAAGATGCCTCGGGGTATCATCTTGCAGCAGGACTTCGTCGTTGAGCTTCTCTCGCCCGGCGACACCCGATACTTGGCTGCCTCGGCTATGATCCGCAGGAACTACAACAGCCTGCCGACCCTGTACAACCCGATTGTGCGTCCTGACCCGAAGAATGGCACTGGCACAGGACAGCCCGTGTTTGACCCACGCACCGTCCCGGCTGTTCCGGGGGGCAAGGACTGGGAGAACCCGAACATCCCGATTGGTAAGACGGTGGAGTTTGGCAAGATTCAGACGTAAATCGGAACTACCGCCTGCATTAAAGAGAGGCACCTCTATGGCTTTTGACGCAAACGAACTCGCAAAAGTGGCACGCGTACTGGACGAATCCGATATTCCCAACGGGAACCCGGAACTTCAGTCCATGGTGGGCGACCCGGATGACTATCGCTCCAGCCCGTTCGCACAGTTCAAGCCGAACCCCGGCAACACGCAGCTTGCAAATCCTCTCTCGCCCATTGAAGGCGACGAGATGTTCTTCGCTTACATGATCCCCGGCGCTACGTTCCAAGCCAAGGACGGCAGCCAGTGGAACATCCTTGACTATCCGTGGCAGGGCATCGTCCACATTGAGAACCGCTGGTATCCCCGTATCAACGCACAGGTCAGCATCAACGACGTCCGTCGTTCAATCGAACAGTGGGTCGAGCCTGTGCAGGTCTTCATCCCGGCTCCCGCACCCGGCGTTGACTACGGCTCCACGCCCGTCAAGATCGTGGACAACCCGGAGAGCTACAATCACGAAGAAGGCAAGGGCGGCTACAGCACTGGCGGCAGCGGCGTCTCTGGCGGTTGGTAATCCACCTTTCTCACGCCTTTGTAGGGGAATCTGATGATTGACCTTACTGGCGCAAATCTAATCAATTATCTCATGCGTGTGATCCGCGACATCGTGGATCGCAACCCACGTTGGAAGAACACCCTCGGCAAAGTTACGTTTCCCGCCAACACCATCATGCGTTGGGGCGATGTGTGGGTTTCAATCACCAGCGTCACGACCTCCGGTAACCGCCTCTCTCCAGCTTATTTCATGTGTACGCAGATCGGTCGTGCCATCCTTGCGAAGGTCGGCGACAAGGACGGGCAGTTCATTGAATGGACTCGTGAGGTTGATCCCACGAACCAGAATCCTCCGGCTGGCGTTTACTACCTCAACGTAGATTTCTTTGACGACAAGACACGTGACCTCGGACTGACCGTCCACAAGTACCGCTGGGTTGAAGACAAACTGGCGCAGGCGTCCGGCACGGTGGTGAACTTCCGTCCCGGCATTGACCTCAACACCGTTAGCTTCTCGGACTCCGCGACCAGCACTCCGGTCGTGGCGAAGACGTTCAACCAGACCTCGGGCGGCTTCGCATACCTCGTGACGCCGACCCAGCAGCTTGCCTGCACGTACAACAGCGGGCTAAACTCCCCAGCTTGGAACGCCACGCTCACCTATGCGCCCGGCACGGCGGTCACCTACCTCGGGGCAGCCTACTTGGCAGCCGCACAGAGCACCGGAGTGACTCCTAGCACCAATCCCGCCGCATGGTCGCCCTACAGCGCCGCTGTGCCCCTTGCAGGGCAATCCCTGACGCCCTTGACGGATTTCTGGTACCAGCGCACGGAGAGCGCCGTCATCGTCCAGAAGACGGTGTCCGGCAGCCAGCTTGCCAACATCCCAAGTCCTTATATTTCAGTGGCTTTGACCGACCAAGACGGCTACGACCTGCGTCCCGGCATTGACTACGTTTTTCAGGGGCCTCAATGGGTAAATTTGTCCCAATACACCCCGGCAGGCTCCACGATCACAGCGAACATGGTGGTTAAAGTCAATCCTGTCAACGCAGTAGGGATCATGCCCGAGAACTACCTTCAGGTCAACCTCGGCCCGAACGAGACCCTCGCGCCAGGCCAGGTGTTCATCAACACCCCGGCTGGCAGCTTCACGAACCCGATCCCGCAGGCGAACGGTTCCTTGCTCATCCCCCAACTCCTCCAGCCGGGCGACTTCCTCCGCTGGGAGGTGCGTATTGACTCCGGGGAGGTCAAAGCATCGGCTAAGAAGTGGGAGATCAACAACCTCTCGCAGGTAGACCCGAACACGATCACCTACGCCCGTGTGGACGAGCAGGGCAACGTACTCGCTCAGCCGATCTCGGCGAGCTTCGTGCAGAACGCCGACCCGTCCGAGCTTACGAACGTCGTGCAGACCAGCGCCGGGCAGCCGCTCCTTATCAATGGGCAGCAGCAGCCCATCTTGCCGGGCTTGCGCCTCGCCATTGGCGACAACGTGGTGGTGGGCGATCAGTGCGCCATCATCGTAAGCCCCGGACTTTGCGAGACATACGAGGTATTCGGTTCCAAGGAGAACCTGTCGTTCACGCTGGAAGTCAAGGCGAACGACCTGCAAACGTCATCCGACCTCGCAGAAATGATCAAACGTGAGCTTCTCATCATGCGCCGTATTGATACTGAGGCGGATGGACTCACGATCTTTGAGACCAACCGCAGCTTCACGGGGCAAGCCCGTGACACCAGCGCCACCGCGCCAACGTACGTCAACACCGTCACCGTCTCGGCGGCAGCCGACTGGAAGGTCTATATTCCCCTCGTGACGCGCCTGACTCATTTTGAGATCGCGGAAACGCTAGTGGAAACCGACTTTCTGGGTAAATTACAGATGGCTCCGAGGATGAAGGCTTTCGGTTCCGAGATTTTCATCCCGTCCTACAGGTAAGGAAACGTGCCTACTTACGACTATCAGTGTCAGTCTTGCGGCGTGGTTCAGGAGCACATTCAGTCAATCCACAAACGCTTGCCTGATACGCTTTCATGTCCTCGGTGCGGAAAAGACTCGGAACACGTGATCCTTGTGGCTCCCGGCATTGCGACCAGCGGCATGCAAAACATGACGCAGGACGTAGCGATAGGCAAGGACGCGAATCAGCGCTGGCAACGGATACACGACAAGAAAGCCGAGCGGGACAAGATTCGTGAGAAGAGCGGCAAGAAGGGGTTGGAATGGACGACCGAGGGTTTCAAGGCTCACGACCGGAAACTCGACTTCGTGAAAACCCCCGAGCCGACAGAGCGGTAAGCACGGGAACGACTACATTTTTGGACTTTCGTCTCCTTGGATGAAGTCCTTTTGACGAGGAAACTATGGCACTTTTCACTAGCTATGCACCTCCGGGCGTTTACACGACCGAGATTTTCGTCTCCAACACGGCGACTGCGACGGGCACTGCCCGCATCCCGGTCATCATCGGAGAAGGCGTCCAATTCTTCACGACCAGCAACTTCGAACTGTTCCGTGGCTCCTCTCCGGTGCAGGACGACCAGTCGGTCAACGAGAACATCTCCGACCAAGTCACAGGACTAACGCAAAGCTTCGTCACGACCTACGCCCCCGTCACTGACGGCTCCGGCAAGGGCGTCACGACGAACGACCCAAGCAAGATTCAGGTTCAGGCAGTATACTCCAACGGGAACATCGTCCCTGTCACTGTCATCAGCCTCAACGGCGCAACTGGCGCATTCACTACTCAAGACATCATCCCGGTCGGAACTGATCTCACGATTGACTATTTCTTCAAGCGCGGCGACACTCTCGTCACGAACGAAGATCACACCGCAGACGTTCCGCAGTACGCAACACTGGTTGTGGGCAGCGGTGGCAACACTGTCACGCTGAGCCTCAGCAACCCCGGTTCAACCGGAAACCTCGTAACACTCCAGTTCATCGCTGGCGCGAACGTGCCGGACTCACAGGCTGTAAGCGGTGCAGGCACCGACGCAATCACGATCAACATCAATTCAAATTCCATCTCCACCCCGGTTCGCACCCTCGCCAATCTCGTGAGCCTTGTTTCCGCAGGCATCCCGACGCTTGACGGCGGCTACCTCACAGTGAAGGCTTTGGCAGGCGTTCAGACCACAGTGATCGCCGCAGGCGCAGCAGTTCCTTTTGCTGGCGGCTCTGGTCCGGGCAGCAACACCCTGTTCGTCGTGAACAACTTCCCAATCGTGGACGGTACCAACGGCGGCGTGACCACAACCAACCCGGCGCTCGTGACCGCACAGGTCAACGGCGTTGTGGCAACGGTCTCAGCAGTCAACGGCGCTCTCGGTCAGATCACTCTGGCGAACCCGGTTCCGTTTGGCGCAACCCTGACGTTCACCTATTACTACAACACGTGGCAGAACACGTTTGACCTGCTCCCAAGCTCTAACGTCGCCTCGATCATTCAAGTCGGTCTCGGACCGAACCGCAGCGACTTCCGCCAAGGCGTTGACTACGTCCTCGGCACCGCCGTTGATTCCCACGGCAACATCGTGGCGAACACGGTCAACTGGGGCAACAACGTAAGCGAAGCAATCGGAGCTTCTTCCGCTGGCGAGCTTGCGAACTTCACCCCGTCAGAAATTCTCACATCCCTCGTGGACGAGAAAGTTTACCTCCGTCCGGCAGCGGGTGCAGTGAATGGCCGCAACTCGGTCTTCACCTTGCTGGACACACCGACTGATGGCAGCGGTTCCGGTAAGACCACGGACAACCCGGCACTCATTCAGGTCTACGTCGGTTCCGACCCTCTGGCAGCTTTTGAAGCTGGCGCAGTGGCAGTCGCATCGCTCAACGGTTCGGCGCAGCAGGTTACCCTGTTCAACGCACCGCAGCCGTCTAACAGCGGCAGCAGCCAGCCCGGCGAACCAGTAGGCGTGTGGGCATCGTACTACCGCAACACGATCACCTCGCACCAGTACACGGTCACGGTCATCAACTCTGGCTTCGTCGGTCTCGGCACCTACCAGATCAAGGACGAACTCGGTCGCATCGCTCCGCTCGTACAGGGCGGCACCAACACGGTGGCGGCTGGCGGCTTTGCAACGACTGGCGTCCTCTACCCGAACACAGTGAGCTTTGACAGCCCGTACCAGACTGGCGACGCACAAGCGGCGGCTGGCGCAGCGGTTGACGAAACAGTCACCCTGACCTTCCGTAACGACGGCAACGCAGTCGTCATCCCTGCGGTGCAAGCAACCCTCGCGCTGGTTCAGGGCGCAGGCACGCTGCACTTCACGGCTACGATCCCCGGCACGAGCGGCAACAACGTCCAGATCGCAATTGACAACGTCACGATCAACCCGATCCCGGTGGTTGTGTCCGGCGACCTCGTCACGATCTACTCAAACTACGCTGGCACGCCTCTGACGCTGAACCAGATCATTGCGAACTTCCCCTCTGCCGAAACGGCAAGCGGTGGACAGATTCTCTTGGTCGGCTCCGGCACGCTGACTGGCAACGCAAGCACGACCGCGGCAACGAACCTGACTGGCGGCACGGACGGCACTTTCGCCCCCGTGACCCACAGCTACACGGTGTCTTCAACCGCAGGCGCAGCGGGTTCTGCTGGCATCGGCTACCTCAACCAGACCTACATTGACGCCAAGACTGGCTTCCGTGTGACCATCGTCCGCACGGACGACCACGTAGCATACGGCATCACGTCCATCCCGGCAGCCTACGAATACGCTCCGGGCGACACGCTTCAATACGTTGTGAAGAAGGACGCCTCCGGCGCAAGCGCAGCAACCCGCAACTGCGGTACTCCGGGCATCGCTCCGGCATACAGCAACAACGCAATCGCGATCGCTGGCTTGAACATGGAAGTCGTCAGCAACTTCAACTCCACGACAGGCGACACGGTCATCGTGAGCACCTTCCGTGGCAGCGGTGATGGCCCGGCAATCGGCACCTTCTACTTCGTGACCTTCACGACGAACAAGGTTGCTTCGGACTACGCCCTGAAGCTCTACACACGCCCCTCGGACGCTTACGCAAACTACGGTCAGCCGTCCACGATCAACCGCCTCTCGCTGGGTATCCAGTTGATGGCGCTGAACGGTGTGCAGACTTTCGGTGCGATCCAAGTCCCGGTACAGCCCGGCACGAACGTGGCTGCCGCCAGCGACTACATCGCGGCACTTCAGCAATTGACATCCAACCTTCCGGGCTTGAACCGCAAGGCTGACGTCGTGGCTCCACTGAGCAACGACCCGACAGTTCACCAAGCGCTCAGCCGCCAGCTTACAACGCAGGCGACCGCACGCTACAAGGGTGAGGCAATCGGCTTCGTCGGCTACAGCCAGTTCACTTCTCCGGCACAGGCAAACGCAAACGCAAGCAGCCTGCTCAGCCAGCGCATGATCGCAATGGGCAACGTTGCGGCGGGCATCCTCATCACGAACCCAGTCACGGGCGTCGCGATTGAGTACTTGGTTGACGGACCGTTCATCGGAGCCGCAATGGCAGGTTTGAACTGCAACCCGGCGAACGATGTGGCAACCACGCTGACCAACCAGAACTTGGTCGGATTCAGCCGCCTGCTCATCACTCTTGACAACCCGACGATGGACCTGGGCGCAGCGAATGGATTGACGTTCGTTCTCAACAACAACGGCAGCCTGCTCATCCGTCACTACAAGACGACCGATCCGTCAAGCGTTCTCGTATCCGAACCGACATCAACGACAATCGCGGACTACGTCGCACAGCAGTTCCGCTCAACTCTCGCACAGTTCATCGGTCGCAAGCTGGTTGACAGCCTCGTTACCGACATCACGGTGGTCAGCAACAGCCTGCTCAAGAACTTGGTTGACTTGCAGATCGTGGCTGCTTATCAGAGCCTCGTGGTCAGGCAGAACCCGAACGACCCGACCGAGGTTGACGTCACGGTAACGTTCAAGCCGATCTTCAGCTTGCTCTACTTGAGCGTGACCTTCACGGTGCAGACGAGCCTGTAATCTCTTGGGAGCTAACGGATGAAGATTCACGCAGTGGTTGCACAGGCTAACGGGGTCATTAGCGTAACGCTTCAGGCGTTGTTCGTTGGCGATCCCACAGACGCGTCTGACAAGGCGAAGATTGCGGCTTTTGGCGACCCGGTTGTGAACATCGCGGGCACTTTTGCTGACCCGCAGAATCCATCGTTCACATTCCAGTTCCCGCTAACGGAACAGTGGGTGGGCGTAACGACGCAGATGTCAAGCTTCACGGTGCGCTTCATGGAAGCGCTGCCGGGCACTGTGAATCCGAATCAACCAGCCCCGATTCAGGGACCGCTTGATTGCATTACCACGAACCCGAGTGAAGCGGCAACGGCTTGGGCGAACGTTATGATGATGGCAGGGTCAGGGCGTATTGCACAGGCGATGATGCAACTTCGTAGCAACACGCTTGTGCCTGTGATTCCTGACACCACGGTTTAAGGAAGACGAATGGCAAAGTCTAAGTTCATCGCTGGACGCAGGAAGAAGTCAACAGTGTTGGTGTCCGTGAGGACGGTTCAGGAAGCCATCAACCGGGCCAACATGGCGGTTGAGACCCTGATGGAGTCCAACCCGAACGACCCCAGCATTGAACAGATTGAAAACGCCGTTGCTCACATGTCACGGATTCTGAAAGCGAATCCACAGCAGATGAAGCAGGACGGCGTGTCGAGCATCTCGGACTACATGGATGATGCCGTGAAGCCGGAGGAAGCAAGGAAGCTCAAAAACGAGGTTGATATGATTCTGAAAATCGTCAAAGCGCAGCGCCAACCGGGAGTCGGCAACGTTCCCGATTCGGCTGTTTATCAGCACGGAGCAGATCAGTACCCGAGCGGAGCAACAGAATCGGGTCAGTACCAGTTTGACCCCAACATGAAGAACAGCCTCCGTCCCATCGCCGAACCGATTCACGCAAGCAAGAAGAACGCAGATGGTGGCGCAGCATTCTCCACCGATCGCGATGAGAAGGGCGAAGCCAAGGCTCCCGAGAAGCTTGAAGTCCCCCGTGTAGCAAAGAAAAAGAAGGAAGCAGTCCCCGAGGAACCAATGGCAGCAGCCCCCGTAGCACCCACACCAGAACCAATTCCGGCTCCCGCAGCAGGCGGTTCAAACCCGATTGACTTCATCCCGACCGAGACCCTCATCAAGGTCATCGGCGATCTTCCGAAGGAAGACGACTTCGCCCAGAACAAGGGCAAGCAGGATGCGGTTGTGCAGTTGACAGAAATCCTGAAGTCCCGTCCGGTTCTTCCAGCAGAGCCAGCCGAAGGTGCAGCCCCAGCGGCTCCCGCCCCGGTTCCGGCTGCGGCACCAGTTCCGGGTCCAGTTGCAGCGTCAGCCAAAAAGAAGGCAGACCTCGGCGACCACAGGGTGAATGACGGTGGAAGCTCATCTTCCAGCACCAGCATCAGCCCGTCATCTTCCCGTCCGAGTGCGAATCCGACTCCGGCTGCCCCCAAGCAGGCTCCCGCAACTCCTGAAAAGGCAACCATCGGTTTCGGTGGCTTGAGCGTTGCAGCCCTTGAAGAGGAAAAGACCGCTGACGACTATCGCATCCAAGATTACAAACTCACCGGAGAAGGCGTCCGCCCGACTGGCGGAAAGCCGAGCATGCAGGAACAGGAAGAGCATGGCGTCCCTGGCTCCGTGGACTTTCCGAACGAGATGCACGAGACTCCGACTCCGATGTCCGCCTCTGTGAAGGTCGGCGTCACCCCTCCGGGCATCAGTGAAGAATTGATGCACAAGCTGAAGAAGGAATACCCCGGCGACAAGAGCAAGGCATACGCCACGGCTTGGTCAATCCACAACAAGAAGGAATCTGCTCTCAGGATCATCGCTGAGCAGGTTGAAAAGATCGCGGCGGGCTACGGCGGCGGCTGGTACACCAGCTACAAGCCGATGGAAGTTGACGAGGACGGCGGTCGCACACCGGAAATCGGTGAGGCGCACAGCATGCTTGAGGACAACACAGGCATCACCAAGCACGAGACCACCGAGCCGATCAAGCTGAACGAGCAGTCAAAGACAGCAGCCGAGAAGACCACTGGCAAGGCAGTCAAGGAATCCGAACAGATCGGCAACGACCTGAAGAAGATGTACCTTGACGCAAAGTCCTTGACCTCGGTCAACGACACACGTGCAGTGCGTGAAGCGGTTGAGTCAATCTTCCGTGCAGCGGACATGTTTGACGAAGCGACGAAGGCACTCAGCAAGCAACACCAGCAGGAAGAATCCGAAGCTGCTGCCGCTGAGGTCAGGGAAAAGAGCAAGGGCAAGAAGTCCTCGTACGAGGGTCTTGCGCTGGCCGCCGCTGAGTAAAAGAGTTCGGGGAATGGCATCAAATGCCGGGCTTCGACGGACTGAAGCAAATGGAAATTGTGGCTATCCCCGGAGCAATTGAAGTGGCGTATGCCGATCCTTTTGGGGATCGTACGCCAAGACAATCGCAGGCGTGGTACGACCTGCGAGCCTTGTACTTGTCGTTCAAGGTGGGTCTGGAAGTAGGGCGCGAAGAGGTCTCAATCGCGAACATCCAGAGGAACCCGAATGACGGGGGAAAGTGGCGGTGGGATACGCCATTGTTTGACAAGGAAGTGAGCGAACTGATAGCCAGTATTCGCTCCACGAAGAAGTTTGAAGCTGTCTGGCTGATGAAGCAAGACGGCGTCTACTCGGTGCTGGATGGTCATCACAGGATGGCTGCTTGGCAACGGATGGGGAACTCGGCGATCCCGGCAGTGGTTGTCACGGTCACGCCTCGCAAGTCAGAGTTCCAGTTTAAGTAATTTTTGGTCACCCGACTTTGGGGTGCCTAATTGAGGAAACACTATGGCACAGGCAACGCAAGGAGCCTACATCTATAGGCAGGGAACGACCCCGAACACGGAGACCGTCCTGTCCACCAGGTTCAAGATTTTCACGGACCTCGTTGACGTCGGCGCTTTCGTGAAACTGGGCGTGACCTCCAGCTTTACGTACACGGAATCCAAGACCATTGACCCGGTACGCGGTCTCGGCTACGGCGATCAGGTAGCTGAACTCGTGCCCGGCGTCACCACCCCGCTGAGCATCAGCATCACTCGTACTTGCCTGTACCTCGCGAACCTCATGCAGGTTCTCGGTTACAAGGCTGGCACAAGCGGCGCTGTTCGCTCGCTGAAGCACCACCGCTGGCCGTTTGACATCAAGACCGAGGTCGTCTTCTCGGAGCTTGCATCGTTCAACTCGGGCGACGTGGGCAATGCAACGGTGGCTGACGTACCCGCAGAGGGTGGCTTGAACAACACAGGCAACCCCGGCGTGTTCTGCGTCGCAACGGTTTACGAAGGGTGCTGGATGGAGTCGTACAACACGGGATACACCGTGGACACGGCAGCCGTCGCAGAAGATTGCACCATCACTGTCACGGACATTTTTGACGTCTCTGGTTCGGTCTACGGCGAGTTCTTGGACGCTGGTATGGGTCCCGCAGACAGGACAGGACAGTCGCTCCTTTACTCCGGCTCGTAATCGTCGGACTGAAATTCAAGTTGAAGCCCCGACGCTGTTTATCGGGGCTTTTTCTTTTTTGGATATGAGAAAACTACTACTGGTCGTTCCGTTCCTCTTGCTTATGTCGTGCCGCCCGGTGCGGGCACCTGTCCCGCCGACGCCCGTTGCCGACACGTTGGCGTGCCGCCCGGATGTGATCAAGGCGATGGTAGACGCTTGGATAGAGACGGGAGATGGCACAAGCGGGGCCGAGGCGGGTTTCCGCATAGACGTAGGCACGAAAGACCTCATGGTCGTCCCTCATGAACACACGAACGAGCAGGGGAGCTTGACCACGGTGATCACCATCCTCACACCGGCCGCGTTCCATGTCCATCCGAAGGGCACGGGAGGCGCTCCCTCTACGCCAGAAAATAATATCCTCGGCGACCCTAACCACGGGGACACCAAGGTCGCAGACGACGCCAAGATTGACATCTACACTTTCAACGAACAGGGATTGTTTGTGTACCGATGGGATACTAAGCAGATCATCAAGCTGCGGGACGGTTTTGACTGGCAAAATCCGTGTCACCCTTGAAATTTTTCAATCCTCTTCAGGTAGCTCCAAGTGTACGACCTTGCGATGATGCTGGCTCCGGCTGGCACACGGTACTCGCTGTCAAAAATCTGGAGCTTCCCATTCGTGAGCCGGGCGAGAGCCATCCTCGGCCCCCGAACGGCGAGCGCCTCTGCTGTCATTTTGCCTGTGTTGCCTGACATAGTTCAATACCGCTCCTGTAGATTGACTCAATGGGCACGATCTTCTCGTCTACGATGCGTGCAACAACCACGGTCGGCGGTGTACGGTGGATAACCACGCCGTTCACATTCACAGCCGGGTAGTATCCGCCATCGCACCACTTACAGCCTGTCATCGCATGTTCCATTTGGAAAACTGAATCACGATGTTCTCCCCGATGATGTTGTTCACCCGGCGAGCCACGAGGTTCATGCACTCTTCAATGGTCTTCGCCCTATCGTAAAGTTCGTCGCATTCACGTTGTTTCTGCGCATGCGCCCGTGCCTCAGACTCGGTCTCTTCGTACATCTGCCCGCCGTACCCGGTGCGATAATTTTGGAGTTCTCTGGCACGTTCTACCCACTGCTTGTGCAGCGATTGCGCCGAGTCCGACATCTCTTGCAACAGAGTCTTGAGGTTCCCCATCACGGAGTCTACGAGTTTTTGCGTCTCGTCATTAGACATATTCCCGCCACTCCGGGCAATGCTTGGTGAGAAGCGTCTCAGCCTCTTCAACTCCGGCGTTTGACTTGATCGCCGTGTCTCGGAGGTTCAAGAGGCGATCCAGTTCGGCTTCAAATTCTGCTTCGCCTTGGAACTGATCCTCTCCGTAGTTCCCGGTGATGTAGCGGTCAAGGGACGCTGATTCTCTGCTATTCACGTTAGACTCCACGCACCGAGCCGACTCCGGTTGTCTCCCAGCGCCAGTTTTGTTTGTCAAATTTGACGGATTTCACAGGTTTGCGGTAAATCTTGTCGGGGGCGAACATCGTGTAAAGCATGTCGTCGCCGACGATCTCTTTCACGATGCCAATGCCATTCGTGGAGCCGTACACCGCAACACGGTCGCCCACCTTGAGAACCGGGGCGGCTTTCTCGGCGTACCACTTCGCACGCTTCTCTACCAGCCATGACAAGCCCTGCGTGGTGTAACCGTAGTCGGGTATCCACAGCGGAATCTTCTCGCTCTTGAGCGTGACTTCCGTGTCCGGCTGGAGATAGATGTCAACGCCGAATTCGGTCAGCGAATCAAGACGGCATTTCGCTTCCGTCATATCAAGGGGAACCATGTTCACGGGGACGACGAAGAATTTAGGGTAGGCAAACTGCGCACGCCAGCCGAGGGTGTTGCGCTCCAAGCGCCCCCACAGGCTGACTTCGCCGTGGATACCACGCTGGATGTAGCCGATGTCAATCAAGTGCTGCATGTTGATTCCGGCGTACATTCCGCAGGTGCAGTTGGAGTCAGGGCAGAAGTGTTCTTTGGTTTGGAAAAACGCCCGAGCCTGTTCACTGACGCACGCAGCCATCGCACTTTTCCAGTCGTTGCGGTAGTTGCACTGTGCCTCAAATGCTTCCTTGGGAGTCCACAGCGCACCATTGAGGGACGTGATGCCTTCGGTCGTCCAGTTCCACGCCCGATAGGCGATGAACGGCTCAATGTACGTGTCGGGCACCTTGCTCAAGTCCACGCCGTAGTGGGCGTGTGGCAAAGAGCCGTGATTGGCTCGCCGCCGTGCCACTAGACTTGCTCTACGAGAATGGCTTCCGCCGTGACCGGGACTTCAATGGTCACTGGCTGTTCTTGCGGCTGTTCCTGTTCCCGGCGCAGGGGCGCTGGAAGGTTCAGCGGTTCCACGTTCAGAATCTCCAGTGGTTTTCCGATCTCGCACATTGTGTTATTCTCCTAAATTTTTGCTGGCGGAGACTGATTGGACAAGGCACCTAAGCGATGCCCTCTCCGAATCAGTCTCCTGTCCAGCCTTTGAGTAGTTCTTCCACTCGTAGTATACAGCCAAGGCCCCAAAAATGTCCAGTCGTGATCCCCTGCGTTTTCAACGTCTTATATTACCACCTTTTTTGAGCTTTCCCGCTCTTTCTATAGAATGAGCCGCGACCCCAAATCCCCACTTCTGAAGAAACGCGCCATGGACGCCCTGCTGGAGTCTATGACCACGGACGACTACGACTCTCTGGGCGCTCACCGCAGGGGCGAGTCCACCCCGGAAGCCAAGGGTACCGAGTTTGATGAGAGCCTCAACGGGGAAGGGTTCTCCGGCTCCCCAGCCATCATCCCCCCGAAAGACCTCGCACCGCCGTCCAGCCCAGACGATGCCGAGTTCTTCAAGGAGTCTCAGCCGAAGGTCGGCGTTAACATCCACCGCAACACCAAGAGCCGGGCGCACGGCATCCGCTGCGTGGAGATCGCCAAGGCTCACCCGGATTGGGACGCTTCCCAAGTTGAGGCGCAAGCCACGCTAGTCGGTCTCGGCGTCAAGCCGTTGGAAGACGTACTGGGCGACTGGGAGAAGGAAGCTCGCTCCATTGAACCGATTGAGGAAGACAAGGCGGATCACGAGTTCTTCAAGGAAGCGCCGATGCAAGCCTCGGCAAAAACAGCCGGGCACCGGGTTGAGGACACGGGCGAATACGACGAGGACAAGGAAACCCGCATCCGCAACGTGGCGAAGGAGACCGCGCAGTACTACGAGCACGGCTCCATGTTTGACCCCAAAGGTGACTACCTCTGCAAGGGCTGTCACTACATGTTGGGCAACAAGCTGTGCGCCTTCGTTGAGGGCGAGGTCAGCAAAGAACACGGCACGTGCCGCTACTGGAAGATCGCTGACGGCAAGGCACCTGTAGAGCTTGAGCGCAAGTACGACAAGAAGACGGCGGGATACGCAGAACGCAACGATCAGGGTTTCGGCTGCAAGCGCTGCGAGTACGGTGGTGCGGCGGAGAAGCCGGACTCAGACGGACGTGACTCGTGGTGCCAGTTCTTCGGAATGCACGTCATCCCTGATGCCTGCTGCTATGAGAACGAACTGCACGGCGACGTCCTGTTCAACTCCGATAACACCAAACATGCGAACTTCATTCCGCTCGCAAACTTGGACAAGAAGGCAGCCAAGACGCTGTACCACATCACACCCACTGACAAAGTCCCGAGCATCAAGGCGAAGGGCATCCTCCCGCTCCAGACCTCAAACTGGGTTAAGGGTGACGACGGCGAACGCTACGGTGAGGGCGAGATATTCGCCATGGACAACGCAGAGGATGCGGTGCGCTGGGCTGCCAAGATGGACTGGGAATTTAACAAAGGTATGGGCACGGGGAAGATTTCCATCATCAGCTTCACACCCGGTGCAGAGAAGTGGAAGCGTGACACGTCGGACCCGATTTCGCAGGCAGCGAACAAGGGGAAGTGGCTGAAAGCTATCGGCTCTGTCAAGCCGGAGCAGATCGGGAACTCCTTCGTGCTCAATTCGGAGATGGTCAAGTCCGTCACCCAAGGCAAGGGAGTCAAGCTGGCGGACGTCCCGACCAAGAGCTACGGCATGGGCACGCCAATCGGCGGCACCGACAACCCCGACGCAGGCGCGTCCGACGAGCCGGAAGAAATGCAAGACCCTGCCGAACTTGGGATGAACATGACCGGGGCTGTGTACGAAGATACCGAAGTCTACCTCAAAGACCCGCCGCTGCACTATCGTCCGGGGATGCCTCGCGGGCATGACCTTCCTGACGCAGAGTACTCAATTGGGTTGCAGCCCTCAACTCGCAAACCCTCCATGGAAGAGCAGGAGAACACGCAGTCGTTTGAGGACGAGGAGTTGGACGACTACGATTACGACGCCGAGGACGCCAGGCTCGTGGCGATCATGGACGAGGAAGACGCCGTGTTTGAGCGCCAAGCACGCCTGTGGGCTTCCGAGGTGGACGGCAACGACCTGCACGTCGCCATGGAAAAGATCGGCAGCAGCGAGGACTCCGGCTGGTTCGCCAAGTCCGCCCGCCCGTCCGACCAGAAGATAGAGCTTCTCCAGAAGCAGTTTAAGCTCACGCCCGAGCAGATTGAGCTTTGCATTGCAGCAGACCCAAGCCCGAACCAGACCGACTACACTGCGTGGATTGCGAAGCAGCTTGCGAAAGGTCAGATCAGGCTACCAGAAGACACGGAAAAGATGAAGGAACAGCTTGGGATGTTCCAGAAATTCAAGAAGTCCCCAGCCTTCACGTTCAACAAGGACATTCAGCAGTACGACACCGTGAAGCTGTTTGAAACGCTTGAGCAAGCTACGGCCGCGGGCATGGGCAGTAAGAAGGAAGAGAAGCGTGAAAAGGTACGCCAAGGTGCGGAAATCGTAGTGAAGAACGGCGACGTTACCATCTACAAGGTCACCGAACCTGCCGCAGCTATTGAACTTGGCGGTGGCACCAACTGGTGTACCGCAGCGCCCGGCAACAGCATGGCTTCGCACTACTTGAAGGACGGCCCACTCTACATCTTCTTTGACGCAGGTTCCGCCGTGGCGCAGCTTCACCCGGAGTCCAACCAGTTCATGAACCGTGCAGACGTGTGCATTCTTGAGTCCGTCACTGGTGAAAGCAACTACGGCAGGTCGGAAAAGTTCTTGGCCGACCCCTCGCTGGCAAGGGCACTGGGTCTACTCGCTGAGAAGGAACCGAGCGTGCGTGAGTGGGTCACGGAGAATGTCTCCAACCCAGAGACCGTCGCCAAGATTCTAGGCGAGGAGTCGCAGAAGGAAGTTGAGCATAACACTAAGTGGGACGAATCCATCGCTGAGTACAACAAGGAACTCGCCCAATGGCAGATACAGTACGACCAGTTCCAAAAAGACCACGCCGAGTGGGAAGACAAACGGAAGGCATTTCAGCAAACACCACAATATCAAGAGTGGCAAAAGGCACACGACGCCTATCAGGAACAGTACGATGCTTGGTGGCGGAATCGCTACGACCCTGTCAGCGGAGAACCGAAAGCCCGTCCAGTGGAACCAGAAGAACCGGAAGGACCGGAAGAACCACGTGAACCTAGCAAACCGTGGAATCCTGCCGGAGACAGGGAACGTGGCTACAGCTACAGAACCCGCTACGGCGACCCTTCAGAATACAGCGGTAAGAAATTCAAAATGCAAGTGCGCCATGCTCTCGCTACAGGGAAGGCGCTTCCGCCTGAGATTGAGGCGCAGCTTGTCGGCGCTCATGTCAACACGGAACTTTTGCTGAAGTACGGCGCAGTGTTCCACCCCGGACAGCCATGGGAACCGCTGGCTCAAACCATTTTTGAAAAAGTCAAGTCACGTGGCAAAGTGGACAAGAATGCGATTGACTACGCAGCTAAGTTCATCAAGGGGCCTTGGCCTGAGATCGAACCTTACCTCCTTGAGAAGCTTTTTCTCCAGACACGCAACATGGAACAGATGCGCATGGCGCTTGACTACGCCGCACGTGGTCGTCGCACCCGCTGGCCCGAGTTTGAAGCAAAGCTCCTGAAAGCGAAGCCCGGCTTGGCGTCTGGTTACGGTTGTGCCGAGTACGCCATCAGGGTGCTGAAGCAGCCATGGTCTGCTATCCCCGGACTGAAGCGCAAGAAGAACGGCAGGCTCAACCCGGAAGAGTGCATGATCGTCGGCAATCCCGGCGAGGCACGTAGATATTCCGAGGCGTTCTTCCAAGGCAAGACTTGGGATGACTTCCAAAGGTCGGCCCTCGAAGCTAACAACCTAGTGGCGCTCATCAACTACGCTGCTGACACGCTGCACACTCGCATGCCGGAACTTGAAGAGAAGATTCTCTCTGGTCAGAAGGATGCGCAGGAAAGCAAGGGTCGCCAGCGTAGCTGGACTCACCATACCGATCTACCGCTCACCTACGCCATGAAAGTCATCAAGGGGCGTTGGCCCGAGTACGAGACAAAGATTCTCGGCTACTCCAAGGGCGAGCACAAGGAGAGGGGCTACCACAACCGTGATGAGTACAAGCCGAGCACCTCGCAGCGGTGGGGCGGGCGCAACCGCTTGGACGACCGTGTCGCCAATTACATCAAGAACGTCATCAAGGGTCGTTGGCCCGAGTTTGAGCAGATTCTTCTTGCCCGTTATGAGACGAACCCCGGTCAGTGGGTGGACAACCAGAACATGCTTGATGGGTATCTCGTGACCATCAACGAAACTTGCCAGCTACGCTACACCGACAACGGCGAAGAGACTTACGACAAGGAAGCCGACGAACGGACAATAAAGCCGTTCACGAAGTTCAAGCAGGATCAGCAGTGCTATTGGCCCGAAGGCGAACAGCGCCTCATCTCTCGTGACCCTGGCTATGAAAAAGTTTTGGTGGACGAACTTAAGAAGCGTGCAACTGGCGCAGACGACGAAGGACGAGAAGGCTGGACGAAGGGCGAGAAGTACGTGTCCATAGAGGACCTCGCAAAGATGGAGAAAGTCACTGGCGACGTTGACTATAAGGAACGTGAGAAGAGACCAAGCTGGACGATCTGGAATGGAGTCTGGGTCGGCTGGTGGGGCATGGACGCTGTTGAGAAATACACCGACTACCTGCTGGCTAACGGCGTGACATGGGAAGAGGGTGTGGACATCATGGAAGTTCACGAAGACCTTGAAGACGTGCGTGGTCGCTACAGTTACTCGGGGGGTCGCCCGGAGCGTCGCCAGAAGCAGGAAGCGGCACCTCCGCCGAGCGGCAACTACGTGGAAGACCCATCGCAGCCCGGTGTATACCGTCAGTCAAGCCTGCTCAAGAAGAAGGCACTGATTGAGATGGCTCCATCACCGAGCATGCTACCACCCCGTGATGACATAAAGAACCACATTGACAAGCAGGAGCAGGACTTGCTCACTAAGGACATCATGCAGGGCGTGAAGGAGCCGCTGAACCCAAAGAAGAAGACACGCCGCCCGCAGATCAGCCCGCTCGTCAACCCCAACGGAGTGACTGCGTCAAAAACAGCGGGCATGACTGAAGAGGAAATGCTTGCACTCCAACCGGGAGACGTCGTGCTTTATGACGACGGTCGCCCCGGACACCGCAGCAAGGGAGAGGTGTTGGAATTCATCGCTCCTCGTCTACTCCAAGTAAAGTTTGAGGATCGTGCCCAATCCACCACCATCGCCGTGAACAAACCGGAGTGGACTAATTATCTGACCAAAGTCTCGTCAAATAAGACCGCCGAGTACTCGCAGCAGGATTGGGAGCAAGACGAACAGTCGCAATACTTCCTTGAACAGGTGGAGGAAGCCGAGGATGAAGCGAAGCGCTTCTTCATGCAGGAGGCTTACATCCAGCAGCTTGCTGAGGAAAATCACAAGACCATGGACGAGATGTGGAACATGATGGGCGACGAGTATGCCGCCGAGTTCTATGGATTGCCCTACAAGACCGTGCCGGACTACACCGACCAAGAAGAACCTGACCAAGGGTCCGTTGCGAAGCCCAAGATCAGTGCAGAAAGCCCCAGCGGAATTGAGATGCTGTTCGCTGACATTGATGCGGCGTGGGGCAAGGTGGAACGCCCGGATGATGCAGCGATCCAGCGTGTTGGACAGTACCTCTACAAATCGCAGCGGGCGACGAGTCTACCGTCAGGGGTAAAGCTAGCCGAGAAGTGGCGTGAGTCCCGTTGGCCGAATTACCACCCTGACGACAAGGGCTTTCTGGAAAGCGTCGGCATCAAGGCAAGCACAGAAAAGTCCGAGGTTCGTATTCGTTTCAGGGGCAAGGAAGAAGTGCTGCCGACATACAAGCCCGAAGAAATCATGAAAGCAGTAAGACATGCGGAGAACCTGTCAATGGCAAACCCCGGATTTCCGGTGGTGTTCATCCTTGATGAAGCGGGCGTCGTTAGCGAAGATACGTACATCAACGGCAATTGGGTAGGTCCCACGGTGGAAAAGTTCGCCTTCCGGGCGACTAGGTAGAGGGTGTAATGTCCTTTAAGAAAACCGCCAACGCAGTGCTGGAAAACCCGGTTCTCAGCAACGAGGACTGGCAGAAGATGTTTGGTAAGCGTGCGTTCCGTGGCTGCCAGCTTGATGGAGATCATCCGTTCTGCAAAGTGGCAAGTGCGAAACGTGCAGCAGAAGCGCAGAAAATCGCTGCCGATACTTCAAAATACCTGCTGTCACACGTGACGATCATGAGCAGCGTCATGGTTGAAGAAGAGCCGTTTGACTACCTCATCAAGCCTGAGACCAGTCACCTCGTCAACAACAACGACGACGCGTGGACGAACGAGGTTCTGAAGCTGAGCTATCGCAGTTTCGTCGGAGCCTTCAACTTCGTTGAGCACTTCCAGAATAGCAAGTACGCCAAAGGGCACATTCTTGACGCCGTCCTCCGCAAGGTGAACGTCGCCGAGGGCGGGTCAATCTGGGTCTACTACTGCGACATTCTCGTCGCTACCGATGTCACTCATGAGAAGCTTGTCCACGACATCCGTGAGGGTCATGTCCGCTACCTGTCCATGGGATGCGTCACCGACCTCGTAATCTGTTCCTATTGCGGGTCCCGTGTCACCGATGCCAATACGTACTGCAACCACCTGTCTTTTCAGAAGGGTACGTTCCTGGCGGACGACGACGGCGTACCCCGCCGCATCGCTGAACTATGCGGGCACAAGAGCATGGTTAACGGCGGCGTGAAGTTCGTAGAGGCAAGCTGGGTTGCGACCCCCGCGTTCCCCGGAGCGGCAAAAAGGAACATCGTTGCCGAGGAATGGGTGGGTCCTTCTACCCCGTACACGCAGAAGCAATCATCGGCACCCTCAAAATTTGCCATGACAGCCTCAAAAAAGACTGAATACGAAGACCTTTCATTGAGTGAAGCATTGCTAGACGCTGATTTCCTTGGAGACCGCAGAAGGTAAAGAATCTATGGCAAACCTGAAGAAAGTGCAAGCAGCGATGGCGAAGAAGCAGGCTGATCTGGATATGCTGGACGATCAGCTAATGGGTATGCCCGAGATGGCACCCGACGCCCCCGCCGACATGGGCACCTCGCCCGAGTTTGACCTCCTCTCCGAAAAGCGTGAAGAGCTTGAGGAAGAGATTCGCCAGATGCGCGAAGGCGTAGAGCTTATTTCCCAGTGGGAGAAGTTCAAGGACGGTCCTTGGTCTGAGCAGATCAAGGGCTTGCTTGGCGAAATTGACATTGAAATCAGCGACATCGCTGGCGGCGAAGTTGCCGCAGCCGACGAACTTGGCGGCATGGGACCCGGTGCCCCGATGGGAGCGCCCCCGGTAGATATGGCAGCCCCCGCACCAGACGCTTCGCTTCCCCCGGCACCCGCAGTACCCGAAGCAGCCCCCGCAGCCCCGGCATCCGATATTTCCGCAGAACCCGCAGTAGAACCAGTCGCGGAAGCAGCCCCGCTGGAAGCCCCGATGGCTTCAGCAAAGGCTGGAAATAACCAAGTTACGAAGAAAAACAGCTACGCATCCCCTGTTAAGAAGGGCGTTTCTGCCCGTTCTGACATGAAAAAGGAAGGCTCTAACATGGCAAATACAGCCCCAGCCAAGGCTTCAGTTCAGGAGAAGCTGGCAGAAGTCAAGACCAAGCGCGAGGCAATCAAGCGCGAGGCACAGCAGCGTGTTGCGGCTGCGTGGACTATCGCTAAGACGATGCTCCCGACCGCTCCGGCTGAAGTGCAGAAGAGTGCCGCTTCCAGCCTACTCCAGAACAGCACCCGCGTCCTGAGCGCGATGCTCCGTCAGACGGCAAAGAACGCGCACTATTCCAAGCTCGCCGAGACCTTCAAGCAAGTCCACAAGACGGAACTCAACGAGTTCCTCACTGAAGGCGAAGACCTCAACTCCCTCAAAGCATCAGTCGCAAAAGAACTCAACGGTGATCCCAAGAACGCATCGAAAGTTGCCGACGACCGCAAGGACGCTGGCCCGCAGACCGAGACGTACAACGACGGTCGTGGTTGCGGCGGTGGAAAGCACACCGAACCGAAGCCGATGGACGCAGGTTCGTCCTCTTCAACGACCGAAGCATCTGGCCGTCCCGAAGACACGATCAACAAGTCCGACAGCGATGGCGCTGGCAAGGCAGCTTCCAAGGCAGCAGCAGCGCCGAAGAAAGCCGAGTCCGAGTGCAAGTGCGACGGCGAATGCAAGTGCGGAGCAAAGGCAGCCGCAGAAGTAAAGAAGGCTGACGAGATGCCGCCGATGGACGCTCCCGCAGGCGATGTTCCCCCGATGGACGCAGAAGCCCCGATTGAGGAAGCCCCGGTTGAAGAGGCTCCGATTGAGGAAGCTCCGTCAGAGATGCCGATTGACGAAGGCGCAGAAGCCGACAACGCTGGCGAGATTCTTTCCGACGAGAAGAAGATGGTCGTTGAAGAGAAGATCGAAGAGGCGCAGGAAGCGATCAAGGCTCTTGAGCAGGAAATCCTGCAAGAGGGTGAAGAGGAACTTGATCTAGCGCAGGTATTCAACGAGGAAGACATGGAAGACAAGGTCTCCTCACTCGCAAACGAAGGCGACGAGCACACCGCTGGAAACGGCGAAGAGTTCTTCGCACCGTCCGCCGCAGAGAGCATGGAAGCCAGCTTGGACGACACGCAGATCGCGTCCATGGAAGACTTCTTCTCCTTGCAGGGTTCCGACTCCGATCCTCTCCGCGCACTTATCGCGGGTGAGATCAAGAGCGCCGCAGAAGTAGCCGGAATGGATGTTGTCCCGTCCTTCACTGGCGAAGCTGCCAAGCACTTTGAGTCCGAGACCTCCGACGCAGACAGCCGCGACAACGAGAACGATCACGACGGCGACCTGTTCGCAGAAGCCATCGAAGATCAGAAGCCCGAGGACGGCGGTTTCAAGCGCGTCAAGCAGGACGAAACCAACGTGCTTCAGGCACCGAAGTCTTCTGCAAAGAAGACAACTGCTCCTGCAAAGGCAGCAGCCCCGGTCATCAAGAAGCTCAAGAACGTCACCGCATCAGAGCGTCCGTCGTTTGACATCGCAGGCGCACTGCTTGGCGACGACGAGTTCTAACCAGCATTTCAACCCCGGACTCAAGTCCGTATCCGAAAAGCCCGCCTTGGCGGGCTTTTTGCTTTTACGGATCGCTAATGAAAAATTCCTCCAATACCCCCTCCATTAGTGAACGTCTGCCTTTTCTATAGTCCTACTCGCCCCCAAGGCGACCGGATTGGAACTGGCAAACAAAAAGCGTTCCTTTTAGAACCAAACTGGAGAAAACCAACTATGTCACTCAAACTGACGTATTACGGGCAAAATGACAGCGTGAACTGCACGCCTGCCGTTTTCCTGACTGGCGATCCGGGTACTGACCAACAGACTCTTACTTCCGCTGGCTATCTCGGCGGCGTCATTGTGGCAATCATTGACTCAGCCGCAACCTTGACCGCCCCCCTCGCTTTCCAGCCTTCGTACGAGCCTGCCATGGGTTCCATCGGCAACATCGTCCCGGTTGACGGCGACGCTACTGCCTACGGAGCCAATGAGGGCAACATCCCGTTCGCAACACTGCTCAATGGCCCCGGCGAATTCGCTGGCGCAATTGGTCCTTCCGGCTCCCGCAAGGCTCCCGTCGTCCGCGCACTCTGGCAGGGCAACGTGGACTTTCAGGGCTACGATTCTGGCGCAACCTTCCATCTTGGACAGTACGTCTACGCTGGTGGAACCGCCAACACGAACATTGGCAAATACACCAGCCTCGCCCGTAAGGGTGCTGCTGTTGCCACTGTCGGCATCTGCACACACGTCCCCTCGGCTTCTGAGCCGTGGCTTGGCGTGGCGTCGCTCCTGTAAGGGGGATTTCGACTAAGACAACTTCTTAGGAGAGAAAACACACCATGGCAAATCTATCACGCACTCAGCAGCAAACCGCAATGCTCGGTCAGCTTCTCAAGACCGCTGGCGGACGTCAGAAGCTCGCAGCCTCGTTGGGTCCTTCCCTCCGTCGCCGCCGCGACTACATGTCCATCGCCCGCAAGGCATTGATGGTTGAAACACTCCCAGACGGCGCACTGCCCATCTACGATAAGGAATTCGACACGGCCGCAATGACGGTCGGCTCCACGCCGGGTTCTTCCTTCGTTGAGGCATTCGTGGTCGGCGAAGAGGGCGGGGACATCGTCCGCGTCACCAAGCCGAAGCGCGTCACCGTCCCGACGTTTGAAATCGTTTCCAACCCGATGATCCCCATCACCCAGATCAAGGAGCGCCGCTTCGACCTCGTTGCCCGCTCGCTGAACTTGGCGAAGGCGGAAGTCGGCGCACAGGAAGACGCATACGTGTTCTCCCTGTTCGACGCAGTCGCAACCGCAGCGGCAACGCATGCGGCAAACGACCCGGTATACAACCCGGACATCGCGATCAACGCTCCGATCGACATCAACTCGATGGCGGACGGCTTTGGTCAGGTGCAGCGCCATGACTTGTCGGTTGCGTTCGTGTTCTTCAACCCACGCGACTACACCGACCTGCTCAAGTGGACTCAGCAGAACATCGACCGCGAAACACAGCGCAAGCTCCTGAAGACCGGAGTCATGGGCTACCTCTGGGGCGCAACACTACTCCAGTCGCGTAAGGTGGGCTACGGTTCCATCTACATCCTCGCGGACGCAGAATTCCTCGGCGTCATCCCCGAGCGTATTCCGCTCACGGTGATGTCGGCCGACCGTCCGGACCTCCGCCAGATCGGTTTCTCGATCTTTGAGAACCTCGGCTTCTTGGTCTTCAACCCGTCAGGCGTTCAGCGTCTCACGGTCAACGGCCGCTTCGTCGCGTCCAACAACACGGGCGAGAACTAAACCTCTCGTACCACTGGTTTACCGAAAGGGCTGCCCAAAAGGCAGCCCTTTTGCTTTTTACCCGCCTCCCTTTCTCCGTTTCCCCAATTTTCCTTTCTTTATTGAGTATTTAACCTACTAGGGAGACCCGGATGCAGAGATCGTACCTTGTAAAGTCCCCCGTTCATTTCGCCGACCTTGGATTTTTCGTCAAAGTTGGTGATATTCTGGTTCACGACACATCCAACGCCAACAGGCTGACGGTGTACCGGAACGGGGAAGTGGTTAAAGCCGTGAAACAGACGACTTTGGGACTTGCCGCCATGCAGAAGAACGGGTTCATTGAAGAGATGACCCAACAGGCTGCCAAGGTGGCTCCTAAAGCGCCTCAGAAGCCCGTGGAGGCTCCCAAGCCTGCTGCCAAGAGGGAAGACCCTAAGCCAGCCCCCAAGCCCGTCTCAACCCCCGTGGAGCAGAAGCGCAAGAAGGTGGAACCGACCGAGGTCCCCTTTGAGGAACTACCCGATCATCTCAAGGCTCTGGTAACCGAACGGGAGAAGTCTAAGCCCAAGCCGAAGCCCATTGAAGAGATTGAGGACGAGACAATATGAAGCGCTGGTGCCTGATACCCAAGCATGCCCCACGCCCGAGTGACGCCGCCGAGCTTCTAGCCAGCGGGTGCCGGGTAGTTGAGACCCTGTTCGCCGGGATGGTTCTCATCGTTGAGTCCGAAGAGGACTTGGCGTACACCCTTGACCCCGAGATGTGGGACGTGTCCCTTGACGAGAAAGGGGCATCGGCGTGAAGCGCCTTTGCGTCTTCTACTACAAAGCTCACGAGTGGTTGGGCAAACCCATTAACTGGGTCATCTGTAAGGATTGCCAGCGCGAGCTTGCGAAAGGCATCCCACTAAAGGTCTGCTTCCGCCGTGTCAAGAACACCTCGTAAGAACCAGTGGAACCGTGCCGCCGCCAAGTGCGACGGACGTTGCTGGTACTGTGGCGTGAAGCCCGACCCGGATGCCCTCACTGTAGACCATGCTACACCCCGGTCACGGGGAGGCAAGAACCGAGACGAGAACCTGCTACCCGCCTGCGAGTACTGCAACAATCTCAAAGACTGCCTGACCTTGAGCGAGTTCCGCAAGTTCGTCAAAGTCCGCATCTCCCGCAACCTGACCGCCCTCGGCTACTGTAACTCCAGCGTGCGTGTGGTGTTCTGGGGCGAAGGCAATGATTCGCCCTTCGCCTATTGACTTTCCGCTACTAAAGCAGAGGGCAAAGTGCGCCTATGAGCGGGGTTTCCCCAGTCCTGATGGCAGAATCGGCAAACTCGGAACCCATCGAAATCACGGGTGCTTCCGTGACGATACCGCTTTCCGCCGCCGTGGACGTCGTTGATGGCGTCGGCAATCGTGCGGTGAAGACTGCGATTTCCCTGCCTGATCTTGTCCGCCAAACGAACCAGTTCTCCAAGAAGTATCGTGGTGGTTGCTCGCCACGTTTGCTTGACTCAAACCCGAAGGCTCTGTTTCTCCACTACAACGTGAAGTGCAACAAGGAAGACAGCGATCCTGCTGGTCACGATGTCAGGACACAGTTTGATGTCACGAAGGTACAGGAATCACAGAAGGCGAAAGACCTTGACATCCAAGTCCAGTGCTCGTGCCCGGCGTTCCTCTACTGGGGAGCGCAGTGGAACTTGCACCAGCGTGATGGTCTTCTCGGTCCGGCCCGACCGCAGCTTCAGGCTCCAAAGGAACGCCTAGACCTCCGTGGAAACTACGTCATCTGCAAGCACATCCACGCAGTGTTTGAGCGCATCCTGCCCAGCGTGCAGCACAACGTCGTGAACATCCTTCGCAAGCGTGAGGTTGAGCGCCGCAAGATGGAGGTTGAAGATAACCCCGAACTTCTCCAGAAGCAGAAAGAACGGGGGGAGAAGAAGCAGAAGATTGACGAAGCCCGCAAGACGAAGAACAAAGAGATCAAGCAAAAGCTGCTGGATGCGCTCCGCAACGAAGAGGAAGCACGGATGATCCACGAAAAGGAACTTGAGGATCAGGTGCCCGAAGAGGTGCAGCGCACAGAACCCGCAACCGAGCCGCATGAGGCTCCGAAGAAGCGTGAGCCGGAGTGGTCAAAACTGCCGAAGCACTACCAGCCCAAGGAAGAACAGGAACTCGCCGACATCAACGAGCTTACGGACGAAGAGGAATCAAAGATTGAGGAGCTTCACAAAGAGAACAAACCGCACATCCACAAGGGTCTGCCGTACGAGACAGAAGAAGGCGGCAAGAAGTCTTCAAAGCATGCACACGCAGACGAGCCTGGCTTGCTCTTCCGTGCGCCGGAAGATAATCAGAGTCACGATTACCAGCCTTCGTGGGATTACGAGACCCGAGAGAATAGCGACCCAGAACTTGCGAAGATGGCAACACAGATCGCCAAGGGAATCTATACGAATACCAAGGAACCGTTTGAACTTTGGGACATTGATCTCTCTCATCTCGGTGCAGTAGCGATGTATATCAACGGCACGTGTGGGTTTCCTGTCGTTCTCATTGACCTTGAAGCGCACCGGGGATACGAAGACCAGATCGGCAAGAGCATCTACCACGAACTCAAGCACGCAGTGCAAGATTCAGAGGGTCGTGAATACGACGAGGACGAGGCGGAGGAAGACTGATGTTCGCACAAACCAACCAGCCTTACCCCAACAGGATTCAGCTTGTCCTCGCACCGTTCGTCGGCCCCTTCGTGCAAGACGGCCCGCTTGGTGATTTTGATCCACGTCGTGATCTTGAAGTGTATGTGGACGGCGTGCGTGAAGTGATCCAGACATTCTCGTTTGACGCGACGAATAATCGCTACCTACTTTTCATGCAGAACACCATCAACTTGACTGGTGTGATCCAGATCGTTCACCACGTGCCGTCGCCGCCGTTCCAGTTCCAGACCAACCCACCGCTCTTTGACCTTACGCCGGGTGACTCGCCGGGTATTGACGGAGGCGGAATCTAATGTCCACGTGGCTCCTAGCTTGCAAAGAGTTAAATGGCGGTGTCTACGTCACCCGTCTGCCTCGTGCCATCCACAACCCGGATGGTTCCGTGCAGCCGGGCGTTCCAGACAACTGGTTCTTCGTCGGTCCCGGCACGTCTCCTTCCGTGGAAGCGTACAGCGCCGTCTCGGTGAACATCACAGCCACATCGGTAACCGCCAACACACTGACTGTGACATGCAACAATTCCTTTTTGGTGGGAGAGACAGTCACCCTAAACGGCACTGCCGAGGGTTTCTTGAATGGACAAGTCGTCACGATCGCGACCGCCACGTCTACCTCGTTCACAGCAGCTTTCACACACGGGAACTATAGCAATCCTGCTGACAGCGGAACCGCGTCCTTCAACCAGTTCATCCTGATCTTTGACTTCTTGAGCAGGTTGATCGTTAGGGTGCTGGACATAAACGTATGGCCCCCGAACGAAATCATCCCGATTGCCACGAGCAGTCCATTCGCCATCACGTCTGACTCTGGGGCGGCAGCCGGGTTGCTGAACGACAACCTCATCTTTGAGGTGCCCAACTCAAACATGGCGACGGTATTCGTCAGGAACCAGTTTGACCCGCCGTACTTGGCGCACAACATCATTTTCTTCAACGTGACCACCAACACGTACAGCGTCCTGTTACAGCCGGACCCGACGTGGATAACCAACCTTCCGAACACGACGAACTTTTTCCGTCTCTATCGCAGCCCCCTCGGACCGAACCCGACGTGGACACTGATTGAGGACTGGAACACCACGTTTGCATCCAGCGGCTTCACGGATTCCAACGTAGGCATTCTCCAGTTCCAGTACTCCGCCACCATCGGTGCGTTCTTCAACCCACGCAACCCGAGCAACCCGAACGACCACGAAGAAAGCATGATGGGACCGAGCTTGGCTTTTGATTCTACCCAAGGACACCTCGGGTTCCTGATCGCCCCCTCCGACGTCATGGATTTGAACGCCGGACAGTACGCGACGGGGTTCATGACGGGAGACGCCACGGCGTCCTTCAGTTCAACGCAACGCTTTTTGGTTCTAGTACTTCCGACACCCCCCTCCCTTGGGGACTTTATAGACTATCCGGGTCTCCAAGTACCTGTCACCGGACAGCCTACGACGCCCCTTCAGGAAGGACCGACTTCAGCAACCTGTAGTGTAGGCGGAAGAGCCGGGTTCGTCGCGCTAGGCAGTATTACCAGTGACACCATAGGGTTTGGGCAGCTTGTCACGCCCGTCGTCGGTCAGCCGCCAACAGAATTGCCGGGCGGAAACGCTGCTTGCACGGTTTACGGATAAAGGATCAGACTCGATGTATAACAACCGACTGGAAATAGTCGTGAAGTCTCAGGAGGGCGAAATCCTGCACCAGTACACCAAGGACAACGCCGTCTCCGACGATTTTATCGTCACCACCAACCGCATCTTTGACAACACTTTTACGAACGGCGGCTTGCCTGTCGCGTTCCTCCTGCCTGACGGTGCAGAGTGGGCGAGCTACCCCGGATGGGACGCACGCAACCCGTGGGCACCATACACCTGCACGGTGAGCAACTCAATAGTGGGTGGTTCTACGCAACCGCTGTGGCAGGGAAAAACCCTCACTGGTCCGAGTTCGGCGACGCAGTACCGTTGGAAGCTGTTCTACTCGTGGAACAACCTTCCCAACGACCTGCAACTCAAGGCGGTCGGTCTCACGGGCATGCAGAACGATCAATTTGACGGGCACCTGTACGGAATCGCCAACAGCGTTCAAATCAATTTTTGCCCGGAGACACTCGTTGTCCTGCCGACCTCGTTCCTCGTGCATGGATTTGTGCCGGGCGGAGTACCAGACATCCTTGAACTGTCTTACTTCATCTCCGTGGTAGGAGCAGCATAATGGCTGTAAACATTTTCCAAGTAGCTCAGATCAACGGCGACCTGTTCGGCACTGGGTCGCACCCCGCCAACGCGGGTGTGTTCGCTTCAGAGTATCCGCTGTTGCCCGACAACATCAACGGCAACTTGGCCCGTTACACGAAAATCTGCGGCATCTGGTCTTCCTCTACGCAGAACAACACCACGCCGTATCCTGCTGGTGTTGGCGGTGATTCTTGGTCGCAGCCGAACGGCTTCGGCATTGCGGGTCGCCCGAACGGTGGTTACTTCGTCCGTGCCGTCCTGACCAGCGACCAGAACGTAAACTACGGCTACATCGGCAGCTTCGTGGGTGGCTACGGCAACCTTGATTACACGTTTGATATAAATCCCGGCCCGATCACTTCGCCGACGCAGGTGAGCGCGGTGGACTACGAGCCGACCTACGGGCACGGCAACTCGGTCACCATCGCCAACGGGCCTATCCCCAACTCTACTGCGAACCAGTGGCGTGACCAGAACAACCTCCCCGTTGACGCGACCGCATCAATAACGCTGAACTCGTCGGCGTACAGCCGCACACCCTACACCAACCCTGCGATGTTTGTCGCCCAGATTGACAGTCCGACAAACAACATCGGTTCCGGTAACGTGAGCTTCCACGTTGAGATGCGTCCGACGCAGCAGATGACGCAAACCATCCTAAGCTGCGGTCTCGGCTGCTCGTTCGCTTCTGGCTCCCGCGCCGTTTTCCGCAATGACCAATACGGCTACCCGTTCAACGCTCTGCCTGACGACTTCTACGCAGCGTCAAACAATCGCAAGTTCGGTAGCCGCGCACTGAGCATATTCTGGGGACGCATACTGGACGGATCGGCGATGTCGTACGCCTACCCGTACTACGAAGATCAGACCCCCTACCCCGGAGCGCCCTTCGCTAACCCCTCCGGTCCCGGAGGCGCTAACAATGTGGCGGCTGCGGATCGTGTGTTCAGCGTTACTGCAATTGCTGACTGCCCGACCTCCCGAGCACCGCAGACGAACCAGTTTGAGTGGATACCGAGTCATGCGTACCCGCTCAACTATGAAATTCTTGACAGGTTCGCACACATAGAGAAGGTCACGACGGCGGGAACCTCGGGTGTCAACGGCACTTGGCCCACTGGCGCTTTCAGCGTCAATTGGCTCAACGCGCCCGACTTCGGCAGCTACCAGTTCTCAACTGACGGCACGGGCGCATTGGTGTGGCAAGACTTGGGTTTCGTGTATGGCAACGCATACGGCTTCGCCTCGCCAGCGGACAGCGCCCCGAATCTGGCAGCTTACCAGACGGACATCCGTGTCCGCAACAATGCGTCGCTGCACATAAACGATGAGTACGAACTGTACGTTCAAGAGACCAAGTTCGCTATCTTCACAAACAAGGCATCTCTATATCCGTTGGTTTTCATTGACCTCCTTGACACATGGAACTCCGGTACGTGGGCACAGGGCTTCCGCATCGCTGGGGCTGCGGTGTGGAGCGAGACGACTCCGTGGGCGTCCGGCAATCCTTACATCGTGGGTCAGGCGATCCTTGACCCCAATGGCTACATCCAAGTCGTCACCACGCCCGGCACCAGCGGTGGCGGCATACCGACGTTCAACAAGACCTACACTGGCACGACCCCCGGCGACGGTGGTGTGACGTGGACGAACTACGGACTGAACAAGAGCAAGATTTACTTCATTTCGGAAAACGGGCATCTCGCACTATTTGATTCAAACGTGATCAACAGCAACGTGACCGCTCTCTCAAATGCTCCGGCGCTTTCATCCGGGGCGGCGTACGGCGCGTGCCGCATCCGCACAGGGTTCGCCACTGTTTACGCCATGACTGGTTCAATGGGAACGAACCCGTTGAACTCCTCAACCGACCTTTCCGGCACTCCAGGCAAGGTGGGTGTGACACCATACAGCATTGTGCCCGGTACTTGGGGTTCCGCATCCTTCCCAGCGTTCCAGTCCCGCCATAATGCCCGCAGCTTGAGCGAGATGATAAAGCTCCGCAACGGCGATTTCGCCTTTGCGGTTGAGAACGTCAACGTCGTCGGCACAACCGTGTCCAACATGGGCATCGCCAACATCACGAACGTGTCTCTCACGAGCAATGTTGTTACGTTCACGGCAACCAACAATTTCGCAATGGGAGAGGTCGTCTACGTTAACGGTCTCACAGGAGCGTCGTTTCTCAACGGTCATGGATTTCAAATTCTGAGCACCGGGCTAAATGGTGGTCAGTTTGAGGCTGCTTTCACGCACGCGAACTACGCCTCTACGCCGGACAGCGGCACCGCGACGGACATTGAATGGCAGGTGATGCTGTACAACCCAAGCACGAACACGTGGAACACAAGCCAGATCACGGGCGGTGGCGGTGTAAACTTCAGCTACGGGTTACCAGGATTCGGCGCTGGTGGCAATGTCAATACCTCAACAGACCAGTTTCTCAACTATGAGCCGCAGTTCAGTTGCTCCCTGTACGACGTTGCGCAGACCACCTCCGTCAGCGGACAGCCCGTCATCTTGGTGCAGTGCAACTACCGCAACGACAAGCTGTTCGTCATTGACGGTTCGCAGCCACTCGGCACCATCTCAAACTCAAACGTGACGTGGGTCGGTGTAACGAATGCCCCGATCACCAGCATCAGCGAGACTGCCACTGTCGTGACGGTTCAGGCGACGAACTATTTCCGGGTGGGGCAGCAGGTTACCCTCGCCGGAATCAGCAATGCGATCTGGCTCAACGGTCTGACCGTGACCGTATCGGGCACTGGGCTGTCCAATTCGCAGTTTGAATTCACCGATCCGACAGCACACGCAGACTACGGTCCTGCGGGCGACACAGGCAACGCGACCCACCTCGGCATCTTCCCTGCCGGAGCGCCGATAACCCCAACCCCCTTGCAAATCCGCAAGTCGGTGACGGACGACCGCACTCTGTTCTGGTTCAATTTTGAATATAACTTCACTTCTCAGAACTCAGACGGCACTAACCCGTCTTCGGCCATATTCTGGATGGCTCCCCCAAGCTGGAATCTCACGAAGTGGAACCAGACCGTCGTCGGCACGATGAGCGTCATTCACACGAACACCAAGGACAACAGCGGCAACGTCATTGACATAGGACAAGACTTGGCATTCGTTCCTGATGTGGCTAACGGGCAAGGAGTCACTTTCGTTGACGCTTATTCTATCCTCGGATCGTTTACAGACAACTATGTCCCTGTTGCCATCCACGGAGGCGTGGACGTCAATGGCATCCAGTTCGTAGGTGAAGTAGGCGAGTACGGTATGCGACCAGCGTCCAATATCGGGCCTGGAGGGTTTCAAACTTTCGGTCACAACATGGAGCAGAGCACTTTCTTCCTGCCCACTTACTTCAAGTGGAACGGCTCTGCGTTCACGATGGCGGATAATTATGCTGACGCGGTCTCAAACGCCGCTCCCGTGCCATCAACGGCGGGAGTGAACGTCAACCTGCCGTACGGTCTTGTCGCTCAGTTCGGTCAGACTGCTGGTTCAACATTCCACCAGTTTGAGTGGTTCACGATCAACGTGGCTTGGGGCAACACCAAGTATGTCCGCAAGGCACGGTACGTTTGGTCTATGTTCGCGGGGCAGACGTTCAACGTGACGCAGTCCAGCATACCCGTGACCGCCGTGAATCAGGTCATCCCGACAGTGTATCTGCCGGATGCCTTCGGTCCGGCGAACATCACGTTCCCCACATCGTTTACCAACCCGATGACCTTGCTGCCCGTGACTTCCCTACCCGCAGGCTTTATCGCGGGGCAAGACTCCTTCGGATCGTGCGGTATTTGGCCGATGGTCACCAGCGGTGTCGCGCAGAACAATGCGGTGCAGTGCGTGATGACGGTAAGCCACCCAGACCCGACCACCATCTTGAATCGCCCTAACCAAGCTGGTCAGGTGTTCAGCGCAAGCTCGTCACAAGCCAGTTTTACTACGCCGTTTTTCGCCTTCAACGGCTGCCCGTGGATGTTCAACGGCTACGGTCAGTGGATTTCCAACGGCGGTGCCGGGCAGTGGATCGCCATAGACCTCGGCGCAGCCCAGATTGCCAAGTCGTACGAGTTCAACCAAGGCGTGGTTCTTCCTGGTCAAAGCAATAACACCATGAGTGGTTGGACGCTCTACGGTTCAAACAGCGCGACGGATTTCACGAACGGACCTCCGGGCGGCACGTGGGTCGCCATTGACACCCGCAGCAGCGTTCCTATCACACGCACGTGGGCGGGAAATGTCACGTCGTTCGGCAGCTATCGTTACTACGCCCTGCGTTCAAACACGGTTAACGGCAACACGGCGCTAGGTTATTTCCGTCTGTTCAGTTCGGTCATGCTACCGACGATGAACTTCAGCGAGATACTCGCCTTTGGTCCGGAGACGCTGGGCACCACCGACAACGCTGGTTCTTCCCTCTCGCCTGCCTTCATGCGTGGTATGACGTTTGAGGTCAGCACCAATCTCGGTGTGTCGTACACTCCGATCACGCCGATCTGGCGTGCGCACCACGGCGGTATCTGGACGTTCCCACGTCAGACGGGCGTCACGAATGTGCGCATCACTTGCCAGTCGGGCTACCCGTACTACAACTTCCAAGCAGGTCAATGGACTGGCACCCCGCTCCAGTTCGGTTTCTATCTCGGGATCGGCCCGTTCCAGTTCGTGGACTACCAGCGCAGCGATATTGACAGCACGTTCGCCGCAAGGCTGGGCAGCAGTTCGGCTTCGGACGGCACTCCGGCTCGTGGCAGCTTTGACTCCCAGTACATGGGGCTTTCATGCGACGCCGTGTCTGTCGCCATTGACACCACAGTGACGCCCGCATCTCTCGGCCAACAGTTCCTCGGTTCGGGCAACGCCAATCAAGGCGGCAACTTGAGTCCAGTTCTCGGATGGTATACCTTCCTCCAGATTCCCACGGGTACCATCTCCACGTTCCAGAACGGCTACATCCGTGTTCACCCGGTGTACGGTTTCGTCCTGTTCGGCGGACCACAGCCGGGCTTGGTATCGCAGGCTGGTGGTTGCGATATGATACAGACGCAGTCGGGCACCAACATGGCGGTCACATATCAATGGGGTCGCAGGGTGTAATGAATGCCAATCTTGCAGGATCACTATTTTGACCCGACAGCCGTTGGGTCTAACCTCGGCGCACGTGGCTACGGCAATCTCGCTGGCGCAGATGTGTTCTTTTACATCTCAACGTCCAACGAACTGAGAGTCAAGCAAGCCAACTCGTCCACGCTGTCCGGGCTGTCCACGATCCAGATTTTGGTCACGGGCGGTGTCCAATGGCTGTCGGTTATTCAGCAGCCACCGCAGGGCGTCGTTCACCTGTACTGGACAAACACCAACGGTGCGATGTTCTACGCTCCATACACGGCACGGAATTTCTCCGAACCGATCAGCCCAATCAGCCTCCCGTTTTCCACGGCGTTCACTTTTTCCACCACCTACGCACAACACAGCACGCCTCCGGCGTACTGCATGCTGGTTGACGATGGCACGAGGCACACGCTCTACACTTCTGCGACTCCCGATTTCAGCACGATTCTCGGAACGCAGGTGGTCTACAATAACAACACCAACCTTTCGGTCTACATCAACAAGCCCGTGATCGCCGTGCATCCGCTTGACACCAATGTGGCGACAGTCGCCGTGCAGCACGTTGACCTCCCGTCTCCTCCGGGGATACAGAAGGTGGGCTTCTACGTTACGTTCCTTCCGGGGGTCGCATAATGCCGCTTAATGACTCATTCACATTCGTAGTCAGTGGCGAGCAACCGTCCAACTTTGAGGACGAGGTCACATTTACAGCTACGGTGTCCGACCCGGTTACGGGCGATCCGAACCCCAACACAGCACCAACCGGAGCCGTGTTCTTCGTAGCGGATGGCTCATTCGGTTTCGGAAGCGGTTCCCTCTCGCCTTTGACAGCGTCCGTCACGGCGATTCAGTCGTCTACCTCGGTTGCGACGTACATCGCAGCGAACAGTTTCGCACCGGGACAGCGTGTCACCACTTCTGGATTCTTCAACACGTTGAGTGTCCCCAACGGAGTTCAATTCAACCAGACCAACGTCGCCATAGCCTCAGCGACTTCCACGAGCTTCACGGTCAATGGGGTCTACACGGCGCAGATTCAGGTGAGTCAAGCCGGGAATTCAATCAGCACCACGACATCCACGGCACAGGGTTCAACCACTATCCTGATTCCAGGTCTGCACACCATACAAGCCTTGTACACGGGACCCGGCAACAGCGGTAACCACAACCCGTCAAATTCAAACATCCTGACCCAGCAAGTCATCAACGTCCCGGCTACCACGATAGTTGAGGTGCCCGGCTTCGCCTTGATAGCGTCCTTCAGCCTGAACGGCGACAATACCCTACCGCCATCGGCTCAGCTTTTCCCTGTCCCGTCTACGGCGACGATCCACCAGACCATCAGCCTGTTGTGGAGCACGCTCAACGTGGCGTTCATCAGGATCACGGGCAACAATGGCATAGATTACCAGCCCTCTGGCTTTGACACTGGGTTCATAAGTACAAGCGGATCAGGACTTTACGTGGTGGCGGCTGGATTCACGCAGAATATCTCGCTTACGCTGCAAGGATACAACTTCGCCCATGTCGCCATCCCAGGTGTGTCGTCAAGCGCCAATATCACCATCACTTGATGCAAAACTCGTATTTCCGCCCCTTCTGTAGGGGAAACTATCCCCGCCCCTTGCAAGGAGCAAAGACCATGGCAAAAAAGATCGCCAAAATCGACGCTGACAACATGAACTCGCTGTTCGCGTCCGAGTACGACAAGATGTCCGGCACCAAGTCCGCAGCAGCAGGCGACGTTCGCGATCAGAACGGCGCACCCGAGGCACCGCAGGCGTTCAAGGATCACGACGAGTACCTTGACCTCCTCCAGTCGGCGCTGAAGGAAGACGCTGGTCAGGACTTTGACCCGAACGACAAAATCCTCGACTAAGAGAGGGAGCAGATGAAGTATGCAGCGTTGATCTTCGGTGACGATGACCGTCAGCCGAAGGCAGCGTCCGCCAAGCTTCCCTCCCCGGAGCCGGGTCAGATCGTAAGAGGCATCGACGGTTCCGTCTACCGCGTAGCGTCGAAGATCGCCGGGCCGGACGGTTACGCCGTCAAGCTGGCGAACCTCCAAGGGCAGCCTGTCCAGACGCCTCACAATTTCCGCCCTGTTGCCGCCGCCACTGCACGTTTTGCAGCATGGCTAAAGTACCACCTCGCCTACAACCGCGATTTTGACCTGTACATCAACTCGTACATTGAACGCTACAACGAACAGCACAAGGACAGCCCCCTGCCATTCCCCGTGGGGCGTGACGGTCAGGCTTTCCGCTGGGCCAATTTCCTCCAGAAGTCCATCTCCTCCAAACTCTACGTCCACGGACGTGGCGATGCCGAGGATCAACAGATTATCAAGGACGAACTCATCGGCGAGATGCTGTTCAACGTCCTCGGCGAACGCGACACGCTTTCGCAGTTCGTTGCCAAGTCAAAGAGCCTCGGCGTGAACAGGCAGAACGCCGCGTCCAAGCTCACCGAGTGGCTTACCCGTGCTTTCTTCCTCCGCGTTGAGGAGATGCAGAACAAGATCAACGCACGTAACCCGGAAGAAGAAGTATCCATGTGGCAGCCGGGCATGACCGACGAGAGCGAGGGGGAAGTCAACATCCTTGACACCGAGGAGTACGGCGTCGGCGAGACCGAGTTCCAAAGCGTGGAAGCGAAGAGGGACATCACGAAGTTCCGCCAAGGCTTCGCCAAGTGGCTGGGGGAGACTCAGGGTCAGAAGGCAGCCGACAGCTTCATTCTGATGTTTGACATCTTCTGGCGCATCCTCCAGACGGACGAAGACGCAGACGTCAAACGCAGCGACCTTGAGCAAGAGTGGATCAAAACAACTGGGCTGAGCTTCGGTTCGTTCAAGGACTACTTCGGCCGCCTTCCCGACATGATTGAACAGTTCATCACGTCCCACAGCGACGAACTTGGGGACAAGAACATTTTCGTTGACCTGATGAATGTCATCCGCAACGAGCGCACCCAGCGTGAACGCAAAGATCGTCGCCATAAGGAACGCGCACGGCCAGCCATGGTTTCCTCGCTGAACACTGCTGGAGTTGAGGGTGACTTCACGGAAGCGATTTCCAACACCGAGAACCCGGATGTCGTAGACCCTGACATCCACCAGCCGACCGAAAGCGTGTCCGAAGCTGCCAAGGTCGGAGCCAAGGACGAGAAGTTCACCTGCATGAAGTGCCACCGCACTAGCAACGGTTCCGACAGCAACAACCTCCAGTGCCCGCACTGCGGCGGCAACATGAAAGAAGCCGCCAGCAAGACTGCAAGGTTGATACGTGGCGACCAGCTTACGCCTGACATGATCAGGCAGGTGCAGGACGCCTTCATCTATCGCTGGACCTCGGACAACAAGCGTCGTGGCGAGGTCTATCACTGCGACAAGTGCGATGTGCGGAACGAGCCGTACGTCAACACGAACTCGGCCGAGGGACACCAGCACCCCACGATTCCGCTACAGACCGACGAACAATGGCTCAAGGAGCATGCGTTCTCCTTCACAAACGCCGGAAGGCTACAACCACGCCGTCATGCGCAGCCTGCCTACCTTGTGCCGGAAGAGAAAGACCCGATCCTCGCAAGTGTGGCGCACAAGTTCGCCATGGAGAAGGCGGCGTACAACCCCGGCAAGGGCGAGTATATTTACCAGTCCGACGTTTACTGTGAGGCTTGCGGCGATGCACTGAAGCGTCGTCTTGACAAGAAGGGCTACACGCCTGCTAACCCGAGCGACGAAGCATCCTACGACTCCGACAAGTACCCGAAGGGTCCATACTACAACCAAGAATCCGACGGACCCGAGCACTGCGCCCATTGCGGTGAATTCTTGGAGAACCCGCTAACTACCGAAGGCTACCAGTACCTCAACCAGATGATCTTGGAGCATGAGGAAGACGGCAAGGGACAGTCCGACATCATTGATGAATGGAAGGCGTTCTACCCCGAGCGTGAACAAGAAGGGTATGCTGCACCCAGCAAGATTGACGACACACTGAGCCAGATTGAGCAGGACACCGATAAGGACTTCCTACGTGGCATGAACACCGCTGGCAAGAAGGCAATGCTCCCGCACGAATTCAACGATGCGGACGGTCAGGCAATCAGCAACGAAACCTACCCGGACACGGCGTACGTGTCGGGCGAGTCGGACACAACGGAACTCAGGGAACCCCGCATGGCGGCTGGCGATATGCACAACGAAGAGTGCCCCCGCTGCTCTCGCAGGATTCGGCATGACTTGTTGGAGAGGCACCTCAAAGGGTGTGATCCTCAGAAAGAGAAGGAACGCAAAGCAGAAGCAAAGCGGAAGAACAGAAAGCAATGGGAGGCAGACACAGAAGCTATCCTCAAGCCTCGGAAGTCAGAAATGGACTACCGCACGGTTTCTGGCGGGCTTCCCAGTTTGGGCAAAAAGGCTGTGGACCCTTCCTCTCTTCTCAACATTGATGAACCCAGAAAGCCCACGCCTTTGCACAAGCGTCCCCAAGACCCTGTCATTCCAACCCATCCACTACAAACCCGTGAATCCGAGACGGGAAACTGGCAGTGCATGGACTGCGGTGCGGTTGGTCTGCTTGACAACAAGGGCGGCGGGTGCGAGACCTGCGGTTCGCAAGCAGTGTTCCCTGTATCTCCAACCGGGGTTGAATCGCCAGAGCTTGTTCGTGAGACCAAACCAGTTGAAGTAGAGAAGCGTATGATCCCACGCCGTTCGCCGAAGCCTCTTCCGCTGACTGGAAAGAAGGCGCAGGGCAGCGGTAACACCACGGTCACGATGCAGGAACAGAACGTGACAACGCCGAATACTCCCGGCAAGGGCGAGCCTATGGCTGTGCCCGAAGCGATTGACCAAGCCCCCGGACCGCACAGCCCGAATGCACCGATGACTGCGCCACGCACACCCGGCATCACGCCGAAAATTGTGAACGTTCCGCCAGGCACCGAGGGTGAGATGTCCAATATGGCAAGCGCCGACCCTGAGGAAATTACGTGCCCGAAGTGCCACGGCTCCAATGTGGAAATTGATGCGCCTGATCCCGAAACTTACAAGATTTGGTGCGATGACTGCGACGAGTTCACTTACACGGGCGGATTGGTGTCCGGCAGTCCCGTGCGTGACTACCGTGAGATGCCCGGCGACGAGTGGAGTGCCATTGAGAGAATGGGCGAAGTCGGTGGAGAGTTTGAGGAAGGTCCCGAGCCGGATGTTGACGCCATGTACGAGGCGGAACGCTTGGATCAGTTTGACAAGCAGTCAGGGCTGGAATGGATAGGCGGGAGGTTGGATGAAGAGGAACGTGCTTTCGTCCGCACCCTGCCCGAGTCTGAGATACCTTGCCCGGACTGCGGAACTCCGCTGCGCCTGAACGAGCTTTCCGACCCGAGTGGTGTTGCTGCACCCAAGAAAGATTACATCTGCCCGAAGTGCGAGTCCGTATTTGAAGAGACTGAGCAGCACACCGCTGCTGGCGGGGAAGAGGCTATTCCCGACGAGTACAACCTTGACATTCTGTTCGTCCTTCCGCAGGACAAGAAGGAAGAGTGGCTGGTAGCGCACGGCTGGACCAAGGACGAGGAGTGGCACGGCGCGTCTTGGTGGATGCAAAAGCCGATGTGGTCCCGCAAAGACTACGAGGAAGACATTCCATACCAAGACACAGACGACGCCATGGACAAGGAAGTTGATCTCTGGTACCGTTCGCAACAGAAGACCGCAGCAGGGTCTAACAGCGGCAATGACGATGACCGTGGCGCTGGTGATCTCTGGCGTGAGAATTTCTACGAGCACAGGACTAGCGGTCCTTCCACCAACGGCTTGCTGACTGGAATGAAAGACGCCGCTGCTGCACCCGCAGCGCCGCCTCCCCCGAACGTGCAGCAGCAGATGAACCTCGTCCGTCCGCAGGTACAGCCCGCCGCACCGGGCGGCACTACCGTGGCGATCATGCCGAGTGAAGAGGACCCAGGAAACGGGAGCGGGAAGCAACCGCTCGTGAAAAAGCACACCGTTGAGCCGGAACTTCCAAACGCCAAGTATCACATGATGGGCGCTCTGATCACGGCGGAAGAACACCGTCTTATGGCGGATGCAGGGTTCAGCGGCGAAATTGACCCAGAAGCTCTGGCTAACCCGGAGATGTACACCGAGGAAGAACGCAAGACATGGCCGCCGCACATGGCAAAGTGCGAACAGTGTGGCTTGGAGAAACCCGACGTACAGTGGCGTGTGTCCGAGGATTTTTCAAGTGCCTCAGACCCAACACAGCCTGCTGCGGGGTGGCTCTGCGAGGATTGCGATTTGGACTTGGCACAGGACATTTAAGCTACGGAACCCATTAAGAGAGAGGCTATCTATGGCAAATCGAGCCGAATTACTGAAGAAAATCCAAGCCCGCAAGGCTGAAAAGCAGGCGGCGACCAAGGCGAAGTGGGCGCAGATGCGCCACGCCGCAACGGAAGGCGCGACCGACTTTGAGAAGAAGCTCGCCAAGCTGGCTGAGCTTTGCGTAGCAGCAGCCGAGGGCTTTCAGAATCTCAGGGATAACCTAGACCTCGTCCAAGCCCCCAAGGGTGCGTCTCTCAAGGTTCGTGTGGCGGCAGCCCGGAAGTACGCCAAGGAATTCGTACGTTACGCCGAGGAATCCCCCGAACTGCTCGCCGAGGCAGTCCAAGAGGCATACAAGAGCCTTGACGAGATCGCCGGAACTCTGGAACTGGCGGCCGATCAGCTTGGTGTTGACCTGAACGCTACCCCGGCAGAGGAAGCATTCGCCGAGGAAGGCGTTGCCGAGATTGAACACGGCGAGGCAGAAGGCGAAGAGATCGCCGAAGGTATTGAAGAGGAAGCCCCGGTTGACGAAGAGATCAAGGAAGGCGCTGGCTCCGATTGGTTCGCAACTGACCGTGACGAGAGTGGACAGCCCAAGACTCCCGAGCAGGTTGACGTCCCCCGTGTAGCAAACAGCGGCCCCGGCGCAGCAGGTTTCGTGACCGACCGCAACAGCGAGGGTAAGCCCGAAGCCCCGAAGAAGATGGAAATCCCGCAGGCGCAGGGCGAGGCAGTGAACGCATCCGCCCGCCGTCGTCGTGCCAACGAAACCCCGGCATCAGCCGAGTCGTTCGTCAAGGATATTCCGCAGGCTCAAGGCAAGACCGAAGTTGGCGCAGGCAAGCAGGGAAGGACACGTCCGCTAACGCAGATCGTCTCCCCCGGCACGCCGCAGGCTCCCGCAGCGGAAGAGTTCGTCAAGAACATCCCGCAGTCTCAGGGTAAGGGCGAGACGCCCGGTAACAAGGCGGCAGCAGCGAAGCGTTAACTAAAAGAGGTGCAACGTGGATACGTTTTGTCACGCAAGTGTCCCCGGCATCACCGCAAAGCACGCCATCGTCACTCCTTCGTCCCGCACGGATCACGGGCAGGACGCAGCCTTTGAGGAAGCAGCCCGCCAACTCAAGGGAGAATACGACACTGTTTTAGCCTCCCCCGAGAATGCAGACGTGGAATTCCACGTGGTTCTGACGGTCGTAAGACCCCCACATCACATATAAGTTCTTATTTTTCTGTCACTTATGGCTGGACATTCCGAGCCTCCTCGCTGTATACTATAGCTGGAGGGAATGACGAATGAGCAGAAACGAGTGGGAACGAGGCGAAATCAAGCTCAGCACCAAGGAATTTGGCCCCGTCCGACGCGACCTGATTGCGTCCTACAACGCACGGCAGTCCCGCCTGTTCAACCACGCTCAACATCTCTACGTCAACCTCAAAGAACTCGGCAAGGGCAAGCGGGGCTACGATTACCACGCCTCTCTTGAGAATATGCTCACCAACGGCAGCATGCGCCAGTACATCGGCGACGTTGACGGTGGTTATGAAATTACGGACGCCATCTTCCCAAACGAGAAGAAAGAAATTGAGGGCAAGGGGTTTACGTGGCAGCGCAGCCGTAAGCCGAAGGCTCCGAAGAAGAGCCAGTTTGCCCCACTCAAACAGAGTGCGACCGTCATTCCGGTCGGCAACGAAGCTGGCATCGGCTTCAAGAAGGATTTGCGCCTTGTCATTTGGCAGGTTTCCGAGAACAACCACAGCGTAGAACGTGCCCGTTCTAATGCGATGGGCAGAGAGTTCTTCAACCGCCTCAACCGTGTGGTCTGGACTCGTGGCACTGGCGGCGAGATTGTCGGCAACGACGAGTACAATCAGGATTCTCGTGAGTCTGGCGGCGGCAGCAACTACGTCACCGCCCGTTATGGCGTTGCCGAAAAACAGTTCAAGTCGCAGTTCGTAGGACGGAGGTAACGTGAAGCCACCCACCACCCTAACCGCCGCCAAAGAACATCACAGCGTCTCGTACCGTGTCCGTTCCCCTCACCGGATGATCTTGGTGCTTTTCGCACTGGTCGTTAATTTCTTGCTTTACAGCGTATTCTACTCTATCTTTGGAGTAGCACCCGACCGTGCCGCCGAGTACGCTGCACTTGCTGCATTTCTCTTAATCGCGGTCATGAGTTTCGCCCTAAAGTCCTTTTTGGAGGAGTAGTCATGAAAAGAGTCCTGATAGCCGCTGCCCTAGCACTGGTGCTGACCTCCTCTTGCGCCGCGCAGTCGCAGCCCGACCACACGATGGAGAAACTCCTATCGGCGAGAGAGGCACTGATCAAGCGGTACGTGCTGTCTGAACACCTTGCCGTGCGTGTTGCGATCTGCGGCGAAACGGATTTGCTCAACGGCGAGGAACATTCGTACCTCACCGTGTATCTTCACAAAGATTCGGTGGACGCCTTCTTTCTGGACTTCGCCAATTTCGCAACGGAAACAACCCCCGGAGGGAGCCTTGGAGTGCAGGGCATCCCCGTGTCAGTGGTGGTGATTGACTTCGCCACCCCCAAGAAGGGCGAACCTAAACCCAAGGAAAAGCCAGACAACAGAACCGACTTCCCGACGAGAAAAGCTTAGATGAAATTCAAGATCGTGTGGATCAACCTGCTGATGAAGTGTGAGTACGACGCCGATCTCAAGAACGGGAAACGTGCCGAGTTTATGACATTTGGGGCAGCGGAACGCTGGGCAAGAAAGCAAAACCGTAAAGACGGCGTCATAACGGGGTTATTGAGAGAGTACCGAGTAGAGCCAATTCAATAAATGCTGTTCAACCTATTCTCCGACTTACTGCTGGCGTTCGGTTGCGCCTTTCTCGTGCTCTGCGTTCTAGGCATCTTCCTTGCGATAGACTGGATTTGGGTCTCCCTCCTGAGTCTGATTTTCCGCATCCCCAAAGATTAAGAACCTTGTTTTCAACGTCTTAGGGCTGGACAATACCTCCCCGCTCGCTGTATACTGATGGTATGAGCGACGACAACAAATTGAAGCTGCCGGAAATGACCTACGAAAAGTGGCGTGAGAATTCTGCCGTCCTTCTCGCCGAAGCCGACAAGTACAACGAGTGGCGTGAGGAAATGCAGATGCGGCTCTTGACCGACATCGCCCCCCGCATCGGCAAACTGTCCAAGGTGCTTTACATGGGCTGCGGGTTTCACTATGCGATGGAGCAGGAATTGGGTCACTTGATACGGAAGCTGTCGTTGCCTATTCAGTGGAACGGCAACTGGTACGCCAAGATTCCGAGCGACCAGCTTGAGATGATTGTGACCGAAGTGATGGCGGAACAACTGATTGAGAAGGTTGAAGAAGCCGAGAAATCCGCCAAAGAAAAAGTCTAGCGGTTCGCCCGGCTCACGAACATGTGGTCAAAGTCCGGGTCTGACACCTTGATTCGGAACTCACCGAGTAGCGGCGGATCAACCCTGTAGATGTGCCCTAACTTCTGCATCTTCCTCTTGCTGTAGCCCACCCCTGACGGATTCGCCTTGTCAATCAAGCTGTGGATGTATGCGCCGAGGGCGTGCTCGTTCGGGTCTTTGGATTCCATGAGCGCCTTGGACGCCCGGCTCATGGCACGGCGTATGTCGGGGCGGTGCAGCCCGTGGACTTCTGCGATCCGCTGGAATGAGCGTGTCTTCGCGTAGAGGTCAATGATCTCTGACAGATCAATTTTCTCCAGACTTTTTTCCATCCCTGCCTGTTCAAGGATGCCGTGCATGTGGTCAACGGTCGGCTCCCCCATCATGATGAAACAAGCCAGCGTCTTGACCGCCATGCGGATGCGGAACGAGCAGACCGTCTGCGTGGACTTGTGGATGATGGCGAGGGTGTTTTGGGTCTTGCTCAGCAGGTAGTACGAGAGCAGAAGCTCTTGGTCTTCCTTCTTCAGGTAGCGGAGGAACTTCAGGAATTCCGAGAAGTTTTCCATGACGTAGGTGAGGATGTCTTCCTCTGTCATGTCAGCGCATGTTTCAAGGCTGATTGTGGTGGTGCCTTCAAGCTGCTCTTCTTCGTTCAGCAGCATTGATCGAGCCGATGTGATGCTATCAAAATACGGGGTGTTTTCGCTCACTTGTCCTTTTCCTCTTGAACTACGCAAAATTTGGCGTATAGTGGATACTGGACAAGTGTAGCCCGAAGGCTGAGTAGTCCCTCACACTGCAATAATACCCAATACTGGAGTTTTTCGGAGAATCCAAAAGAAAAAGGGCGGGCTTTTTAGGCCCGCCCTTCGTTGTTTGCCAAAAGGCTTAGGTGGACAGGATGCCGATTGACGCGATGACCATCTCGTACCCGAGGGGGTTAGAGAAGTTCGGGTTGAAGGAACCAGCCGAACCAGGAGCAGTCGTCCCGTATTCCACCATGTAGTGGGCTTCGGAACCAACCAGCTTGCCTGTAGAAATCTGGGTCATTGCCGCACCAGTTGCCACACCGCCGCCCACATTCTGCGTGCCTGCGCTGAAGACGTTGCCGTTCTTCATCAAGCCGATAGAGATGAGGGCGTCGCCGTTCGCTGCGGTTGTCGTGATCGGGCCGGGAGTTGCAACCGCCGCCGATGACGTTCCGATAGCGAAGGAGACTTCCGGGTTGCCAGCGCCCGTGAACTTGAAGACTTGGAAGTTCACGCCGCCGTCAAAAATCTGCTTGCCAGCCGCGAGGTCCGCAGGTTCAATGATGCCGTTCTGATAAACGGAGTTGAGGTTGATGTTGTACGTCCCAGCGTTTGCAGCCGTGGCGACCCAAACGTACAGGCTCGGGTAGTAGCCGTCAATGCTCCACTTGCTGGACTGGTACGGATTGGATGGCACGAACGGACTCAGGGTACCATTCGCCAAAGGTCCGGAGAAGGGGTACGCAACGGTGTAGTCCGAGTCCACGAGGTTGATGTGTGCGACAAGCGTCCAGTTGTTGACGCTACCGCCGATGCTGGACACGGTGATGTTGTCCGCCGACGAGATGGTGATCGCGCCAGTCTGAGCGATTGCACGACCCTTCAAGGTTCCCCCGCCCAGCGTGACTGACGTGTGGGCAATGATCGTACCGACCATATTGGAGGTAACGGCGAAGATAGAGGTGAAAGAGCTACCGACGATCCAGACCACGTTCTGCGGCTGTGCGCCGTTTGCGAGGATGATGGATGCGCCAGACTCAAGCGTCGTGGTGGAAGCGGAGCGGAACACGAACGTAGCGTTCGGGTTGCCCTGCGCATCCAGCGTGATGCTGGTCGGGATGTCAAGTGCGCCGCCGACGAACACGCCAGCGTGGTAAACACCTGCGCCACCGCCACCATCGTTGGTGGAGAGGTTGGCGAGACCGGACTGAGTTGCAGTCAAGCCGTTGAAGTAGGTGACTGCCGGAACCACCGCAGCTTGTGCTGCTGCTGCGTCGGAGTTGTCAACCACTGCCGGAGGAGTCAGGGTCCATGCACCAGGCGTGATGGTCGCGGTCGGGAATGATCCGACGTTTCCGCCAGTGATGACGGAAGAGCCAGTGTTCGTGATGCCCGAGGCTGCGAGCAGTGCGTAGTTGGCTGCCGTACCGAGTTGTGCGTCAAACGGCGACTCAGGAGTGACGGACGAGTTGTCCGAAATCACAGGGTTGGCGTTGAAGTCGTTCAAGCCAGCGAGTTCACCGATGGCGAAGCCACCATTCGGGTAGTTGCCGCTGGTGCCAGCGCTGTTGCCGAATTGCGGGTAGTAAGGTTCCGTGCCGTGAAGCTGGTCAAAGGGCCACAGGCTCTTCAGACCGAATGCGATTGCGACGAGGGTCTCACCGCCAGCGAGGTTCACGCTGACGTTGTCGCCTTGGTTGGTGTTTGCGAGCTTTTCAATCTTGGATGACCAATGAACTGGAAACCCCGGCGCTGAATAAGATGCGAGTCCGGCTGCCACGACAACCACGCCGTTTGCGTTGTTGGTGGTGACGGTCGTCGCTGTGGACGAGAGGACGAGGAACGTGCCGTTGTTGCCTGCTGCGGCGAAACCGGAGATAACGAGCGCCTTGCCTGCGAGGGCGTTGTTCGCGTTCGCCGGGATGCTGGCGGTGCTGTAGACAGTCACGCCGATGGGCTGAAACGCTGACGGCTGGTGGTAAACGCTAGAGACGCCTGTTAGGGCGAATGCGTCGCCGTTATTGGCGCTGGCGGGCTGTAGAACAATGTTGTTAGCCATTGAATTGAACCTTGGAGGAAGTGTCCTCTGCAAAGGGCACGGATAGCGGAGAAATATCTTAACTTCCGTTCTTTAATTAGGGGATTCCTCAGGGGTATCATGGGACGCAAACGGCTTTTCAACGACAAAGAGAAGTGGTGCAACAAGTGCTCCAAGTGGTTGCCCTTGGACGCCTTTGGCGAGAACCGCCGCACCGCCTCTGGCAGGCAGGACTACTGCAAGACCTGTCACAACGCCTACACCGGGTCGTTCTGGGCTAAGGTCGCCGCCTTTGAGCAGCTTCTTGAGCAGAAGTGGCGGATGTCGCCGAACGACTACCTTGAACTCTGGCGCACGCAGGACAAGAAGTGCCTCATCTGCGGAGCCTCCCTCACGCTGTACCACCGCGACACCCACGTCCACGTCTTCGGCTACCAGAAGCGGCTCCTCTGCACCACATGCAACCGCGGCATGGAGTGCTTCAAGGACGATCCGGGGCTACTGATGAAGGCTTTGGAGCAGGTAAACGAAAGTGGTAACGAGCCAGCCGAACGCGTAGACGAGACTCCAAAGAGCGAAGAAAGCGTAGACCGCACACCCGACAGCAACCCCAAGAAGGACGACCAGTAGCGCTTTTAGCACAAGGCGCTTCATTTTGCTACCCAAGTTTAGATGCCGGGACTACCGTCCTGCCAGCCCCGGCACCCTTCGGAGGATCACGCCTCACGTCGAGACCCGACTAAGAAGCCGGGTTTAAGGGACGGCAGGACTCTACTTACGGCTCTGGCAGCGGTGAACGTGCCGTTTCACCAATAGAAACCGCTTTTCGCAACTATCACGCCCTGTAGGTGAGGGGTTAGGTTAGGGGTCAAACGGCATGCAGATAAAAAACATCCAGATTTTCAGTTCCACCGCTCCCGCCAACGGCGCATGGATTGACGTCAGCAACCTCGTCAACTTGTCGGTGATGCTCACGAACCTTGAAGCTACAGTCACTATTGAAGGCTCAAACGATCCGAACGCGCCGATTGATGGCACTGGAATCGGCGCACCCAGTGCGGCTCCCACACTGAGCCAGTTCGCATCTTTGCCGCAAGCGAACACTGGTCTCAATCTCTACCCACCTCCGGGTGATGTCAGCCAGCTTCCCGCCACGACCTTTTTCGTCAAGACCACGTTCGTCACCAAGTGGGGCGAGACCTCGGCCTCTACCGAATCCTCTCTTGCAGTGCTCGCAGGCAATTATCTCTACGTAGCACCCGCCACGCCCACTGCTGCGCAGGCACCTTACGTGACAGGCTACAACGTCTACGTTGGGCTGGTCACCAACACCGAAGTATTGCAGACCGGACCTCAGTACCAACCCATGCGCCTCATTGACGGCATCGGAACGCCAGGCGGCACTGTGAACCCACTCGGACCGGGACAGTCTACGCACTTCGCAATCAGCGGAGCGCTCCCCATCAATCAACCCGGCTTTGCGATGACCAACGGATTTCAACAGACTCAGTGGGTTCCGCCTGTTAGCGATCAGTCTGGCGGCGCGGCTGTTGGCGTCAACATCTCAGGCGCTTTCACTGGCGCAGCATGGACTGCTCCTGCTGGCGGTCAGTTTTCCGAAACCCAAGTCTCTATCAACGCTTCAACGGTCAGCGCTCTGTGGAACCCTTCGGGACTGGTTTGGAAGTGGATACGCGTCGTTAAGGTCACTGGAGCAACTCTTCAGACAACGGCATATCTGATGGGACAGAACGGCTAAGGGGACATCATGAAAAAGGTATTTTCAAAGACAGCGCACGGTCTGAAGGGCGAGAAGCCCAACGAGTCCATCTTTTCAAAGAACCACTTTGCATCAATGATGGAAATCCCCCGTGACGTGCAGTTTGAAATTGACAGCTACATGATGCGCCGCGTTGCAGGCAACGTCTACGAGTGCCCGTCAACGAAGGACTTTTGGAAGGTGCAGGGCAACAGAATCGTGAAGCTCGTGGGCAACGAGGTTAATCAAGGCGAGTCAATCCAAGCAGCACCGGATGACAGACCCGCCGCGTTCCTCGCGCACATCCTCGACGATCTGGAGTTTTAACATGGCAGACAAGAAACCATACACGAACATCATTGACGCTATCCTTGACGAGCGTGAACCGAACTGGAAAGACCTCGGCATGGAAGACGCCAAGAAGTCCGGCGAAGATGTTGCGGACTGGTCACACCAGTACGTGGACACCGAATTTGAAGACGACATCGCCGAATCGGCGAGCCGCCACACCCCGGTCTGGGGACCGAAGTCCGGTGCCCACACCTACGAAGAGCGCATGGCTGAGAAGGAAGCTGCGACACCACGCATCAATGCCGTTACGGCGAACCGCCGCATGAACGATTACAAGTCCAAGGACGGTGACAACGATTCCTTGATGACCGAAGTAACCGAGAGCATTGAGAAGGCGTACACCAACAACAACCTCGCAGAGAACAGCGCAGGCAAGAAAGAAGTCTCAGACGCGCATGTGTTCAAGTACATCCGTGACTTGCTCAACCAAGGTAATTCTCCGGCGAAGGTCGCCGCACAGCTTCAGAAGCTTGCGGAGATTGAACTGTTCAATCACCAGTCCGCAACGGATTATCTCCAGCGCAACGCTGGCTTGATGGGTTTGGCGTATCTTGAGCCGAACACCTACATGGACAAGTCCAGCCCGACCTACGATCACACGGCTAGCAGCAAGACTGCTAACAGCTTCAAGGTGGTCATGGAGGAGAACACTTCAAACGCACAGCGCTTCGCAACAGCAGAAGAAGCGGAAGAGGCTGCGAATGAGTTGGCATCCCGCTGGTCAGGAATGCCTAGCGACTGGAGGGTTGAACCTTCAACTGATCCAGTTAACTACCGTTTTGACAACGAGCAGTATCGCTCAGTGCCCGTGGAGAAGGTCGGCTCCAGCAACGCCTGCGTGCAACAGAAGAAGGCGTGGGATCGTGCTGGCATCAAGCCACAAGCACACAGCGTGAAGCAAGTCGCTGCATGCGATGGCTGCGTCTACTTCAACAAGGACGCACGCAACAAGACATGCAACCTGTACCACCTCCCGCTCGTAGCCAGCGCAGAGGAGCTTTCACAGATCGTGAACCACCTGACGCCGGGCGTACCCAACAACAGGAAGCACGCGGCGCTGGTAGTTCTCGCAAACGGCGATGACAAGCGGGTGCAGAACCCGAAGGTCGCCGAGCAGACCAACGTGGTCAAGGCGGCAGACGCCAAGGTCCGCAATCAATCCAAGCGTGCAAGCTACAACTTCGGGGACAATCGTGAATCAAGCAAGCGCTTCTCCTCCGAGCACGTGGCTAAGCTGCACGCCAAGGGTGCATCGCTTGAGCAGATTTACAAGTGGGCAGAAGAGAAGTTCGGAAGCGTGGATGTGAGCTTTGCGTTCCGGGGCTTCGTCCAACCGCTCAGGAAGAACGCGAAGGACAAGATCGTGGTCGCAAGCAAGGACTTGTCGTTCCTGAACAGCATCGGAATCCGCAATGCGGCTTTCGAGGGCAAGGAAAAGTGTGCAAGCTGCGAATTCCACAAGAACGCGCTGGCTCCAGTAGTTGACTACGAAGAGGCAGCGGCAGAGAGCGTCAGGCCGTGCGTGAACTGCGACGGCGATCAGCGTGACTTTAGCTATGACGAGCACGGCGAGGTGTTCTGCACCTCGTGCGGTGAAGTCCAGCCCATCAGCCAGCAGGAATTGCTGGCATACCAGCAGAGCGGCAAGACAAGCTCCAAGGCTGGGCGTGTTGGCGGGAAGTTCGCCAGCAGCACTGTTGACAAGGTGCGCAGCAAGCAGGCAGAAACCAAGGAAGTCACGGTTACTGCTGCCAAGGTTCGCACGCTGCACCAAGCAGGGCACAGCGTTGCGAAGATTTACAAGAGCGCAGCAAACAAGGTCGGATCAGTTGAGGCTCGCAAGGCAGTAGCGGGCTTCGTTGAAGACATGAAGAAGCGCCCCGGCAAGATCGCCGTATCCGAGTCGGATCGTGCATTCCTCGTCGGCAAGCTTGGCTTCAAGCCCGAGCAGGTGAGGATGCTAGACCCACAGCGCCGCCCCGTCACGCAAGTCGTGGCATCGGTGCCGGATGACCAGCACCTCTTGTCGTACCCCGGCTTTGAGAAGCACGCCGGAGAGAAGAAGGCGACAGACGGTCACGCAATACTGAATGAGTTTGACCTGACCGGATCGCACGAAATGCAAGACATTGACACGAGCGGACCCAAGAGGGACGACGTGGAGATGAACGATCACTTTAAGGTGGATTTGGAATAAGCCATGGAAGAGTGGAAGCTAAACATTGACGAAGCAGGTAACGTCAGCGGTCAACCGGAACAGTCCGAGCAGGAGCGTGACTCCAAACTGGGTCAAATCATCTCCATGATTCAGGACGAGACGACGCCTCCAGCGAAGATCAAGAGGCTCATCGCGGAAGAGATCGCCTCAATCAGCAAGCTGATGATCAAGTACAGCAACGATGTCAACTTGATTGAAGGCATGAAGGTCAAGGTATACGAAACGCAGGTCAAAGCGCTCCGTGAACTTGGCAAGGAAATCATGGAAGCTGACACACTCAGCCACAAGGACTTCCTGAACTTGGACGGCAAGAAGTTCAAGTACGTCATGGGTCAAACCGCCGAGTGCGTGAAAGAAGCGATGAAGATGGTCAAGCTTGACGAGACGACCATCAACAGCATCCTGAACCACTGGCGGGACATCATGTCTGCCAGAGACGAAGAGATTCGTCGCGAAGTCGAGAAGCTCGACTCCAAGAAGTAAAGGGGAAAAGTGATGGCAAAGGAAATCAAGAAAAAGGCGGGCGTCAGCGGCAACAGCGTAGCTGGCAAGTCCTACCAGATTTTCACGGTCAGCGAAGAACTCCTCGCTAAGGTCGTTGAGGCAGTGCAGGCTGGCGAGAAGGAAGCCCGCTCGTCCGGCAACATCCAGTCGTTTGAAGTCTTCTGCCACGGCTTCCGTGCCAACATCTCCCTCGGTCGCATCATGGTCGTCCCCGCCAAGGTGTGCAATGACAAGAAGAACTTCCCCACAGCGTTGCTTCATGGCGCTCTCGTCCGCATCTTCGGATGGGGCGGTGAGGAAATCGCTGACTTGGTTGACAAGAAGATCGGCGAATCCGAATTTGACGAGTACTCTCAAGCAGACTTTGACTCCCTCAAGGAATCACTCTTCAAGGACATCCGCACAGGCGAGGAAGCATCCCTCGTGGTGTTCGCTCCGAACTGGATGAACTCCCGTGAGTACATCTGCTTCCACTTCAGCAAGGACGCAGACGAACTCAAGAACAACCTGCGCCACCAAGTTTTTTCAGCGTACTACAACCCGTCAGTCTCCAGCGCCTTCAACGCGCTGATGACCAACGTGGACACAACCAAGGTGGATGTCACCGACATCACGCCGAAGCTGTCCTACCCGTTTCTGACCGAGAACCCGCTGAAGCAGTTCCCGCAGCTTGAGAAGCAGGGAAGCTACAAGAAGGCGACGATCCTCCTGAACAGGAAGACTGCCGACGACATCACCAAGCAGACGCTTGACCCTCAGGAACTTGATGTGTTTGACTCCCTGAACGAAGCGCTTGAGAACTCCCTACTGCCCAGCGCCGATGGCGCACAGGGCGAGGGCGGATTCAAGGCACCGGAAGCGACGCCGGGCGTGCCCCGTGAAGCTTCTGCCGAGGCATTCGGTGGAAAGCAGGCTCCTCCGTTCGGTTCCAAGGAGAAGGAAGCTTGCGCACCGCACGAGACCCCGTTCACGAACGTCGGGCCTGGCACCGAAGCTCACGCCGAGCAGGAAGCCTCCGCTCCCGCGATGAAGGAAAGCGTCGGGGAAGACGATCCAGAACACCGCAAGGTGGATGGCGACCCAATCGGAATCGCCGTTGACGAGACTGGTGTACCGCGCAGTAAGGCGGACGAGTCCAAGGTCGGCAAGAAGGTTGCACACATTGACGCAAACGGCATCTGCCCAGGCTGCAAGAAGGCTGGCGCTGAGTGTTCATGCCAAGGCTGCACCTGCAAGGCAGCAGCCGCAGCGAACAACCCGAGCAATCGTCAGCGCAACTCCGCTCACCCGGAAACGTTGCGTGTAGACCCGACCCGTCTGTCCAGCGCCTACAGCGCCGCATACAACGGTGGGTTCGTTGACAAGCACAACATGCCGCCCCAGAAGGTGAAGGACTACATCACCGACAAGATGGGGAACAATGACGAGTACGCACCGCACGCAGCAGCCGATCACAAGAAAGAGATTGCGGCTGGCGGATACGGTGAAGACCCGCTCACCCGCAGGTCTAACGAGAAGTGGGGCAGCGCCGAGATTCCGTCAAAGACGAAGCGCTCCAACGTGGAAATCATGGCGAGCTACGTCGCTGACGTGGTTGCGACCGAGATTGACGAGCCGACCGTGGCAATGTCGCACAAGGCGAAGCAGGCTCGTGCTAAGAAGGAATCGTTGCTTGACAAGTTCCGCCCGAAGGTAGCGGTTGAGCTTGACATTGATTCCATCTGGGATGCGATCACCGAGGACATGGGTCCAGCACCGCTCGTGGACGTTGACACCGACCCCAGCAACCCGGCTCCTTCCAACACGGAAGATCAGGGCGGCTGGAGTGAGACCACGGGAGAAGGCAGCGAGAGCGAGACACCGAAGGGACGTCCGAACAAGAAGGACGTGCAAGACCTCCCCGAGGCGTTCCGCAGCACCGAACCGGAAGACGAGAAGGAAATCTCCGACAGCGAAGCCGAGTCTCAGGAGACCGACCTTGAGAATGCTCCGACTCAGGGAGAAGAGCACCACGAATCTTCGTGGGGCATCAATGCCAAGTACGCCGACTTCGTTGAAGACGTAGCAGGCGAGATTGAGAGCGAGGAAGAACTTCCTCGCATGGGCTGCGACCAGTGCGAGATGATGCAGATCAACGGCACACCCTGCCACGAGACCGGATGCCCTAACATGGGCGCACGTTGGGATTCCGAGAACGGCATGTGGATTCCACAGCGTGAGTGCTTTGAGTGCGGCATGGAGGTTGACGAGGACGATCCGTGCTGCTCCGCCCCGGTTATGGACGAAGCGGACGAAGCTCGCTACGGTTCTGTTGAGAAGAAAGCCGACACGGCCGACAACGGCTACGACATTGACAGCGCAGCGAACCCGTCCACGAAAGAGAACGGGCCGAGCGACACAGTTGAATGCCATCAGGACTACAACACCGAGCGTTCGGAAGGAACTGATCGTCCGAAGCCGGAAGCTGGCGCAGACATCAAGCAGGCTGGCGGCGTGAAGCGTCTCTACGAAGACGAGATGATCAACCGCGAACAGCTTTTGAAGTCTATCAAGCACGGCGACCGTGTCACGATCATGATCCCCGCAGGTATGGGACGTGGCGGTCAAGAGTGGAAGGAAGCAACCGGAACAGCAGTCATGCACTCGGCTGAACCGGGCGGCTGGGTACTCAACATGGGCGGACGGCACGGCACGCCCGGACTCGTCAACGAACGGAACATCGTGCGTGTGAAAAAGGGCAAGCCAGCGCCGGGTCAGGAACGGCTTGGCAGCGGTAAGAAAGCCGACACCGCAGACAACCCGGCAAACTGGAAGGGCGGCGAGGGCATCATCCAGCCGAAGACCGATGCGGAGATCAAGGACACAACCGGACCCGATGCACCGCCTCCGGGGCAAAAGTCCGGCGCAGACATCTCAGGCGATGCGGCTGAAGCGAAAGCTGAGACCGTAAGCCCGGACACGGTTGACAAGGACATTCAGCACCCGACCGTTTCGGTTGAGGAAGCTGGTAAGAAGACAGCGGAAGACCTTCCCTCGTTGGGCATGCACTTGCGTGAACCGCATGAAGACTGGTCTCAGGATCAGCCAAGCTGGGTTGACAAGCACAGCATCACGTGCCACAACTGCGGCGAACTCGCCGACGAGCGTGAAGCCATTAAGTTGGAAGAAGGCGAACTATGCGCCAAGTGCGTCAAGGAACATCCCGAGCTAGTTCCTCAGCAGGAGTTTGAAGAGGAATTCATGGATGCCCCCAACGACCCGCCCGGTTACGCCAAGCGGGTGCATGAACTGGAGTTGGAAGGGCTGACGACCAGTGATGCGCAGGCTGTTGCAGACGCCGAGTTCCAGAAGGGTGCCTCTGTGAAAATTGCTGGCAAGCACGAGTGGAAAGATGGACGCTGCGCAGACTGCGGTATCCGCTGGAACGCCGAAGTGAACGAGGACTGCCACAAGTCCAAGGAATCCTCGGACAAGACGGCGCTGCACTTCATGAACGACTACGACATTGAGGACGCTCTGCGTGTCCTCGGCAATGACCCCGTTCTCGGGAAGGCAGTACGCTTCTTGAACGAGTTCAAGGATCAGGTCAACAGCCACAGCGATGGCTGGGCTTACTGGCGTGCTCCAGTTGCAGCATGCGGACAGCTTATGACACTGATTGAGCAAGGCATGAACGCCAAGCGTGGTCAGTCATTCCCAGAGACTTCGCCCTTGATTAACGACAAGTCTATCGCGAAGGCGATGGGTCCGATCAAGGCTTTCATGACCCGCAAGGGTCTTGCGGCTGGCATGCAGATGCCTAAGCTCGCCGCAGACATCAGCGGTGACATGAGCGAAGCGAAGTCCGAAGTGGACTATAACAAGGCGGACGTGGCAGATGACTCCGCAGCGACCGACACGGTCAACCCGGATCACTTTGCAGCGGATAAGAAAGCATGTGGCGAGAGCCAGCCCGAGTCAGTTGAGTTTGACTTCGGCGCAGGCGACCTAGCTGACATCGTACTCGTGGAAGACGAAGAAGAACAGTAAGGGGAACCATGAGCCAGCACAAAATAGCGGACATGAGCAAGGCAATCACCGTCTTCACGAAGACGCTGATGTGGAAGCTCACTGAAGGACACCCGGTCGAGCAGGAAGAGATTGACGCCCTCAATGAGATGCGTGTCTCTGCTGGCATGAAGCCCCTCAACATCGCCGTCCCGTCAGCCTCGTCCCAGCCAGCAGCGGAGAAGAAAGCCCCCGCTCCGTCGTATCAGCCTAAGGAACAGTACCAAACGCCACGATCTCAATCCGAGGGCAAACCGCCACGTGCTAGGAAACCGCCGAAGACCACGGACGACACGCCGTTCAACCCGGCAGCCATAGTCATCAACGGTCGTGAGTTTGATGGACAACTGCTGCCCGACAACACCAACTGGACGAACCGCTTTTACATCAAGTCCGAGTCTTCGGGAAGGCTCTACACCATCGCGCAGAACAAGAGCAGGCGCTACTGGGGCTGCGACTGCCCTGGTTGGATCGGTCACCGCAAGTGCAAGCACTTGACGGCGCTGGGACTGCCCCACTACGAGAAGCCGTACGAAGCCGAGATCGGGGAAGCAGCCTCCTCAAAGACAAGTTCAGCCAAGATTAAGTTTGCTGACGAGAACTGGAGCGAGACGGTTCACATCTTGGCGGCAGAACTGATACACAGCGACGGCGAACTTTCCAAGATGATGGAGCCGATTGAGAACGCGTACGGTCAAGCCCACATTGAGGGACCGGAAGCAGGAGCCTCCAACGACGAACTCAATGCGAACCAACACGAGGAGAGCGGCGTCCCCGTGACTGATGGCGGCATCAAGTCCCCGGAGCGCCAGAACGTGAACGCGATCCGTGAGGCAATTGAGACACAGGCGGAGATGGAAGTTGGCAAGCCTATTGACGTCAAGCAAGATCAGGTCAATCATGCGGTGGAGCAATCGGAAGCCAAGCTCAACGGCGAGGCTCCGGCGACTGAGGTTTCCGCAAAGCCCGGCACACAGATCATCATCAACGTCGGCGCTAAGAAAGCTGCCGAACCCATCGGTGGTGAGGATGACAGCAAGATCACATCCGGTCAGGGCGGCGGTATGTTCGGCGGTACAGACCTTGAAGGACCGCAGTTCCATGTGGGATTCACATTCCGTGGAACGCAGCGTCAGGCTTCGTTCTCTACGTTCAAGGAAGCAAGTACCTTCATCAAGAACGCTTCTACGAAATTTGGCAAGACCGCAGGCGGCTTCTCAATGAAGTGCCCACGCTGCGGCAAGGAAGCGACGAAGTCAAATCACGAAGAGTCCTACCAGTGCAAGTGCGGGTGGAACTCCGACCAAAAGAAATCGTCAAAGAAGGCTGCCATCAAGACAGCAGAGATTGACATGGGTCAGGTTGAGTCCGTGCAGGAAAAACAGGATCGTATGCGTGCCCGTGAGCCAAAGAAGCCTGTCAACTCGGTAACTACCATGCGGCACCAGAGAGCGCTGCCGGGAATTCCCGAAGGTCAAGTGCTGGTCAAAGGCTACCACAATCCGAAGGGGGCGTTTGGCGGTCAAGAACTTCGCTACTGGAAGTTGATGGATCAGGGGTCCTACGACCGTCTGGTGAAACAGATCATGAGGAAGCATAAGGGCGAAGCGGCATCCAATGCTTTGTTCGATGCTTGCGCTCAAGGAGCAACTGAAGTTCAGCCGGGCACTTCAAGTGAGTCCATTGAAATTCAGTTCAGGAAAGAGTCAAAGAAGGCAGCAGCCGACCCGGCGAAGCGCAACCTTGTGCTGGAGATTCTCAGTCACGGTGCGAAGACCACAGGTGAGATTGAGAAGGCACTCGGTGGTGGCAAGTACACCAACCTTTCTTGGCCGATCCTCAACGAGCTTCTGAAAGAAGGCGTGCTCGCACACAAGCAGATGCGCTGGAGCCTCAAGGCTTCCGTCAAGACTGCGGAGTGGAAGGGCTGGTCTTACGAGATGCTTGTGGAAGTTGTCGGTGATAAGGGCTACGAGGTGTTCTCAAATCTCGAAGAAGCCCGTGAGCACTACCCGACACTGGACCCGGAGCACAATACCAAGGACTTCACGTGGGCAATGCGTGGTGAGGTCAACGGATACCCGGCGATTCGCTTTGAGACTTGGCCCGCGAACAAGATGTACAGCGCATCCGTCAAGAAGGCATACAAGGTTGGCAAGGTAGCCTTCTCTGTTGAGACACGTATCAATGCTGATGCGAAGAACCCGCTCACCCCAGAAGTGGTTGCGAACAAGCTCAACGATCACTTCCAAGAGTTGAAGAGGAAGAACCCGCAGGGCTACATGGACTCCTTTGAACAACAGCTTCCGTCGTTCATGATGGACATTGCAGCAGCCTTGAATTTGCAGGTGGACTACACGCCCGAAAGCGACACCTACATGTTCTACGACACGCTGGGCGCTGGGACCAAGGGCAAGAAGTTTGAGGAGTTTGAGCAGGTACAATCCTCCCTCAAGAACACGACCGTTCGTGTCACTTCGGCAAAGAGCATGCCCCAAAAGGGCAGCCCTGAGTGGCACCAACTTCAGATCGCGATCCAAACGATGAAGATGCCCGACCCCATGGTCAACGTCATGGGCGGTCCTGACCGGGCAGAGTCCGAACGAATCCTCGCACAGTACGGCATGCGCTGGGACGAGGAAGCCTATATGGCGGGAGGCAGCGGCGTGAAAAAGGCAGGAGACGGTATGGCAAAGACAGAAGAACAGGTTGAGAAGGAAGCAGGCTTCAATTTCTTCTTCCCCGGACAAGTGGTGAAGGAATTCTACCCGGAAATCCAGCACGAGATCGTGGACTATCCGAACGCAACCAACCAGCCGATGAGTGGCGCTGGGGCACCTGAGATCGTCGGCGACGGCGGTCACGAACTTGAGGGCATTCTTGACGAAGCTCTTGACACCAACATCGTTGAGATGATTCAGCTTCCTGCTGACGTTGGCGAAGTTGAACCTCTCGCCATGGCAGCGGCAGACTATTCATCCACATCACCCGCAAGCGGAATGGGCATCGGACGTGACGGCAAGCCTGAAGTTCTGGAAGGTGCGCCTCTCCGCAAGGAGAACGACATCCGTGGTGCGATGTTCACGGACGAATTCTACGGTCAGTACGAGGGCATCCCCGGCGCTGCGATGGCAGTAGCATCCAAGACGGCGGCCGAGGGCGACGAGACGAAACAGTTCGCTCTGTTCCTCAAGAAGGTTTGCGGTGAGATCGCAGCCACACTCGTGGCAGCGTTCAAGGTCACGACACGCCCGCTGCTTGACAAGGTGCCGGGCATGGGCGAGCTTCAACTTGACATCATTGAACAGGGCACTGGAGCGATCCTGCCTCCGGGTCAGACCACGCAGGGCGGTCGTGTCAAGTGGCTGATGGACAAGCTCAACGACGGCGACATCAAGGCTGCGATCAACGAAGCTTGGGCGCAAGCTGCGGTGTGGAACGACAACCCGGAGGGCGGATTCGTGTACGAAGTGTTCGTTCGCCCGGAAACGATTGACACCGATTCTCTGGTTATGAAGTACAAGTTCGTCTGCGGTACAAGGGAGTAACATGGCAGACCTGACAGCACGGGCGGAGATAATCCGCAAACAAGCCGAGAAGGCAATCGCTCGCCACACCAAGCAGGCGGATTACTCTTCCGAGGCACCAGAGGGCTTGGAGACGTCTGAACAAAGCAAGCCGCTAATGGGATTGCAGCGCTACCCCGAGTTCAAGCCGCTCGTGGACAAGATCGTCCGTGAGGTTCTGACGCAGATCAATGCTGAGGCTCGCAAGATTCAGTCCGAGATGCCCTACAAGGCGCAGTTCACCCTTGAGGAGATCATCAAGGAGCTTGAGACCCGCGTATGATCGTTCGCATCACAGGTTCCGGCTTCGTTAAGACCGGAGCCGTCGCTGACGGTCACCCCGTTGAGTTTCGTCACTGGAAAGACGTGGTGGACGAGGCTGATAACTTCCTTGAGTCCGCTGTCAGTTCTGAAGAGGAAGAAGCGGTCGTTGAGCTTTGGCTTGAAGACCCGATGTCCTTTCAAGATCAGAATGAGTCCCCGACACGCACGATGCGCACTGGGGGCATGATCCGCCACGTTGATGGATTTGGTCGCAAGCAAGCCGTCGTGCGTGAGTCAAGCTGGGACACAGAATTCGCCGATGCGCAAGCACACGTCGCTTCAGTGCTTGGCAAACTGGGCAACGGACGGTAACCTATGGCGTCTTGGATTGCGAAGGCGGGGCAGAACATTCAGTTCGTAGCTTTCTGGGCGCACTTCGGTGTCGCCGCCTTGATCGTTGAACACACGCCGCATCATTTGTTCACGACCGTCATCGTAGCGCTACTTGCCGCCGTCAAAGAATTTTGGTACGATGCGAAGTACGAGAAGAACCCACCGCAGACTTTCCTTGATAACCTCACGGACTGGCTGGGATGGACTCTGGGCGCAGTAGTTGCCCTTCTCTTGATGCACTAACATGCGCTGCGGCTGCTGGCGGCTTTCTAGGAGCTTCCTGTGGCGCACACAAGCAACGCGGCGCTCCAATTTGAGATATGGGTCGCCATGCGGCACCTCTACCCCGTGGCGGTCGATAAAAGGGGCTGCGCACCTAATCTACGCCGCAGCCCCACCTCCTTCTTCTAAAAACCCCAATTTTCAAGCCTTTTAGTAGACATGGCTATCTCTAGGAACAAACGTTTCGGCAAATCCGCCAAAGACTCCGTCTTCGGGCAGGCTATCGCTGCGAGTATTGAAGACCCATCAAAGCTGCAAAATGCCATTGATTTCATTGAGGGTCCGGGCGGTATCGGCATCGTTCTGCGTCCCGTGCAGCGGGTCATCGTCAAGTGCATCTACGGCGTCCCTTTTGACTACAAGCCTGACTGGGCGACCCGCATCCCCGGCTGGGGCATGGTACCGATGTACGACGTGTACCGTGAGAAGAAGAAACACGCCGATGTGACCGAGGAAGAGTACCTTCACATCGCCTACAACGAGCAGCGCTGCAACGTCAACGACTGGCGTGAGATTCCCAACATGGGGGGCATACCCGGAGAAGCGGGCTTCAACGAGGCTTGCATCTTCGCCGGACGCCGTGGCGGCAAATCGGAATTGGTTGCCGCTATTGCTGCGTACAAGCTGTATCTGCTGCTCAACATCCGCTCCCCACAGGAGCACTTCGGTCTGTTTCCCGGCTCCATCATTGACTTCACCTTCCTTGCGCAGGACGAGAACGGTGCTCACCGTCTATTCAAAAAGCTTCGTGAACAGGTGCTCAAGGCTGAGAGTTTCTTCGCCCCGTACCTGAAGGACACCAACGCGAAGGACTTGGCATTCGTCACACTCTCTGACCGTGAGAAGCAGGAGTCCACGCCCACGGTTACCGTGTCGTGCTTACCTTGCACCACGAACGCCGTGCGTTCGCCGTCGTCCATCTTCCTTGCGCTTGACGAGTTCGCTCACTTCCGTTCAGCAAAGGGATCAACGTCGGACGACATGTACGCCGCCGCCTCACCGTCAACCGCAGACTTCCACCACGAAAAAGAAGTGAAGTCTAGCGATCTTCCCGAGCAGCCGATGGGCACTGACTTCGGTGGAGATTCCAACGTGCGCTTTGAAGAAGCGGAAGGCACCGAGCCTAACCTTGAATTTGAAGGCGAGAATGAGGCTGTGGGTATTCAAGACTCCATGATTCTGTCAATCTCTTCGCCCCTGAAGAGGATCGGTAAGATGTACGAGCTTCACAAGCTGGCGCTGGAAGAAGGCATGAAGACTGACTCTCCGATCTTCACACTCAACTGCCCAAGCGCTGAGATGAACCCGAAGCTGCTCTCAAAGTTCCTCAAGTCCGAGTACAAGAAGAACCCGCTCACGTTCAGGGCTGAGTACGGCGGCAAGTTCCTTGAGTCGTCTGAATCGTACGTGACCGAGGCTTCCGTCAAGAAGTGTACTGACTGCCAGTGGGACGAAAAGGGCTTGCCTGTTATGAGCAGCGCACGCCTCAACCTTGAGCGTTTCTCCCAGATACAGGTCGGTAGGAACTACTTCTGGGGCTTTGACCTTGGCATGACCAATGACGCATCGGCGCTCGCTATCGCCCACCTTGAACCTGGCGGACCTGGCGGCACGATCAAACTGGTGTACGACTACATTGACCGCATGATGGTCGGCGAAGATGGTGTGTGGCCCGGCGTCAAGCAGGGCATCGGGCAAGGCAAGTACTCCAACTACCAAGTTCTCCCGCTTGAGGACATCCTTGCGTGGATGGATGAGATGAACAAGATTCTTCCGTGCTTCAAGGGTGCAACCGACCAACACGGAGGTCAGCAGCTTGTCCAGCTTCTTGAACTGAAGAAGATCAGGAACTTTGAATTGGTCAACTTGACACCCGCGATCAACTCGCAAATGGCGTACGCCCTGCGTGGTTATATTGAGTCCGAACGTTGCTCTTTCCCCTACGTGCCAAAGTTCATCCAAGAACTGAAGCTTGTTGAACTTGAGGTCGCCGCCAAGTACCGCATCCGTGTCGCGGCACCACAGGAAAAGGGTGCTCACGACGACATGGCGGACGCTGCCATGCTCTGCGCCTTCCTCGCCCAGCGCTGGTTGCTGGAACAGGGTCAGATGATGGACCCCTCCGGTCTCAGCCTGCTCATGCAGTCCCAAGCTACCAAGCCCCCGGTTCCGCTAATCGGCATGGACGGCATTCCCATGCAGGTCTTGAAGATCATGGAGAAGCTCAAAAAAGCCCAACAACACAACGCTTCTTACTCTGGAGCCAACCCTGTAAGCCCTTGGAGCAGGCGGGGAAGAAGGTAATTCCCGTGCTACGCGTCCCATTTGTAGCGGGTCATGTGTGTTCTGCCTCGTTCAGGTGGAAAACCTATGACTTACGACACCCTAATAGCGGGCGTAACAGCAGTCGTCGCGCTGATCACGACAATCGTCCAGCACTTTAGGATGAGCGCCATGCCGGAAAAGATTAAGGCAGAAATCAAAGCTGACGCTACACTAGCCGCCGCCCTCGTACTCGCGGATGCCCTTGTTGCCGCAGCTAAGATCAAAGCTGAAGCAAACGCACTCAAGGGAAGCTGATGCTATTATTCCAAGCCGAACCAGTTGAACTCATCAAGGAATTCGGTCCCTCAGCCGGGGCTGTGATCCTGTGTGCAGGGCTTTTCATCTGGAACTCAATCCAAAACAACAACACGAATCGTCAACTTGAAGCCAACACCAAGGCGATCAATGACAGCAATGCCGAACTGAAAGCCCACCTTGAAAGCCAAGTGCAGGCGCAGCGTGAACTCGCTCAGAGCGTTCACCAGCTTGCCGAGGCGATCCACCACCAAGCTGAAGTCGCCGCCGAAGAACTTGGGCTGGTACGTGAGATGGCTACCAAGCAAGATGTCCTCATGGCTAACCAGAACTCCATCATGGTCAACTTCCAGAGCATCCTCCAGCAGTTGATCTCTGTCCTCGGGGGTAAAAAGTAATGGCAGTCGGAAAAGAAGCACCGATCCCCAACGTCTGCATTACAGCGGCAGCTTGCCGTGAAGCCCTTTCAGCGGCGGTAGCCGAGTTGTCCGAGACCATCGCCAGCCTCCCAGCTACAACGATCAAACGCAGGCTCCGTGACGCCGAGTTCGTCCTCCCCTTCGCAAACGCCGCAGCAGCAAACGGTTCCTCCCCCTATGCTAAGATAGAAGCCTTGGAACCCGTCATTGAGTGTGCAGCACCCGAAGTAGAAGGCCTCAACAAAAAGATTTAATCCTGCAACCAGTTGACATCCCCCAGCATCTACTGTAATGTAGCTATCTCAAGGTACGGACTGATGACCAAAACTATCATTCAATCCGAGCGTCAAAGACCCCGCGCAGTCGAACTCATGAAAGCCCTCTATGCCAGCCATGTTCAAGACACAACTTGTGGTCTTGGCGAGAGGTGCCCCATGATGGTAGACTTGAAGAAGCGCATCGAGGCAGAAGAAGCCCTTCTCGCCGGGGATACTTTGCGCCCATTTGGATTGAAATAAGCTTCACACTTTTCCACACGCTACCCGTGGGCACCGACTCCCGGCGTGGTTGACGTGTCTACGGAGGATTATGTCTACTGAGGATGTCATCAGCGGGAAGTCGGTGCCAGTCTATGCACTCCAAAATCCCGACAAAAGCGTCACCCTGCGGTTCATATACCCGGACGCCCACGAGTTTCATTCCGGGGACGCCGCACTCATATCTCTCGTCTATAACCTGACGGGACCCCGGAGACCCCAGCCGTCCGAGGAACCCGAGAGGACTCTGTACAAGAACCTTCGCCCTTGGAAAAAGCAGGTCGTCCCAAGTTACGTCGTGCTTGCGGATAACGATGATCTTACTGGCGCTCCCGTAGTCGCTTGGGACGGCAAGAAGTCCTTGCAGGGTGCGGCTCCGTGGGGACGCCCGATTGTAGGAACGATCACCGGAGTAGCAGCGAATGGCTGGGCAGTTGCCGTTGACCCGGTTGCGATGGAGCTTGCGCTCCGTGAACAAGAGATACGTCGCCTAGCGATCTTGGAAAAGAAGGCGAAGATTGCCGAACCTGAAGTCGTAGTCCAACCCACTCCGCAGCCCGTCGCAGTACTCCCCGCACCTCCTCCGATACCTGCGCCAGAACCCGTGTCTGTGTCAGGCGAAGCGGTTGAAGAGGAAAAGATTGACTTTGACTATACGGGTGACCCGTTCGTGCAAAGTGCGGATGGTCATTTCGTGGGTGACGACGGCTTCGTGGTGCCGAGAAACTTTGACGAGTTCTACGACCGCTACCCCAAGTACGTGCTCAACTGGGTGAAGAAACGCCTCAACCGCTTCGTGGTGGATGAGGACGTTGAAGACTGGACGCAGGACTTGTTGATCCACATGAAGTGGCTCCCGCAAGCATCTAAGCATAGGTCGCCGGGTGCCAACGGGCGACCGCTGGGATGCGCAGATGTGGTTGAGACGTTTGATCCATACCAACAGTACGGTGCGTCTGAACGTCGCTTCCGTAACTACATCAATTTCTGCCTTGCCAACAAGTTCAATACAGTACAGAGCAAGCGCCAGAAGAATCCTGTGTGCCGACCCGGAAACATTGCGTTCGGCGTCTCGTTGGACGAGGCAGACCCGACGACCAGCAGCGACGAATTCATTCACTCAAACTCGCAGCATTTGTCCACAGCAGCAGAGCGAGCGCAGAAGCAGCACGATGACGCCTTGTACACGGGGGAATTCAAGCGGTACGTGCGCAAGGAAGACCCGACCGTGTTTCCAGCGATAGAGGCGCTGGAAGCATGCGGGGCGATGGGGGAAGCAGCGGAGTACATGGGCGTGACCGAGCAAGAGTTTTCCCGGTGCCGTGCTCGCCTCAAGCAGCTTGCCGAGTGCTTTCTCAAGAACCAGCGTGCCCCCAAGCAGAGGAAGCCGTACAAGAAGCGTGCAGCTATAGCGTAAAGGAGACCTATGCCACGAGGAAACCCCAACTGGGGGAAAGACCAGTCAGAAGTAGCACCGCCCACCGTCTGTGCCTTTGAGCTTAAGGTCAGGGAGCTTGGGTTGACTCCCGACCAATACCTCCGATCCGAGGAGCTTCGAGTGTGGGCGGCCGCACACAAAAACACGCTTTACATACCAGAGACGCTCCTGAAATCATGGCGTCTTGTCCCAGACTGCTCGTTCTAAACCGATAGCGCCCTTCTCGCAGTATTAAGGCTCATGGGTTTGACTCATGGCAGCCTCTTCACAGGCATTGGCGGCATTGATCTCGGTCTGGAATGGGCTGGGTTTGATACCCTATGGCAAGTTGAGAAAGACCCCTTTTGCAATAAAGTCCTCGCCAAAAGGTGGCCCGATGTCCCAAGATTCCCCAACGTCAAAGATGTTGGCAAGCACAACCTCAAGCCAGTTGACCTCATCAGCGGTGGTTTCCCCTGCCAAGACCTCAGCCGTGCAGCCGGAGGCAAAGAACGTGGACTCTTTGAGCGAAGCGGTCTCTGGTTTGAGTACGCCCGCATCGTCCGAGAACTCCGACCCCGTTGGGTCCTCGTTGAGAACGTTCCTGACCTCAAGAATAAAGGCGCTGATCGGGTCATCGGTGACTTGGAAGGAACAGGCTACTCCTGCTGGGCGTCCGTGGTGGGTCTTGAAACCTTCGGTGCGCCGTTCAAAAGGGAACGTGTTTTCATCCTCGCTCACGACAACAGTCACGACAACTCCGACCTACATCAACGCCTTGGAGAAGGAGTGGGCGGGGGATCGCTTCCACCAGACGTCCAAAGGAAGGTGGCGCAAGCGTGCCAAGACTGGCGTTACTGGCAGCATGAACTGGGCGCAGGAAATGCTCGTTCGGACGGTGATTCAGAAGAATCCGAAGCTGCTGCCTACGCCCGAGGCTTCCGAACAGTTTATGGGATTCCCGATTGGACACACAGACTTAGGGCGCTAGGCAACTCCTGCTCGCCCGTAACCCCCGCGCTCATCGGGTCGTTCATCCAGAGTTGCGAGTAAATTCACCTGACTGTAACACGTATTTTCATCTAATAAGCAGATGCCACACTACCGGACTATCTTCATCAGCGACACTCACCTCGGCGGGGCGTGCAACTATTCGGCTCTGCTGAACTTCCTACGGGACAACGAAGCCGACACTTGGTACATCGTCGGCGACTTCCTCGGGCTGTGGGAGGTCAGGCGTTCACGTTTTTGGCCCCTTGAGGCGAACACAGTCATCCAGAAAATCCTTCGCAAGGCTCGTAAAGGCACCAAGTTTGTGATCCTACCAGGCAACCACGACCCGGAAATCAGGTTTTTTGAAGGCTTTGAACTCGGCAACATCGAGATCGTGGAAAAGTGCGTCTTCACGGGGCTGCTTGGTCGCAAGCTTTTGGTCATCCATGGTGACCTCTTTGACCCGGTCATGGGGCACGCCAAGTGGCTTGCCAAGGTAGGCTCATTCCTCTACGACTGGCTCGTCCGGCTCAACACCTCCGTGAACTGGTTCCGCAGGCTGTTCGGCATGAAGTTCCGGTCATTCTCGGCTCTCATCAAGAGGCGGGTCAAGGAAGCGGTCGCCTATGTAGGGGATTTTGAAGAGTCCCTGCTTGAGCTTGCCAAAAGCGAGGGCGCGGACGGCGTCATCTGCGGGCATATCCACACCCCGGCGTTGGACGAAGACACTGGGTATTTTAACTGTGGCGACTGGGTAGAATCCCTGACTGCCATCGTTGAACACGAAGACGGTCGCTTTGAGCTAATCCACTACGACCAGCACTAGCCTTATAAATCCCCTAAAAAGCGGCAATTAGCGATGCCGTTTCCTGCCTATCGCCTCCCTTTGTAGGAGGGTTCCCATGTCCATTTCATCTTGGTTTAAGGCTGCTGAGGCTGACGGAAAGCGTTGGGTCGTTTATGTCGGAGCAGCAGGTAAGGCGGCTCTGCACGGCGCGTGGTCCGGTCTTTCGTCCGTGGTCGGCGCTTCGGTGCTTGACTACAGCAAGTTCAATCTGACCAACGGTCTGCACAGCGAAATTGACCTGCTCATCCTCGTTTCTATTTGCAGCGGTGGTCTCGCGGCGTACTTGTACGTGAAGGCAAACCCGGCTCCGGTAGCGGCACCTGCTACCCCGGCTGCACCAGCAGCGAAGTAAGAGGAACTGAAGAGGCGATCCGATGGCGATAGCATACGTAGGTGGCGCAACAGCTTCAACTGGAGCAGGGACGGCAACGACCCTGACGATCACCTATACCAGCACGACCAACAACGCCCTTTATCTGGCGTTTCTTGCCTTCAACGGTACCTCGAACATCACCTCTATCACGGACTCTGCCTCCAACGCTTGGTCGTTGGGCGCAGGAGGGGTAGCAAACACTTGCGGTAGCATGTTCCTAGCCTTTACGACAAGCGTCGCCCCCACGGGTGTGACCTCGGTCGTCATACACGCTACGACGGCTACCAACATCTGCGCCGTCCTCGGGGAGTATTCGGGCGTTGCGACACAGTCCACGAACAACATCGGGGCAGTGGTAGCGGCGTCGCCTGTTACGACAGGCGCTATCACAGTCACGTCGGGTAATTGGCTACCCAGTGCTCTATGCTGCCAGACACTCAACATCCTTCCGGTTTTCACCGCGAACACCGGGACACTGCGCAACCAAGCCACAATGACGCTGCCTGCCGGATACGGATTCGGCGGTGTTGCGCTCGTGGACAACACAACTGGAACAAGCTTGACAGACGCCGCGAACTTTACGGGAACCTATATGACGGCTTTGGGGATGTCAAAGATAATTCAATGATCCCGCATCCTCACATGGACTTGGACGACCGTGTCATCCACTACCTGCTCATCGGCGGTGGACTGACTATCGGTTCATTTGTGAAGTCCCTGTGGGACAAGCTGGCCGAGCATTTCTGGGACACGGAGTGGAAGGAATTCAGGAAGTTCAAAGCTTCCATCAAGGACAAGAAGGAATAAGACTATGCCAATGACATCGGTACCGAACACTCCAGCGCTCACGCTCCTGCCCACTGGGCCGGGCAGCGGAACCGCTCTCAACCCGGTCTACACTCAGACCGATCCGGCGAACGGCAACTTCTACACGGCGACGAACCGTGACCTCGTGACGTTCTACTGCTACCCCGCGACGAGCGCCTTGAATTGGAACATGAGCGTAACGTATCCGAAGGGTTCAGTAGTGAACTTCGCTGGCGACTCAGCGACAATCACCAACGTGGCAATTACCACCAACGTGGCAACCCTCTTGGCGGTCAACACGTTCACAGTCGGCGAAGTTGTGAATCTCGCTGGTCTCACCACCGCAACTTTCTTGAATGGTCAGTCCGTTACGGTTACGTCCGCAACTGGAACCCAGTTCAGCTTCACCTTCGCTCACGCCGACTACGTGTCCGCTGCTGACACGGGAACGGCGAGCAACACGGCAGGGGCATTTATCTCCCTCGCGTCAAACTCTAACACAAAGCCGCATACGCCCGCGTTCTGGGCAGCTTACGTTGACTCTGAGGCGAACGTGACGCTCTACTCTGCGCCCGACGCTTGCACGGGTCGCAAATCCGACGTGGACGACTACAGCATTCCCCTCGGAGCCGGATCGGTGGAGTTCCTAGTTCTTCCGTCGTCCGTGTTCACGCAGGCGAACGGGCAAGTTCAGTTTCTCACAAGCTCAAACCTCATCTGGGTTTACGTGAGGAACCTGTAAGGATTTAGACTTTCGCACAGTTTTATAGAGGATTTGGAGAAAACAAAGACATGGCAAACAATCCAGTAGTGAACTCGATTACATTCACAGGTAGCGTCGCCGGACAGGCAACGCTTCAAGCCCAAGGTATCGCTGGCGGTTTGACATTCCTGCTGCCGAACATCCCGCCCATCGTTGGGCAGGCATTGTCCGCGCAGGCGGTTAACGGCAACAACATATTCCTGAACTGGGTAAGCCCGAACGCCAACCTCACGGTCGGCAGCTTCAACGCGGGCAGTGTCCAAGGCAACGGTTCCAAGGTGCAGTTGACGACTGGCAGCGCACCGCCATCGCCTGTCACCACGGCTCTGTTGACGGCGGCAAGCTACACGATCCTCGGCGCATCGGCTGTCACGAACTCTGACGGTTCCAGCACGGTGATCAACGGTGGGAACATCGGTTCCTACCCGACCAACACCATCACGCCGGGCACCCCGGCTTGGACGCTTGACGGCGGCACGACAGTCGTCACGGCAGTTGCTCAGAACCAGACTGACTTGGCAGCGGCAATCGCGGCTTACCAAGCGATGGGTCCGGGCACGACCATCCCCACGGCACTTGACGCCCAAGTTTTGGCTCCGGGCGTCTACAGCACACTCAGCGGCACCATGACCATCAGCGGTGGAACCTTGACGCTGAACGGCGCGGGCACCTACGTGTTCCTCATGGCAACAACGCTGACCCTGACGGGCGCATCACAGATCGCCCTGACGAACGGCGCGACTGCGGCAAACGTGGTCTTCGTCTGCGGAAGTTCAATGACCGCAGCAGCCAACGCTGGCACGCTGTTCAACGGCAACATTCTCGCCCACACATCCATCACGGTTGACGGCGGTATCTACAACGGTCGCCTGCTCGCAAACACTGGGGCGGTTACGATCAGCACGGCAACGGTCATCAACGCCCCGGTTCAGCAGGGCGTCATCGCTGCTGGCGATGTGGTCATCTATGACTCCAACGGAAACGTTGTGTCGTCTGGTGTCCTGCTCAGCAGCCTCGGCGGCGCAGCAGGAGTCACATCTTTCAACGGTCGCAGCGGCGCGGTGCTCCCGGCTTCCGGCGACTACAGCGTGGCACAGGTCACGGGCGCGGCACCTCTGGCTTCCCCGGCTCTCACAGGCACGCCGACCGCGCCTACGGCAGCGGCTCTTGACAACTCGACCAAGATCGCCACGACGGCCTACGCCGACGCGGCAGTCGGAGTTGAGACAAGCCGTGCAACAACGGCCGAAGGGTTGCTTGTACCGAAGACTACAACGGTCAATGGTCACGCTCTGTCCAGCAACGTCACGGTCGCATTTGCTGACCTTGGTGGTACGCTGGCGATCTCGCAGATCAACTCCAAGCAGGGCAACGGCAACGCGGTTCAGTTGACCAACACTGGAGCGACCGTCACTGGCGATGTGGTTACCTACGATGCGAACAGCAACGTGGTTGACTCCGGCACGCTGCTCTCCAGCCTCGCTCCTAAGGCGTCTCCGACGTTCACGGGCACGGTCACTGTCCCCACCCCGGTCAACCCGACCGACGCGACGACCAAGGCTTATGTGGACGCAGCGGATGCCCTGTTGGCTCCAAAGGCTTCCCCGACGTTCACGGGCACAGTAACTCTGCCCGCCACGGTTATCGGAAACGGCAGCGCACTGTCAATCAGCGAAAGCGTGGGCGGCGTCCTCATCTCCGGTTCCAACACCGCACGCGGCGTCAATGTCGGCACTGCCTTGGCATCGGACGGCGTGGCTCTGCAAGACAACGCGGCGGCGAACGCTCTCATCGTCGGCAGCGTTGAGGGCGGCATCCTGCTTGAGACCTCCGGCGCGGGCAACATCACAGCCAGCGCGGCTCTCGTCACGGGTACCAACGGTAACTTCTCCCTCGGTGCCAACATTCAGTTCACGGGTAACACAGACGTCCGTGGAACGATCACAGTCACCAACCCGGCAACAACGGGCACGTTCAACTTCAGCCGTTCGTTCGCGTCGGCTCCGATTGTGGTTGTCACGCCGACGAGCGATCCAAGCGTGGCGGGCATCGTCGCGTACTGGGTCACGACATCGGTATCGGGCATCACGGTCCACGTCAACACGACGCCCGGAACGTCCATCGTGTTCAACTACATCGTCATCGGCTAATGTGGTCTAGGGTCAAGGCTTACGTCAAGGCGCACGCCGATCATTTCCTGATCAGCATCGGCGTGTCCCTTGCCATCACCATCATCACGAACGTCCTGATCCACTACCTCGCGGACATCCTGAAATTGATGCACGTCTCAATGAAGTTCGTCCGCCTGCTGACGGGCGGGAAGTAGAGCCAGCGGTCTAACTTCCGTTCCCTTTTGTGAGGCTCAATCGCATGGCGGATCAGAGAGTCAACGGAAATCTCGTACTTATAGGCACTTCGGGAGGCACCTTCGCCTTCGGTTGCCAGCCCTCCGGGGGTGGCTTCACCTACCTGCTGCCTACGACCATCCCGCAGATCGGTCAGAGTCTAGTCGTTTCTTCGGTCTACAACGGAAACACCGCCAATTTGCAGTGGTTGATGCCCCCAACTGCTGTCACCAGCGTCAGCCTAGCCGCACCCCCAATCTTCACTGTGTCAGGGTCGCCCGTTGTCACCAGCGGTACCCTATCGCTATCACTGGCGAACCAGAGCGCCCACACGGTGTTCGCGGGTCCGACATCTGGTTCCGCTGCGCCAACCTTCCGTGCCCTCACGACGTCGGACATCAACACGATCTCTGTCACGTCCTTCAACGGTCGCAGCGGTGTGGTTCTTCCGCAGACTGGCGACTACTCCTACGCCCAAATCAGTGGTACGCCTCAGCTTGCGCAAAGCTTCACGGCTCCTTCGGGTCAGTTCTTCACTAGCTACACGGCAAGCACAGGACTTTTCACGGCCGCCACTCCGACAGGCCAAGTCATTTCCGTATTCGGGCGCACCGGGGCTGTGAGCGCCAATACTGGCGATTACACCGTGGGTCAGATCACGGGTGCAGCACCTCTGGCTTCTCCATCCTTCTCCGGCACAAACACTGTGGTCAACGAGCACATCACCGGGACGCTGGCGGACGGCACGAACTCGGTCGGAACGAGCGGGCAGATTCTTAGCTCCACGGTGACCGGGATACGGTGGATAAATGCTGGCAGCGGCTCCTCGTTCAGCGCCTTGACCTCGGGCACCAACAGCACGGCGAGCATGACGGTCAACACCGGGGCTGCTATCACCTTCATTGGTTCGGGCACGATCAACGCGAACGAACTGTTCGGCGTCGTGATAAGCAGCACACCGCCAACCACCGGGCAAGTCCTCACAGCGACCGCCTTCAACGCAGCGAACTGGCAGACGCCAGGCGGAGGCGGCAGTTCGTCGTTTAGCGCCATTCAATCGGGGACCAACAACAACGCAATCATGACTGTGGGTACGGGCGCGGCGATTATCGCCTCGGGCACAGGAGCCATCACCGCCACCGCTGCACCGTTTAGCGCCATCACGTCAGCAACCAACACGACGGCTACGATGACCGTAGGCTCCGGCGCGTCCATCGTGCCCAGCGGAACGGGCATAGTGGAGGCGACATCGCTCGCAACAACAGGCTCCCCGGTTGTCGTCAAAAACGCTGCGGCTCCGACCACCGGGCAGGTTCTCACGGCTACCAGCGCGACTTCCGCCAACTGGCAGACGCCGAGCGGAGGCTCAACATTCACGTCCATCACGACGGGAACCAACACGACCGCCACGATGACAGTAGGCTCCGGCGCACACATCGCGCAGTCGGGAACTGGTACCGTAGAAGCGACGCAACTCTGGAACGTGGTGGTCAGCAGCACTCCTCCCTCAACCAGCCAAGTGTTGCAAGCCACAAGCCCAACTGCGGCTTCGTGGGTTACGGTCAGTGGCACGGGCACGGTAACGAACACTGGCGGTCCGCTCTTGGCACACTCAGTGGTTATCGGAAACGGCGGCAGCGATGTCTATACGCTGTCCACTCTCGGCACGGCGGGCTGGGTTCTCACGAGCCAAGGTGTGGGTTTGGACCCAATCTGGCAAGCGGGCGGTGGGGGTGGTGGAGGCACACCGGGCGGCACCAACCAGCAGATTCAGTACAACAATTTGGGTTCGTTCGGAGGCGCTTCGGGGCTGACTTGGAACAACTCCACGGACGCGTTCGCTGTCAACACCGCAGGCGGGACTGCCATCACAGATTCAGGCGGGTTCGGGGTCACCATCACAACCGAGCCGAGTGTTTCTCCAACCGTTCTTCAGCAAGACAGTTTCTTGAGCAGCGGCACTTCGTACAGTTTCTCTTACCCCTCAAACGTAGTGGCTGGGAACCAGCTTGTGGTTTTCGTTGGGTTAGACCAGACTGCGACTCGCCCGCTCACTTTCACGGACAACCAAGGAAACAGTTGGAACCTGCAAAAGTTTTTTATCGGCGGTGGTGACACTCACGGGTTTACCCTGTACACGAGCCAAGCCAAGTCCTCGGGTACCCTGACGATCTCAATGACGTTCGTTACCAATACGAACGTCGCCGTGCTCTTTGCCGAAATCCAAGACGCAGTTGGGATTGAACAAGTCTTGCTCAACAGCGGAAACAGCACGTCTTGGTCTTCCCAGACACTCTACACCTTGACGAACAAGGAACTTTTGCTGGCTTTTGACGTGGCTTATCATCCGCCCGCGAACCTGACTGACTCATTCACACAGCTTCAGTCCCAGACGCTTCCATTTAGCAGCAACGTCCAGATGGACATGGCTTCGGAGAATGCTCCGACCATCGGTCCATACACCTCGTCTTGGACGCAGGCAAGCCCCGGTCCGTGGCACACGATCATAATGTCGTACTACGGTTCTGGGGGTAGCATTGTTCTCAATGCAGCGGAAGAAATTTTGGCAGTCGCGCCAGTCGTTGAGGCGCTTGCCGTGGGTACGACAGGTCTCGCGTTTGACAACGCGGTGGAAGCGGTAGGAAGCGGGACGACTACCAGCGTAACCGGAAGCCCGTCCGGTATCCTTGAGTGGGCGCTTGCAGTCACGGTTCCTATCGGAACAGCATTTGACCCGTCGTGGAACGTGGTGAGGAGTGCCGATGAGATGCTGGTGACGGCCAAGTCCCTCACCACCCCAACCGCCACTACTTTTTCGGAAACTATCACAACAGCGGACTGGGCGACCCTGATCGCCTTCTTTGAGACGACGCCAGCTATTCTTCAAACGAACGGTTTCCGCAACTTCGGCAATGGCGGAAATCCGCTTGCCGCTTTCAACACAACTACGTTGGCGGGTAGCACGCTCGCGGTCGCCTTTGGCGGGCAACATCACGCCATGGTAGGCATCGGCGTCACAGACACGCAAAACAACGTCTACACCCAGGTCGGTTACACGCTGATCAACACCACCTACGTCGCACTATTCACAGCACCGAACGCGACGCCTCTGATTTCCGGTACGGACACGATCACCCCGACCAGCGACACCGGGGCGAACGATATTCCTTTTGAGGATGTCACGTTCGTTGAGTTGAGTCCTGTCACTGCCATAAACCTGACGTCCACTGGCTCCATACTCCTCAATAACACGGGCGCGGGCGGCACCCACATCACAGACACGGGCAACGGGGGAGTGACCACCAATTCCACGGGCAGCGGAGCAGTGGCTACCACGTCGTTGGGCGGCTGGACTGTCACCGACAACAATACGAATACAGGGGTGAGTATCACCGAGTTGTCAACCACCGGACCGGGAATGAACTTCACCTCGGGCGGGGAACTTGGTTTCACCTGGTCGGGCGAGTGCGACTTCACGCCCACGAGCACCTCTAACGGTATTTTCTTTTTCCACATCCCGAACAACTTCGTGGTGTCCACGCTTCCTACGGGCACCTTCTGCAACGTTGAGATTGAAGCGAATGGTTCCGGGGATTCCATCCTCATCAAGAACAATGACCTGACTGGCGGTTTTGGTGGCATAGAAATCCAAGACAGCAGCGAAGGTGGAGTGTTTATTGATGTCACGAATGCTGGCGGAGTTTTCATCCGAAATTCGGGCACTGCGGGTGGAAGCGGAATCGGTATCACGGATCAAACCCCCAACGGAATATCCATCGTTGCGGGTCAAGGTGGTCAAACAGGAGCCTTCCTGCTGCTCGAAAGCGACGGCGGCGGGCCTTCAAGCGGAGTTCAGATTAAGGACACTGGCGGTGCTGCGGGCATACAACTGATCGCAAACAACAGTGCCCCCACCCCACAAGCAAACGCCGTTGTGATTTCGGCAGTTGACCCCAACGGGTTGTGGATGAACAACGTGGCGGGCGTCTCGGCTGGCCCCTTCGCTACCATCACAAGCATCCAGACCGCGAACGGTATCACCACGGTTCTCACCGGGACATCTGACGAACGCTTGAAGAATGTCGTAGCGCCATTCGCTCGCGGGCTTGCCGCCGTGACCGCCATCAATCCCCAGCTTTACACGTGGAACGAGGCGGGTCAGAAGATCACGGGCTTCTCCGCAACTCAGGAGTTCGCGGGTTTCATCGCGCAGGACGTGCAGAAGGCGATACCGGAAGCCATCGGGCAGGAAGGCGACTATCTCTCGCTGGACACTCGCCCGATTCTTGCGGCTTTGGTCAACGCAGTCAAGGAATTGGCTGCCGAGAATAAATCGCTGAAAGACCGTATTACGGACTTGGAGAACAAATCATGAAAGTTATCACATTGACGGCAGACCAGAAGACGGCTTTGGCTCCTTTGCAGGCAGCCCAAGCTTCGGCGTGTACCGCGCACCATGCCGCAGCCGCCGCAGTTCAGGCGGAACTTGCGGCCATCGCAACCGCAGCAGGCGTCACCGACCGTCGTCCACGTCTCAGTCTCTCGGACGACGGAAACTCCCTCATCGTCGGCTAGTAGCCGACCCAGCCCGTCCCGGTTGAGGCCGACATCAGGTACATCGTATTGCTCCCCGTCGCGTACACGGTTGATGCCGTCGTGTAAGTGACCGAGGTTGTGAGGTAGTACACAGGCAGGTTGTTTCCCGCCCCGTTCCGCTGATCCCACCGCACGTCGCTAATCTTCCCGTTGTAAACCACCCGGCAATGCTCATGCCCGCAGTTCGGGCAGGCGAGGACGTGATTCCCGTTGATTGAGGTGTCTAGGGCGAACTGCACGTACCCGTTGCAGGCGTGGCAATGGAGTTCCTGTCTTTCTACTGTGTCATCATTGATTCCGGGCATCTGTTTCCCCCATTTGAACGATTTTACAGTATTGAACCTCCGAAAGCGATGGTCAGTTTGATAACTAAGCACAATTTTCAAGCTGTCACATGCAATTTCAGAGGTGCCACATGGCAAAATCAAAACTAAAGGCAGTGAAGACCCCCAAAAAGCGGTCTACGAAGTACGGAAAGCTAGCTGCCGTCTGCTCCAAGGAGCTTGCGGCTAAGAAGGCGGCGTTGGTGAGAGCCGAGAAAGCCCTCGCCAAAGCCCAAAGAACCCACACGGAACTTCTGTCAGAGGTAGCCAGGCTGGACATGCTGGATCGCTCTCTAAAAGCCCTCATAAACGGCACAGAAGCCCCCCAGAACGTGCGTTACGTCTACTCCTACCCCCAATGGGTCTGGTACGGCAACCCCTACTGGAATGGCAATACGTGGACTTTGACCGTGGGAAGCCCGCAGACCTCGTACGTCTACAACAGCGGCGGTCTCGTCGGCGGAAACGGGAACTTCCAAGGCGGGCAGTTCACGACCACCAACGCGATCAACACGTGCGGTGCGATCAACAACGCCAGCACGGTCACGTACCCCGCGACATCCGGCAACATCTCGCTGTCAAGCGGTACCAGTGACCTGTCACTGTCCTCGTCTAGCCTCAGCGGGTTGAGCACTACGCTGACCAGCACTTCTTCGCCGAGCTACACGATGACGACAACGAACGGGCCTAGCTCTTCATTGCAGTCCGAACTCACGATTGACTTGTCAACCGGAGCGACGGAAGAAGAGCCGAAGGCGGAAGCCAAGGGTGAGGAATCCGTAACAGCGGAGGTGGGCTATGGAGGCTAACTGCTGCCACTGCGCACCCAAGCCGTGTCCTGCGTGCGGTCATTGCCCGACATGCGGCAGGGGCGGCCATCAGTTGGTGCCCTACAACCCGTGGCAACCGTACTATCCGCCGTACCCGCAGCCTGTCTGGATCGGGACTGGCGGTTACGTACAGCCATCCACAACGGGCATGCCGCTGCCGATCCCGAACATCACGATCACGTGCTGACATAGCGTGACTTCCTGTCGCAAGGCAGGGGGTCACGCATGATTTTTCCTCATCCGTTCGGCCGCTCTTGCCAATGTAAGAGATGCGTCCGCCTGCACACGATTACGATGCAAGATCGTGAGTTCCTACGCAGTATTGGAATCGTATGGAATTCGCAGAACAACCCTACGGCATCTACACACGCTATCCCGAAGGCATCGGCGGAGAATCCGCCGAAGACCTGAAGTGTCCCAAATGTGGTTCTGAGGAGATCGTGATCCTCACGGAGAGTGGTCTCGGGGCGTGGATGATGGGCGACAAGGCACAGTGCTGGATTTGTAAGCACAACTTCCCCATCACCGATAACTGCTGGAAGATCAGGATAAAAGAGCCGTGGAGAATTGAATGACCGCTGAGGAACTAGCCAGTGCGCTGGTGTTCTACCGCTTCCGCTACAAAGACGAGAAGGAACTTCAGGCAGGTGTCGCCCAATGTCTTGAAGGTTTGAAGGCACCATTCACGCCAGAGTACCCACTGAACAAAAGCGACCGTGTGGATTTCTTCATTGCGGCTGGCGGCATCGGGATTGAGTGCAAGACAAATGACTCACGGGGCGGTGCGGGGTTGGCTGCTGTGACTCGCCAGCTTTGGCGCTACGCAAAGAACGACGAAGTCAAGGCAATCATCCTGATCACCACACGAGCCAAGCACCGTGACCTTCCAAAGGAAATCCTTGGCAAGCCGCTTTACGTGGTATACTTGAACAGTTTCCTATGAGCGAACACGTTTACAGGCACTACGAAAATCTCAACCTTGATGTCTGCGAGAACTGTGCCAAGTTCAAGAAGGACATTGAGGCGATCCCGCACTATATCTTTGAGTCGGGATACTGCGACCCCGCTTACTGCCCCCGCTGCAAGGCAGAAGCTTGCACCCCTTTGCCGACTCCCGGCATCAAACCTGTATGATCAAGACGCTTAGAATGGCGGCTGTGATCCTGTTGATCCGGGCACTCCGGTTCGTCCGGCTGACCTCTTGGGCAAACGCCCTAGACAAGAAGGCGCAGGAGTCGGGATGGGGATGCTGAACTTCCTCTTCCGCGAAGTGACCCCAAAATCTTGGAATAAGTACATCATTGTCTACAGCGGAGCCGTCATCGGCGGTATCGTCTTCGCTATGTCTGGCGGAAGCTGGTCAGCCGCCATCACCTACGACCTGCTGACCGTCCTCGCCACCTGGTCAATCCTCAAACTCATGCACGCCATCTGATTCAGTATTGACGTAGAGTGAAACTCTACGGCACAGCCACGTATTATAAGGCGATCAAGGCTTGGGAAATTGAGACGGAGCCTCACGTCTCCATTCGTCTCAAGCGCTGGTTCCCCAAGATAGATTCCACGCATTACGGCAAGAAGCACCGCCTCAAGGCGACTCCCGAGAATTGCCTAGACCTTCAAGTTTTTCTCCAGCGCTATCCGATGGACGTGCGCCCGTCCGAGCACTTCCTTGAAGAGCGAGCAAACCAGCACCGTGAACGCATGAGCTTGGTGGACAAGTTTCTGCGTGGCGAAGGTAACGACAAGGTCTTCCCGTTGAAGCTCCCGCCCCGTGAGTACCAAGGGCTGGCCGCGAACATGTGGCTGACCACAGGCGGCCTACTGTTGGCGGATGATGTCGGGCTGGGCAAGACAGCCGTGTCGTTCTGCGGGTTCGTGGACCCCAAGCTCAGACCTGCATTGGTCGTCACGCTCTCGCACCTCCCGTTCCAGTGGGCGTCTGAACTTGAGAAGTTCACTGATCTGCGGAGCCACATCCTGAAGAAGGGCACGCCCTACGACATTCTTGACAAGAAGGGCAGGCTGCCGGATGTCATCATCACGAACTACCACAAGCTGGGCGGCTGGGCGGAGACGCTGAGCGGTATCGTCAAGTCCGTGGTCTTTGATGAATGCCAAGAGCTTCGCCACAGGGGAACACAGAAGTACGAGGCCGCCAAGCACATTGCAGACAGCGTGGACTACCGCCTCGGGCTGAGCGCGACTCCCATCTACAACTACGGCGGCGAAATTTGGAGCGTGTGCGATGTCATCACCCCGGATGCGCTGGGCAACTGGGAGGAGTTCAGCCGTGAGTGGTGTGAGTTCCGTGGGCAGAAGTATGTGATCGCAGACCCGCCAGCGTTCGGTGTCTACGCCCGTGAGACAGGCGTCATGCTTCGCCGCACCCGCAAGGAAGTGTCTCGTGAGCTTCCCGGCATCATCCGTGTGCCGCAGTGGATTGAGTCCAACCCCGAGGCTTTCAAGCGCCTCAAGGGGCAGGCTATTGAGCTTGCCAAGCTGATTCTGCGCCAGTCCCAAGAATTCAAGGGTCAGAAGATGCAAGCGGCGGGCGAGTTTGACATGAAGATGCGCCAAGCTACGGGCATCGCCAAGGCTCCGTTCGTCGCCGACTTCGTGCGTTTCCTCGTTGAGGAAAACAATACGCCCGTCGTCCTGTACGGCTGGCACCGTGACGTGTACGAGATTTGGCTGGAGAAGTTGCGTGGCAGCACGACGTACCCATTCAATGTCACGAACCTCAACCCAGTGATGTACACGGGCACCGAAAGCCCGGCGCAGAAAGAAGCTGCCAAGCAGGAATTCCTCAGCGGTAGGTCAAAGGTCATGATCATCTCACTCCGTGCCGGGCAGGGCATGGACGGCTTGCAGGACATGTGCCACGTCTGTGTGTTCGGCGAGCTTGACTGGTCACCAGGCGTCCACGAACAGTGCGAGGGGCGACTACACCGCGACGGTCAGGACGAGCCTGTCACCAGCTACTACCTGCTGGCGGACGAAGGTTCAGACCCAGTCGTGTCCGATGTGCTGGGTGTCAAGAAGCAGCAGATTGAGGGCATCATAGACCCGAACCGTGACCTTGTGACCCAGCTTCAGATTGACCCGGATCACATCAAGAAGCTTGCGGAAAAGTACCTGACTGACCACGGCGTGCCTATCCCGCAGCCGATCCCAAAGAATATAGAAGAGGAAGCCCTCTGACGCAGTATCTACGTAAATGACTGAAAATCAGGAGCTTCGCCGTGTACAGAACCGAGAGTATAAGGCACGCCCCGAAGTCAAAGCGAGAATAGCGAAGCAGGAAAAGGCTAGACCGCCGTCCGTAAGACGTGACTACACTCTTCGCAATCGCTACAGCATAACCGAAGAATTTTTCCAAAAAGAGAAAGCGAAACAACATGGGAGATGTGCCCTGTGTGGCGAAATTCCTAAGTTGGACAAAGGCACCCGCAGGCATCGTGAGGGGCTGTGTGTAGATCATGACCACGTCACGGGGCAATTTCGTTCGCTACTTTGTCGCCCTTGCAACGTGTTCATAGGCTACGTTGAAAGTCGGAACGTCGCTGCTGCCCAAGAATATCTGCGAAAATTTCAAACCCCCAGTATTCTACTGAAGGAGCAACCCATGCAAATCATTCACTTTCCGACCCTCCCCATCGGCACGGCGTTCGTCGTTGACGGCGAGGCATTCACCAAGCTGACCGAGCTTACATTCCGTGATCCCTACGGGATGGAGCACTACATTGACCCGTTGTTTGACATCAAGCTGGGCAAGGTTCTCGCTGAAAAAGCGGCCGCAGCGCAGACTATCGTTGATACTTCTGCTAAGATCGTCAAGGACGAATCGGAGCAGTAATGCCGAACTGTCAAAGGGTCTTCAAGTCAGACTTCCCAGCGGAGACCTTTGCCGTCACCGATATAACGGACGAGCAGCGTGTAGCTGACGCTGGGGGACAGCTTTGTGGCAAGCCAGCGTTCTATAAGCAGGTCAGCGAGACGGGCGACACCGTGATCTGGATTTGCGTTGACTGCTTCAACGAGTTTGAGAAGCGATTCGGCGAGGGTTCTTGGACTGATGTCAGCAGATTTGACGGGGAATTTGACCCCGAGGAGGAATAATGGGCAGGCGAGCAAAGGGGTTGGACGCGGTGCGGCAGAACAACGCGCTGAAGAAGCAGATGCTTTCTTCGTGCAAGAAGTACGCCGAACAGCTTGAGAAGGAGAACTACGAACTCAAGAACGACCCGAACACGGTCATCGGCTCATTCATCGGTCAGTTCCGTGAGATTTACGGTCAGAACCAGCGCCTCTCGGTGCTGGCGGCGAGCCTCCTCAGGAGGCTGGACGAAAAGGTCGTGCTGACGAAGGAAGAGATGGAGTCCTTCCAGCAGAAGCGCATCAACATCAAGTGGGAGATCGCGGACGGCGAAACTGTTGAGACCGCAAAGGAATTCACCTTCTCCTACGAGCTTGAGGACGCACCCCCGCAGGGCCAGCCCGTGCAAGCTACGGAGCAGCCGACCCCCGCAGCCATCGCTTCAGCCGCAGTGGTTGGTGGATCGGAAGTCAACGACCTCGGCAACACACCTTCCGGGCAGGCACAGCAAGACGCCCTAGCCGAACAGGCGGATGCCGCCATAGAAGCGGGCGTTGAGCAACCTACCGGGGAACTTTCCGAATAAACTCCCTCAGACATACCCTCTTGCAAGTCAAAAATTTTTGAGGCTGCGCGTTCCGTTAACAGAGGCGGAACGCGATGTTCCTCAGAAACCCTTTCAAATCTAAAGTCATAAAGGCATACTGGTGGCGCGAGGTACCGAACTTCGGCGACGCCCTAGCCCCCCTTTTGCTGGAACGGTTTGCAGACATTCGCGTTGAATGGGACACGGTATCGCACGCACAGGTCGCGTCTATCGGGTCAATCCTTGAGCACATTCCACCGCTGTGGGATGGCTATATTCTTGGCTCTGGAATGCTGCACGAGAACTCACGGCTACAAGTTCACCAGATGAAGTCCGGCATCACTGCCCAAATCTTGGCGCTCCGTGGCCCGCTGACTGCCCGTGTGATTCCCGGCGACTACCCGTTGGGCGACCCCGGCATTCTCGCCGACGAACTTGTGGGAGCGCAGCCGAAGCTTTGGGATTTGGGGATTTTGCCGCACTTCACGGACGATGAACTTGTCCCGAGGTTCCAGAAGCTCATGCCTCCGGGCACCGTCATCAAGGTCATCAATCCCGGCGACGATGTGTTGGATGTTCTCAGGCAGATCGGGTCTTGCAGACGGATTGTGACCTCATCGCTCCATGGTATGATCGTGGCAGACGCTTTTGGTTTACCTCGCCGAGTCGAAATGTCAAAGGCGAACATCAAAGATGGTGGAGACTTCAAGTTCAGAGATTACAGCGCCTCCATTCAGACGAAGTGGGAGATCGGTAAAATGGCGGAAGCATCACGCTTCCGAGTGGAGGACGTCAAGTTTCAAGTGTTCGACGCTTTCCGCGCACTAAGCAGGGAACTGAAATGACACACGAGACCATTATGATCACTGGAGAAATTATCGCACTGGTTGGTGTCTTGGCAGCCGGAGTGAAGCTCGCTTTCAGCAGGCGCAAGGGGCAAGGTATCAGCATACTCATTCCCTTCCGTGCCAACGTTGATCAAATTCAGCGACTCAGGAATGTCGTGTGGCTGAAGAGGTACTGGAAGGCGCAGCTTCCCGGCGCAGAGATTATCATCGGCAAAGACCCGCAAGCCGCCGATGCTCCTTTTTCAAAGTCCGTGGCAGTAAACGACGCAGCGAGCAAGGCAAGCGGTGACATCTTCGTAATCGTAGACGCAGACGGGTACATCTCGGCTGATTCCGTCCTTCACTGTGCGAAGGAGATCAGGGACGCACGCAAGCGGGGACGCAAGCTCTGGTTTGTGCCGTACCGCAAATTCTTCCGCCTGACGGAAGCGGCATCCCAGTCCTTGCTCCAGTCTCACCCCAAGAAGCCGCTCAAGTTTCCCGAACCGCTGCCGCAGGAGTTCATTCTCGGCGACACCGATCCGACCGTGGGTCACTGGTACGGGGCGATGATTCAAATTTGCCCCCGTGAGGCGTTTGAAGCGGTGGGCGGATGGGACGAGAGGTTCCGTGGGTGGGGCGGTGAGGATCATGCCGCCATGCGTGCCATGGACACGCTGTATGGGCTGCACATGACCCTGCCGGGGCACGTCCTGCACGTCTGGCACCCACAGATCGGCCCGGAAGGCACCAAGGCTCAAGTCCATTGGAAGGAACGCATGTGGGCAGGGCAGGGCGAGCCGGGAGCCAACGACAAGCTGGCAGGACAGTACTACGGTGCGTACAGGAACCCGGAGAGGATGCGGAAGCTGGTGAATGAGGGTAAGCACGGGGAACCAGTAGTCGGGCACCACAAGCACCCACGCCGCCGTTCCATGTAACTACCGGATTCTTTGATAACAGCAGGTTTATACCGCGCTTCGGCTCGACCTCAGGTGGGGTGGACACCGAGGCTTTCAGGGGCGGGAATCTCCCGCCCCATTTTTCTTGACTTTTTGGACTTTGCCGCAGTATTATAGAACGCACGGGGACACTTCCCCTCTTGAGGAGCACATGACAATTAGATTTCTATAGTGAACCCTAAGGAGGGCACTAACTGTCATGTACCCAACACTCAAGGCACTACTGCGTCGCCTAGACTTCTGGCTGCGCAATGAACCCTATCGTCCGGTCTCGGACGATTTCCGTCTCATCCCATTCGAAGACATCTTCGACAAGAACCCCGAGGTTGATCCCCTGCGCACTCGTGTGTACTGGGGCGTCCGCCGTTTCTGGGTCAATCACTGGCTCTGCAACCCCCGTGACGTTTACCGTGAGATCAAGTTCGCCCACCAGCGTCTCACTCGTGGCTGGGACGACCGTGCCGCGTGGAGCGTTGACTGGTGGCTTGACAACATGATGCCGGGCGTTCTCCGTCTGCTCAAGGAGAAGAAGCACGGCATCCCGTGCTCCATGTTTGACGGCCTGCCCATGAACGACGAGGGCTACCACGACAAGCCAGAGTATGCCATCGCCGAGGCTCGCTGGGACGCGATCATGGACAAGATGGTCGCTGCCTTTGAGGCGCACCGCCGCATGGACGAGGGACTCTACGAAGAGGAACTCGGGGAGTACCCGCTGCGTCGCCCCGAGGGCGTTAGCAAGGAAGACTGGGAAAAGGTGCGCGACGACCGCATGAAGGCTTCCCGTCTACTTGAAGAGCGTGACGAGAAAATCTTCCAAGAGGGCATGAAGCTCTTCGTTGAGCATTACGGCTCGCTCTGGGACTGATCATGGGCAAACCATTTGGTGGAGTACCTACGGAATGGGCGAAGCATCTTCGCCCCAAACTTAAGAAACAGTTTTGGCGCAAGGTGCGCACAAAGGCTAAGAAGGAGTTGAAGGACTATGGCAAAACACAAGATCGGTAACGCTTACGAAGCATGGTGGTTTCTCTACGAGCACCCGAAGCTCAAGCTCCCCGAACGGCACGAGGTCACGCCCAAGGAAGCTGACAAGCTGGAAGCCGAAGGCTTCTGGATCACCCGTGATGTCGGCGGCAAGTGCTACCGGATGTATCGGCACTTGCACCGCCACGCGCTAGAAGAGAACCTCAGCATCCACTACGCCAAGACCAACAAGCCGGGCGGTCACGGGACGGTGGTTGAGGACGACAGCAAGAACAAGCACGTGGAGTGCTGGCTGGAGTTCGGTCCGCTGGAGTACGGCTACTCCTACTCTGGCGGGAAGAAGCCGATGGCTGACTGGGACACCGTGACGGTGAGGCATCACTACCACGACGTTGACTTGGACACCGGGGGCACGACCTTTGACGAGGGCTTGATCCGGCTGGCTAAGAACGTCCGCAAGAAGTACGGGGACTACAAGGAGAAAGGACGCGACGGCTACTGCGGAAAGCCCGAGTGTGCGGATTGCAAGGACATAGGACGGACGATGAAGCGTCTCGGACTGGAGAAAAAGGAGAAGTAAGACGTGAGAAAGGACATGAAAGATTTACTGCTGGACACTGGGCGCAACGGCGGCTCCGACAGGGGGGTTTTCTCCCGTGCCAAGGTCAAGAGTTGCGATCCCGATAGCCTGCCCAAGCGCCTGCCGTCCTCCCGCAGCCGTTGCGGCGGCAAGGGGCAGGGCGACCGCCTCAACCCGCTCCGCAGGTTCCTGAAGGCGAACTGTGGACGCCCGTGGGCGAAGGTGTACGCTGAAATCTGCGAGTTCGCAGACGCCCGCACGATCCGTGGCTACCACCTCCGGCAACACGTTTGGTCTTACGTCGTACCCAACAACTTCGGCGTCGGACACAACCGTCGCTACGGCCCGTTCTTCGTGGACAAGGATGGCACCTTACAGGAAGCACGCAAGCAGACTGAGGCGGAACGCCGTGCCGAGTACGCCGCTTGGCGGAAGCGCCACAAGATCAAGGAACCGCCCGCCAAGAGGGCGAACCCGAGGATCGCCGTGGATGCCGATCACTGGTACGAGAAGATTGAAGGCTTCTGGTTTGCGTTTGAAACCAAGCACTACACGTTCAAGAATTCCTACGAGGACTTGGTGGAGGAGAATGGCGAGATCAAGATCGTTCGCATTCCCCTCCCCGAATACACCAGAGACGTGACCAGCAAGCGCCAAGTTAACGGTAAGACGCAGCGGGAACTGGACAGGCGTCTCGCCGCATGACCTCCCAGACGTGCTTCACTCGCCAGCGGCGATGCTCGTACCTGCCGAAGAAGATGCCCTCGGGGTTGCGGTTGTCAAAGAGTTTGATGCCCTTCATGACCACGTAGTGCCCCGTGACGTTGACCAAGTAGACGTTCTTTGCGTCCCAGAAATCCTGCCTCTTGATCCAGCGCATGAGCGCAACGAGGGTCGGGTTCTGCTTAGGCACATTAAGCTTACTCTGCTGGAACCCCATGCGGCCAAGCACCCCAAGTCATCTCCCAGTTGCTCATGCCCCGCACGTTGCGGCGCTTGCCCAGACCGTCACGGTACTCGTGGACTTGTTCCACGCACTTGTCCACATGCTTCCCAGTGATCAGCGACAACGCTGCCGGGCCGCAGAATGTGTTGCTGCGCTCTCCACGCCTGACCTTCATCGGCTTCCTCCTTTCCTTTTCGCCTTGCGTTCCGCACGAATCTTGTCAGCGAACACACGGGCGGCATGGGCGAAGATACCCGACCACGACATCTCGTAACGGGTGCGGGTACCCGCTAGCCTGCACGTTGCGATGAACGGCGAGACCTCTATCACGATCTCCCGGTCACGTCCCTTATACCGCACAGTGTCGGCGGTTGTAAAGACCAGCCGTGATTTCCGCTTGGTAAGGTGAGTCATGTTTCCTCCTCTTCAAGTTTGTACTACAACACCATTATATCATACTCGTTTTTGAGGTATGCGTTTTAGGCAGTGTTTATGCGGGTTTTTGGGGGATAAGTCTTTTATTTCCGACTTGAAAATAAAGTGCTTGACAAAATTTCATGAAAATTACAGGAGGTCTTTTTCAGTGACTTTCATAGGGGCGTTGTACTTCACAGAGTGATAGATTCGGAGGCTGTCCTGCCACGTCCCCTCACCTGGTACAGCTTCCCATTCTGCGTACAATTCCTCTTCGTTCCGCCCAATAGCCTCGGTGATTGGTTCCTGAATGGCGACGTTGTCTATCGCCAAAGCAGACGTGTTGAAGCGACTCAGCGGCACACGGAAGATTACGGGCATGCCCTCTTCTTCCGAAGCTCCCTTGGCAAACCAGTCCGCCATTTCCGCCGTACCCCAATAACTTCCTGCGGGCATACCATCCTTCAGAATGCTGGGGACACGCTCGTCATTGGTGCCATGGTACAGGTAGACTTCCTTCGCCGAGGTGTGGGTTTTGAAGTAGTCCTGCCAATACTTCTGGAAGAACTCGTCCACCCACTGGTTCACACGAGGCTCAACTGACTTCATTGACTCTGCATGTTCTGGGTTCATCCAAAACTTCTTGTCGTGGCTGAACGTGTTGGGGTTGAAGAGGTCTGTCAAGTCAAGTATCGTACCGCCTCCCAAGCTTAGGGCTTGATGTTCCGCCGTGCCGACCATCTTTCCACCGAAGAGCTTGTAAGCGAACAGCGAGGCGAACTTGCATGCGCCCTTGAGGTCTGTCGGCACACCCTCACGCTGAAGCTCCTTGTGCCGTTCCGCCCATTTGTCCTTTAGGAATAGCTTCGCCTTCTGAATCCACTCGGCCGTTGGGGGTAGCTTCTTCCATTCCGCTGCGGTCTTTGCTGCCGACTGTACCTTCCTCTTTTTCCATGACGAGAGCTTGGACGGGAAGATCACGCCTCGTGGTGCTGACAGATTGTCAGGGTCAAGGTCGTCAGCCCACCATACACCGTCGCAGTCAAGCTCGTCCTCGGCGTACGCCGTCACAAGCAGGTCTATCACCTCAAGCGGGTCAATTTTGCCACGCTTGGACTTTTGCGATAGCTTGGGCGTGGCTGTAAGCCCACCCTTCACGGGTTCAACCTTCTCGTCCCCGCCGTAGCCGCCAAGTTCAGCCTCAGCTTCTTCCTTCGTGACGTAGTCGGAGTAGCGCACGTCGTCAAGTTCGTCATCAAACCATGAGTGCCGCCAGAGGCTCGCAGGCTGGGCGTACCCGTTCTTGATGCCCCAGTCTGCGATCTGCTTCCGCTGCGCCTTGTTCAAACGGTGGAAGTTGACAAACTTGTTGCCAGCCTTGGTGAGTTCCCACAGGTCACCGCCGATCTTCGCAATCATCTGCCACTCGTCGGGGTTGACGCTGACAGACAGCCCTGCGCCCTCGTAGCTGTCGTCACGCTTGTCCTTCGGATTCATCGTGCCAACGTGCCACAGCTTCTTGAAGGATTTGAACACAAAACCCGCTGCCTTCTTGATCCACTCCCCTGTCTTGGGAGCCATACGGGCTTTCGCTTTTTGGAGATAGGTTGATGTAAGCTGGTGACCAGCGGCAGCGAGAGTCTCCGGCGTGACTTCGCCGTAATCCGCCAGCACCTTGTTGACATGCGCTGGTCCGGTGTTGTATGCGGCGATTGTAGCGTCCAGATTCCTGCTAAATTTCTTCAAGAGGATATGCAGGTATTGTGCAGCCGCAAGTGCAGCGGTATCCGGGTCATCCATGTCCTCAATGATGTAGTCAGTGCCGTAGACCTTGTTCACTTCTGCGAGGGCGTCCGGCGTCATCTGCATGAACCCGTTTGAACCGCTGCCGCCTTGGGAAACGTCCAGCCCGTAGCTTGTCTCGTTGTGTGCAATAGCGGAGAGAACAGCCAGCGGTATGCCCGTGGCTTTTGACGCGGTGCGCAACGCAGCCGTCACGTCCGCAGGATCAAGAGGTTGTTTCTCCTGTTCAACCGGAGTTTCCGCTTGTTCACGCTGTTCAATCTGTTGAGGGGTCGCCTTGCCGGGATGCACTGGCGGAGCGCCCACACCCAGCCCGGTAAGTGCGAGGGCAGTGGGCAGCACGTACTTGCTCTTCCAGTCCGCCTCCTTCTCCATACCAGACTCGGCGAACCAAAACTCTACAGTGTGATGTGTCGTTGGGTTGAAGAATTTTTCAATGCTGGAACCCTGCGGGTCCAGATACTTGCCGCTCGTCTCCGACTTTTCCACGCTCTCTTCGGGGCTGAATTCTGAAGTGTCAATGTTGTCAAAGCCCATCAGCTTCATTGCTCCGACCAACCCACTTGTCTCAATCCAAGCTTTGTCGTCGTCAAAGGCTGCGTTCGGGTGGATGTCCACCATAATGTCCAAGTCGTTCTCTGATGTACCGCCAGCGCCTACGGAACCGATGACCCTGAAGTCTGCCTCGTGGACAGTCTGCTTGAGCGTCTCAATGAGCTTCTGCGCGTACTCCGGCGTGTGCGCCGCCGCAGTCTTGCGGAACTGGATATGACTTGAGATGCGCTTCGCTAGGTCTGGCGGAATCTTGACGTCTTGATTTGCCGTGGGCCATTCAACTTGGACAGCACTCCTGCCGCCGTCTTCGTCAATCCAGAAGAAGGCGTAGTCCCCCTCCTTCATCATCTGCTGTGACGAATGACTTACATAGAAGCTGTGATGGAAGTCCCCACGCTCGGCTTCCTCGTAGGTGTGAACCTCAATGATGCTGCCGTCCGCAACGTCCGCGATCCCGCTCCAGAATGGCTTTCCTTCGTACAGTCCCCGGTTCTGGGGGGCTTTGCCTTCGTTGGCGACGCTCTCTTCGTAGAGGCGGTTGGACTCGTCAAATTCACCCGCCATCACTGGCTGCCTTTGGGGTTTGCTGGTCAAGTGCCACCATCCGCACTTCGGGCATTGGTAGGCACGTAGGTTCGGCGTGCCCTCGTCCCACTTCTTGTGCGGGCCGATAGCCGAACGCTCGTCATAGAACTTGCGCTTACCGCTGGGGCATGGCTGGCGACTTTCCATAACGCCTGCGGCATCCTTGCGTTGACCAAACACCCGACGAACCGCTTTCTCAGCCTGCTTCATCTCAGGTAGGGCATTGAATTCGTCCTCATGTCCTATCCAGCTTGAGTACTCCCCATCTCGCATGACTTGCTCGTAGTCCATCGGTACGATCTCGTAAGGCTCGTCAGCGTCCGCCCCGTAGTTGAACTCGTCCGCTTCCATTTCTCCCCGGACGTCAAAGTACCGATCCCCCTTCTTCAAACCAACATGATGCACCACATTTTTCTTTTCAAGACCTACAAACGTGGCGTCAGGCATCCGGTGGGACAGAGCCAAAGCAAACAGCCAGCAGTCCCCTTCTACCCACCGTTTCATCCATGATGGGTCAAACGCTCCACGCTTCGTGAGAGCATCGGTCTGCATGTCAAGTGTCTTGTAAGGCGGTGTACGCAACGCATCCAAGCTGGTGCGGTACTCCTTTGCAAATTCGGACAGGTACTTCTTCAGAGAAGCCAAGTCTTTGCCCTCGGCAAGAGTCTCCTTCATGAGATCGTTGCTGGCAACCCATCCGTCCGAGAACAGCCGGATGCAAAACCACGGGAACTTCTCCGGGTACCACGGATTGCGTCCACGCCACTGAAGGGAGATGAGCCACTTGTTTATTCTCTGCCACTCGCCTTCGTCAATGTACGGCTTGTCAATCTCAGGCGTCACGGACTTGATGATCTCCTCGTCTGCCGACTTTTTCTTTCCCGGCTTGAGCCACTTTACCATGAGCGGCATGCCGTCCGCCGTACCGAAGTCACGGAAACCGTACTCTTGGTACCATGCGTGTATGTCAAACTGATTCGGGGCATTACCGGATTCAAGCACGATGGCGTCGCAGTTCTTCGCTCTCGCCTCGGCGATGAAACGTTCAAGCATCTCCGTGCCCTTGCCCTGACCGGGGTTCCAAGCGTTCATGGCATCAATCACAGCCACCCGCTTGCGTTTGAACATCTCCATGTACATGGCAAACAGTTCGTCGTCCATGGACGGCGACGCCCAAGCCTTCAGGTCGGCAGCGCTTTCAAGGATGCCGCCCATCAGATCGCCTTCCTTGTCGCTCCAAGCGATCTCCTTCCATGCCGTTTTCTTGATCTTCAGCGCACGCTCGATGACATCCTTGGAGTTGGCGAACAGCTTCAACACGCCGGGATGGTAGTCACCGGGGTTCGCCTGCATGTCCTCCAGCGCTTCTTGGTATGGCACCCAGACGATGTGATCCGTCTCCCAGCCGAAGCCTTCGCTGGGATTGAACGTGAACTCGTTTGATACGACGCCGATAAAATTGTGATAAGAGAAGCCACGGTCAGTGAACACATACGCCGGAGTCAAGGTGATGCCACCGCTGTACCCAGTCTCTTCAGCCATCTCCTTTTTCGCAGACTGCTGTGGAGACATGTCCTTCTGCACAGCGCCGCCGATGGTGCCCCAGCAGTTTGGACTCATCACCTCGGAACTTCTCCACGCGAAGCACACCGTGCCCTTGCTCGGGCACACAGCCAGCACGCCGGATGCGGCGTTGCCTTCGCCCGCCCAGTATCCTTCCTCGTTAACGTGGTCGGCGCTTTTGAGGTTGGCAGTCTTGACTATTTTGCCCTTCTCAAACCACTGAATCTTCCTGATAGCTGAACGTGGAATGTCGGACGGAATTCGGCGGTACATGTCTCCGTGCGGTTCATGTTCGGGGTCAGGCTCGCTTTCTTTGTAGGGCCACTCAAACTCTACGACCGCACTGCGTTCCGGCTGATCTAGTTCGTGCCATGAAATAGACTGTCCGTACTCGTAGGCTTGACCCGGATGAATCGTGACCCACACAAACTTCCCCGGTCCGAACTTCCACTTATTGGCTTTGATCCCGGTCTTGTCAATGTCCTTCGCGGCTTCCCACGTCGTGCCATGGTAGAACGTCTGTGTGTCTTCAGCAGCGGTCTTGGGTCGTTCCTGACCGGATGCCTGCCACGCCCAGTCAATTGCAGCTTCACGTGCTTTGTCCCGGTACTCACTGCCGACGCCGCACGTGCCGTAGAACTGATTGTCTTTCCAGAGATGCCCCCAATAGTACGGGTAGGGACTTCCGGGTACTGCCTCCCCTTTGATGGTGACCCGCCAACCCTTGGGGAGTTTGGCGGCGGCACTCTTCACCCCGGTCCCATCTTCTTCCCCAAGATAAAGCTCCGGCACCCGATCCTCTATTGGTGTGAGGTCAAGATACAGGACTTTGATGGTCAAGTCTTTCATCAAAGCGGCTGCGCAGCGGTGGTTCCCGTCAAAAATGAAGTCGCCCTCGGACGTGCCAAGCACCATTGGATGAGCCGAATGCTCCTCGCTTGTGCTCGGCGTTGGTTCGTTTATCTTGTTGATGTTTGCCAAGATTTTGTCAAGGTGCGACTTGCTGACCGTGGCTTGATCGGTTAGGAGCGTCTTCGGGTCAATGTCAATTAGCTTTGGCTTCCCCGCCACGTCGGGCGAGTCGGAGTACCAGTCAATCACTGCTGGGCGCTTCAGAACTGTGCGCAGCGGTGTGGGGATGTCATCGGCGTGGTGATGCTGGTCGCCCAGAGCGGCGGTGTTGCCGAACAGCGGTTTATCATCGGTGTCGCCCATGAACTTGGCTTCAAACGCATCCGGCGTCCACGGACCCTTGACGCTGTACTCGCCCATGCTGAGTTCCCACGCCATCTTGTCCGGCGTGCGCTCACCACGAATGTCGTAGGTCTTACCGTCCTTCTTCACGAAGGCGTGCGTGACCTCGTACGGGATTTCCTCACTCCATTGGTCGCCACGCTCGGCAGCCAAGACGTAAATTTCTCCGCCGTTCTTGCGGGCGAAGTCAACAGCGTAGATGCCGCAGCCTTCCGTCATGTAGTAGTCTGGATTTTCTGTCATGTCACCTTTGAGTTCAGAGTCGTCGCCAGAAGCAAAGCGAGTCTTGCCCTCGTACACCTTAATAGCACTTGCTGGAATGTCAGCGAGATAGGCGATCTGGCACGACATCTTGAGGCTCGTCTGCCATGTCTGGTGCGCCCAGTTCTCCTCACGTCCTTCTTGCGCCCAGAGGTCGGGGAAGTCATAGTCGTCCGGGCGCATATAGTATTCGTTCAACTTCCTGCCGTCAATCTCAAAGATCACCCACGGCTCGCCCCCTCCGTGCATGCCCTCATAGTTTGCAGCAGTATAGACGTCGCACGCAAGGTATATCGCATGATTCCACTCGGTGTGAGCCTCGGACATCGCAACCTTCAGCCCGTTCTTCATGATGTCTTCAAGGTTCTTCTTTTTCGTGCCGTGGTAGAACTTCTTGCTGGTCGCGGTGCGCACTTTGCCCTGCACCTTGACCTGCGCACCAGGCTTCAGTCTGATCTCTTGCTCTTCTGGCAGCGTCATCCACGCCCGCACAGTGTTGACCCAGTCCACGCCGTCCGGGCTTTGCAGGACGCCAGTGATCACCTTGTGCTGCTCGTACTCTTCGTCGTTGAACATCTCGTGGGAAGCGAGATATGCCGCCCTGCTGCTGAGTGACCAAGAACTGCCGAGGCTTTTGTAATCAACCTTGTTGCCCTCCTTGAGCGCGTAGCAACGGTAGACAGTGAGTGGGAACTTCAGGTTCGCCAGCTTCGGCGCGACCTCGTCGTAGTATTCCCTCATGTTATTGAGGCTGCGGTCTTCCCACATGTCCGCTACGCCGTGTTCGTAATCGTTGACGAGGTTGAACTCATTGTTCGGGTCTTTGGATACGACCTGTTCAAATGTCGGCAGCTTGACCTTGGCGGACTTGAGCAGCGAGGCTTTCGTGCCCTTGTAGCGCGGCGGGGCGTCCTCCGTGGAGTTTGACACAAGGATCGTGTCCACGACCTTCAAGTTCTTTGGGGGCAGAACGTCGTGGCTCATCCACGCATCAAATTCAGCCATCTCCGGGTGAGGATCACGGTACAGCTTGTAGCCTTCGGGGATGCGGCACTCCCAGATGTCGGTGGCTTGGTTGATAAACTGTGCGTGAAAGAAGCCGTAGTCCTTCGCGGCGGCAAGGCTCTGGAAGAAGTAGACTCCTGGCGCTCGCTCAATGTCCTTGTACTCCTTGAGCAGCGGTAGCAACCCACTCTTCAGGATTGATTGACGGTTCGTGCGGCGGCTAAGGTGGTACAACACTTTCGGATTCTCGGCAGCAGTCACCTTGAACTTCTTGAAGCTCGTCGGCTTCCAATACACCTTGTGCCAGTGCTTGTACTCGCCTTCGCCCTTGCCTGGTGCCTCAACTCTGACGACCACGGCTTGCGCCACAGGCTTCCCGCCGAAAGTGAAGATGAGTGGTTCGTTGATGAAGACACGGGGACGGTTCTTGAAAGCCCAGTATTCCAGCGGAGCCTTCGGTCGGACGAAGAACTTCGTGCGACGTTCCTGTGGCACCTCAATTACGAAGCCCGGCGTCTTCACGAGCTTGACCTTCTTGGCTGCCTTCTTGGCGATACCTACGACCTTGGCGGGTCCGATGTGCGCAGCCTTGCCGCTGGCTTTGATGATTGCCTTGGACAGAGCGGGGTTCTTCTCGTGGATTTCCTCGGTGAGAGCCTTCATCTCTTCGGCGATTCCCGACGAGCCTTCGGCTTCCACATTGCTCCACGCTTCCCATGCTTCCTCAAACGTGTCACCTTCACCGTCAATGGACTTCCAATACTTGAACCACTCTTCACGGATCGCTTGCCCCAGCCTCTTGTTCGCCTTCCCTCCCAGCGACACAGCACCCTCGTGCAGGGCGTCGTAGACGGAGTCCTCGTCCGGCATCAGCTTGCTCTCGTTAGCAGCGATCTCTAAGACCACGCCATCTTTGCCACGTTCCTCGGAGTAGTATTTTGCGATCTGCCAGTCGGACGTCAGGTACACGGCATCGTAGCGTGGGACATCCTCCCGATAGACAGAGTGCTCCCCCGGCTTGAGAACACCCTCTTTGAGGATTTTCTCGGCGTTCTGCTTAGATGTGCCGTGGTACCAACGCACTATTTCTTCTCCTTCGTAGAGTCTAGCGGAACATACGCTTTGATCTTGGTATCGCCACGAAGCTTGGCGGCTGCTACACGGTGATTGCCGTCACGGATGACGTAGTAGTTCACCATGATCGGTTTGTCACGGTGCGCCCTTGACGCTAGCCCCAGCACGATAGGCGGGAACGAGCCTTCCATTCTTGCGTACTGTTCCGCTTGATCTGGGTCGTAATCGTCCCCTGCCGACAACTTGCTCAGCGGGAAGTCCTTCAGGACATATTCACCACCCGCATCCAGCCCTACTACTTGATACGCCGTGTCCCTGTCCCACTCGTTGAGTTTCGCTACGTAGGACACCACGTCCTCGCCGGACACCGTCTGCGCCCCGTTTTTCTTGAACTTGGCGTCCCCCTGTTCAATCTGCTCACGAACGGCTTCAGGTGTAATGCTATCTAGTGGAAACGCATACGTGGAGTCTGTCACTGGGGAATTGAAAAGAACCAAGTGCTCCATCATCCCTTGGTACTTCCCCCCGCCTTCTTCAACTATTTTGCGTACGTCCACCGCAGAGTTTTTGCCAAACGGTCTGTCTTTCTGCTGCCACAAGGCACGACCCGCCTCGGACTGCGTCAAGTGCGGTGTCACCTTGAAGCCAGTGAACCCCTCGGCGTACTGATACATCGCCGTGGCAATGCCCTGCCTCCAGTAGCTCTTGTCCACCTCGGTATTCGCGGACTCAAGGTTCCCGTGGCGGAGCACAAAGTCGGCGGAACCCACCCACTTGCCCGGCTGTCCCTTCTGCTTCTTGGTCGTGTCAAAAGCGTTCACCACCATCAGGTTCCAGTTTGACTCGCCGATCTCCTCGTCCTCGCTGGTATCGTCGCCCGCCTCGTGCCATGAAAACTCGGGAACAAGTTTGAAGTGCTCAAACATGCTTCTCTTCCAGTCAATGTCCACAGCGCCCGCGGCCGACTTGGGCTGGCGTACCATGTAGCCTAGCGACGGGTCGTAGCCCGGCTCGTCCTCAAACTTGTGCTTCCTGTACCACGCTTGCAAGGCGTCTTTGTCAAGGCGCTCAGCCTCGGGGCCGAACGGAGACGCCGTGAGTTCCACCTCAACGCCGTGCTTGTCCGCGATCGCGAGGATTTCTTTCAGGGCATGCGACCCGCCTCCCTTCCCCTGTTGCATGGAACGGATTCCCCTGAGTCGTAGCCTGCCGGAACGCTCCGCGACCTCCACAACAGCCACCGGGATGGTGCCCTGCATCACGACGTTCTCCCGTTGGTTCAGCGGGTTGAGCGGGTATATTGTGTCAATTTCGTCCAGTGCCGCTTGGACATTCCCTGCGGCTACACTGGCTGCGCTCTTCTCAACATAGTCGGGGCCAAACTGCATCTCCTCCGGCACCGCCTCGACCGCTTCCAGAGACGGCTTTCGGTAGCGGGAGTCCGGTATCAGCCCGAGGCTGTGGCAGATTGGGCAATGGCGGCTAAGCCCGCCCTGTGACTTCAGCCTGCGTTCAAAGTTCCTGTCAGCGCCGTCCCATACACGAGCCACAGTGAAGGTTATGCCCTTGCGCTTCAAGGCTTGGGTTATCTTCGCTCCTGAGCCTTCGTAGTGCTGCTGGATGCGTTCCTGCGCATCTGTCGCCCAGCCGAGGTAGTGGCGGGCGTGGAACGGCTTCTTGGCGTCTTCCCGCTCGTTAGGCACCTTCCTGCCGGGCTTGATGTCAAAGTGTAGGAGGTAAACTTGGCCGGGCACGGTATCACGCTTGTCCTTCCTGAACTTGGCGCTGGCCTTCTCCATCTTCGTTCCCTGCTGCAACTGATCCTCACCCTTTGCCTGCGGGTGTTCCTCTATTCTGCCGGACTCAATGATCGGGTTCGGCTCAATGTTCTCCTTCTGGAGTGCTTCCATCTCCTCAGAGAACGGATCGCTCTTCAGCGTCTTGGTCATCCCTACAGCTTCATGGTCGGTGTGCTGGACTTGGTTCTGCTGCTCGCCGTACACTCCCTTCTTTTGGAGTAGGGCGCTCTTGCGTGCAAGCACACCACGCTCGGTCAGCTTCTCACGGAACTTGCCGCCTTCGGGCGTCGTGCCGCTGCTGGTGATCTCCTCGCCGGGAAACTCCTGCTTGATCTTCTCGTACATGCCCGTGGCTATTCCTTGGCGGCGGTACTCTGGCTTGACCTCCACGTTCTTGATCCAGATTTTCCTCGGAAGCTCCTTGATCCGCTCCCACTCCTTTGAGCCGTACTCGTCCTGTCCTTCCCGGTAGTATTCCGTGTTTTCAAGCTCAACGTGCTCCTCGGACTCGTTGAAGCTCACTACACCGATGCGCTTGTCGTTGAGCCAAGCCTCCGCCTCACAGAAAAGCTCGCCGCCGTGAGAGTCCAGAACTTCAATCCTGTACTCCACGCCTTCTGCTGCGCCTTCCTTAGCGAACTCGGATGGGTCAACATCCAAGGGGAAAATCTCCACGTCGTCGGCGCTGAACGTCACGCCCGGAACCTTCGTCCACGAGTAACCGCCGCCACGTTCATACAGCGTGTGCGGAATGTCAATGCCGTAAACTTCCTTCCCACGGTAAGCAATCGTCCATGCGTGGTCGTCGCCGTCCTGCCCGCCGTCTGTGACTTCAACGTCCCTGATCTTGCTTGCGATGATACCGCCGATCTCACGTGCTATGGAGTCGCAGATGCCGCCCTCTCCGAATTCAATGTCGCCGCCCTCCGACGAACGGTAGCCGCCAGAGTCCCAATCGTCGTAGATTCCTTGTGCCACTTGCGCCATCTGAGGACGCAGCGCCATGAGTTGTGCCTGAAGTGACTTGGCTCCTTCCTTCTCAAACATCTGCGGAGCAAGCGTCTCCAAAGCAGGGAACTCCTCGTCCCCCTCAACCTTTTCCTCCATGTCGGCGTAAGCATTGGTCTCCTCGCCGATCTCTGGATTGTGGAACGTGGTGTCGCTGAGAGGCGTCTCCTTGTGCGAGGCTTCTATGATCCCCTCGCCCAGAGGCGCTGCGATTGGCTTACCCACGCTGACGAACGTCCCGTTGTGCAGGATGTCGTACATGATGTACTTGCCTTTCGTTTTCTGCTCAGCCCAGCCCTTTTCCTGTTCCTCACGGTTCGCCCACAGGGATGCCCAGATGTGGATGTCACGCCACGCCACTCTGTGCCCGGCGATCTCGCCTACGACAGCTTTCACAGTCTTGAGCACCTGACGCCAGCGCATGCCCTGTTCCCAGCGGATCAATACTGGCATGGGGAAGTTCGGGTCTGTGGTGCCGACCGTCATGCTGCTGCCCGCCTCGTCACGCTTACCTGCGGTCTTCTCGCTTGCTGTGCGCACCCAGAAGTTGCCCTTGAGTTCGCCCACGTCAAGCATCTGCTTCTGAAAGCCGAAGGACTTCGCAAGCTGGTCGTAGTACATGATCGCCTTGTCTGCCTCAAGGTCGGGATCACGCTTAGCGATAGTCTCGCCTGTGTGGATAGCCACGTTCTTGATGCCGTGGCGGCGTGCGATCTCAATCAGGCTGGCGATGCCGTACTCCGCCCAGTCCTTGAACAAATTGATAAGCTGTTGCTTCATCTCATCCAGCTTCTCAACTGTGTAGCCACGGCTGAGCATGTTCCGTTTGGACATCTGGAACGACTGTTCCGTCGCCCCCATGTCCCGAATCTTCTGCTTCACGGTGTCGCTCTTGTACCCAGACATCAGGGATTCCAGCGTCGGCTCGGTGACGAACTTCTTCCCGAGTTCCATGGCGTTTACCAAGTCGGACTGCACCTCGTCCACCAACAGCCAGTCGTCGTCAATGAAGTCCACACGCAGCCAGCCCACGGTATTCGCACTCACCGGGTGCCCGGACTGCTGGCTGCCTTGCGCGATCTGACCGAGGAATTCCGTCAGCATCGGGTCTTCGCCGATGATCTCTCTTGCGCTGGCGGACTGATTGATTTTCAGGACAAGCTGCTCCACGTCGCGGAAGGACGTAGCCTTGTCCTTGTACGTATCGTGCTCAATCTCGTAGTTCTGGTACTCCTTCGCCTTGGCGTCAAACTCGTCCATCCAGCGTTCCATGTCCTCGGTCGTAATCTTCGGACGGTTCTGGCGCACCTTGGTGAACAGCGGAGAGTTCCGTTCCTTCGGGAATTTCTTCTGGAAGTCCTGCCACGACATTGACTGGACACGAGCGTCAAGGAACTGCTGGTAGACCCAGCGCACGCGGTCGTACTCCTTGGACACGCCGTGTGGCAACTGCTGAATCTGGGGCAGTGAGGTGGAACGGCTGTCAGTGACGGCTTGTTCCAAGTCCTCAAGCTGCGGCGCGGCTCCCTGCTTGCGTCCCTTCTCCAACTCGGTCAGCGGCATCCCATGGAATAGTTGGCTCAAGGCGGAGCTTCCGCCCTCAACGAACCAGTTTGCGAGGTCGCTGCGCGGATGCGTCACTTGCAGCGCCCGGTCAACCAACTGAAGTTGCTTCTCGGCGTTATCCTCGCCCTCAAGCTTGTACGCGATGCCAAGCAACGAGTCCAAGCCGTAGTCGCTGATGCGCCATGATCCGCGATCATCCTCAAAGAAGCTTTCAAGCTGATCAAAGTAGTCTTCCGGCAACTCCTGCCCGAGAATCTCGGAACCGTAGCGCGACGGGCTTTCTTCCGTGTGCCCGGTGAGGATCGTGTTCGTTTGAAGCTTCCAGATGTTGTCAAGGACTTGACCTGCGATTCTGCGCATCCCAGCCTCGTCACGCACGAAGCCCAAGTTCGCATAGTCCGTCCAGATTTTTTTCAGGCGTGCGGCTGGCACCACGTCCCACTTCTGGCGGTAATTCTTATTCTTCTCGGGGTCTTTCATGGCTTGGGCGTATTCCCAAACCACTTCGTCCCCGCCGTCCGCCATCTTGGTCAGCAGAGAGGACTTCCTCTGGTTGAGCCAAGGCACTTGCCTCATCTTGTTCAAAATCTCATCCTGTTCTTTCGCCGCGCCCGTGGGCTGCGGTGCCTGACCCTTCGCCCAAAGTTCTTCAAGCTTCTTCTGCTTTTCTGGCTCTTTCGGGCGTGCGTGGTAGAAGGAACCGATGAGCGGACCATTCAACCAGTCACGGTCGCTGGTCATGATGATGCGGTTCTGATACTCACCCTCTTTGCCCTGCCTCTGCGCCAGCCTGTCCAAGTACCGCTTTTGCTTGGGCGACAGACGGGATGAGACTTCGTAGCCCAACGTGCCGTCGTAGCTACGTTCCAACAGGATGTGGAACGGCTTCAGTTCTATGTCTTCTGTCACGTACGACTCATCGGACTTCTTGGTAACGAAGTCTGCTCCGTACTTGGCGTTGAACTTCTGCGCGAACTGCTTCCACGGCGCTCCGTGCCCATCACTGCTGTTGAACCGTTTCAGCGACCAGAGGTCGTGAATTTTCTTGGCTTCCTCTACGCCGTTGACCAAGAAGTCGGCATGGTGACAAAGCTCGTGCGCAATGACGCGGCGCAGCGTATTTTCGTCGTTCAGGATGGAGCGCTGGAGTTCCACCCTTGTATTGTCGTCCCAAGACAGGCTGAACGGCTTCTCCACGTAGCGTGTCGGCCAAATGTCACGCCCGAGGAAGTTAGAGCGTGGTGAATTCACGATCTTGAGTTCCGGCTCGGGAAGCTGGACGCCCAGCACTGGCATAAGTTCGTGCATGATCTTCTTCGCCAGCCCGAGGTCTCCCACGCCTGTCACGCCAGCGGCGGCTTTGGAAGCCGTGACGGCGAGGGGGTTGTCAAGGAACATCAGAGCGTCGTCCACGCTGCGGAATTCCTGCTCCCTGCGTCGTGGCTGGAACCAGTCAAAGGTGATGCCCTTGGCGTTCTGTCGGCTCTGGAGGATGAAGTCCGTGAGCAGGGAAATGGCGCTTGACGTCAGTGCCTTGAACTCCAGTTCAGTGTACTGGTGACCGCTGACTCGCACGGCTCCACTATCAAAAGCCTCGGTCATGTTCTGTGGGTCGGTGGAAATCCCGATGCGCACAGCCCCTTGGCGGTGGCTCTCACCCTTGAGCAATGGCTGGAAACTTCCATCAGGTAGGAGCCAGCCTACGTACTGATGATAGTCGTCGCCAATCGCGGCGATCTTCGTATCTGGGTCATTGTCAAACCAGCGCTGCCAGAATTCCAACGGTGCGTTCAGGTACGGGCCTATCTCGGCGACTGGGATGGTCTTGCGTCCAGCTTGGTGGTAGGCTTCAAGGCGATGCCCGCCGTCGTAGAACTTGCCGTTGTTCACAAAGATGGGATCAAAGTTCATGCCGGACTTCAGCATCTCCACGTACTTCGCAACAGCAACCTCGCTCGGCTTACGGTTGAATGTCTTGTAGAGCTTCTCAACAGGAGCGTCGTACACGGTGATCGTCGGCTCGTCTACGATGCCAAAGAAGTTGGCTTGGATGTCTCCTTCGTCTATTTCACGGTCGGGGTCGTGCGGGAACCTGTACCCGATCTTGTTCAGGCGCTCTGCCATCTCCGCGACGAAGTCCGCCTTCACCTCACCCGGAAGCTCGTCCAAAGGGACTTGCTTGCCAGTCACGGCTGCCCTGCGTGGGGTACCCGGAGTCATGGACATAATCCCTGAGTCACGTGCTAGTCTTGACCTTATCTTGTCTGAGAGTACAACGTGAGCCGGGTCATATTCCTTCTCTAGGAACTTGAACAACCCGTACAGGACACCGTTGCCTAGAATTTTCGCATCCACATCGGTTAGAATGATGTTGATCCAACGTACGCCCGTCAGCCTATAGGTTACGCTCCCTACGACTCTGCCGTCACGATCCTCGGCATAAGCCGTACCCCCATCACCCTGCGGAAAATCCCGGTAGCTGAGTGTCGCTAAGAACTCTTGGTTGATTGTGCCTGAACGATTTCCGGCAGTGATGCTCGGATTCTTCGGATCAAACTTGCCGGGGTTGCCGATAGCGCTCTTGATCTTGGTTGGGTCCCAGAGGATGTAATGCTTGGTGTCCTCATCCATCGTCATACCCTTGGTCTGACCGTAACCAGGCCCGAGAGACTGCGGGCCGAATGCTTCGTAGGCGGATTGAATGATGCCATCAAAGCCCATTTCTTGATACACTTGAGCAATAAAGCTGCCCGGAGCCATATTGCCTTCGTCGTCTTCAACGTCGTCCCGCCCACGAACTACCTTCTCAAAATCCCAAGCATTGAAGTCGCCGTCAGTGTTCTCAAATAGCGCTCCCCACATCCCTTGCACATCGGCATTAAAGTTTCCCCCGACCAAGTGCATGGCGTTGTACATATCAAGACCGTTGCCGGACTCGTTGCCATCCTCGTCAATGTTGATTTGGAACTGAGTACCCCCACGCTTCTGCACGACGACTGGGTTCTGGAGGCTGAGGTAGACGGGCATGGTCATGCCCTTGCTTTGCCCAGCGACTTCCCTCTTGGCTTCCTGCTTTGCTCTTTCCTGCACCCGTCCGTAGCCTTCTTCGCTGTAGCTTGGGAACTCCTCAATGTCTCCGAGACCGAGATCATTCTTGACGTCGTCCCACTGGTCTTCCCATTCCTGCATGATCCGCTCGGAACGATTGTCAATGCGGCTGGTTAGGTCTGGCCCTGACTCTGTAGCATAGTTCTCGGCCACATCCGTCTTGGACGACGTGAAGTACAGTGCCTTGCCGTAGTGATTTTCCGGGTTCGCTGTGTTTGGGTCAAACGCCTCAAAGTCATGCGTCGTGCCGTGGTAAACCACCATCGGCTTACCGCTCTCGTCACGCACCTGTGACTTGCCAAACCACTTCTTGAAGTTCGTAGTCTCAACAGGAGGCTTCTTCGGCTTCGGTTGTGCCTTCTGCTTAGGCTGCTTCGGTTGGAGAAGCTTCGGCTTCCGCTTCTCCTGCTTCTCTTCCGTAGCAGGTTCGTCACGTTGAACTTCTTCCTCTTCTTCAGGCTCCTGCTGGTACTGTGGCGTGACCTCGGGGATTTCCGGCGTCACCTGTGAGGGAGATGCTGCTGTCTTCAGCGGGACGTCAACTTGGTTGTCGTCGTCAAACATGGACAGGGTCACAGCATCGGCGACGAACTTCATGCCGACGAAGTTGTCCTTCCCGGCGTAGTGCTGCGCTTCCTTCTGTGCGACGTATGCGACGGTGATGTGCGGGGTGTAGGCGAACTCGTCGGGCAGGGTGCCCATGGCTGCCGCGATTGCTTTGTGGAGAGCGTCAAACTCGTGCCCGTGGACTTCAATCACGACCGGGACGCCCTCGCTCTCGGCATCTGGGAACACCACGGTCTTGCCCAGTGAAACCTCAAAGGATTTGTACCCGGCTATCGTTTGCTGGAGAGTGCTCTGGTCTGGCTCCACGCCGTACTTGATGGTCACGTGGATGACCTCAACCCTGCCGTCGCCCGCCAAGTGCTCATCCGGTATCAGTTCCTTCCCGATACGGGTGATCTCAGCGGCGATCTCCGGGGGCACGTTGATCTGGGTGGAGGCGTTGTCGTACTGCCGCGCCGTCTTTTTGTCCAGTAGGCTCATAACCCCTCTGATTATAAGGGGAAAAGTCAGGAGGTTTTGGAGGGGTTAGAATAGGGTGTAGCCCTTGCGCAGGGCGTGCTTCTTGAAGATACCCCGCTCACCAAGCTTGATCCGCCAGCGCTCAAAAGCCGGGCCGTGGTCGTCCTTCAATCCGGTCGCAAGATGAATCATTTCATGAACTAACGTGGAGGTTCGGACGATCCACTGCTTGTTGAGGGGCTTGCTCATGATGATCTGGTAGTCGTGGTACTCGTCGTCCAGCGCCTCGGAAGCCTCGCCGAAGTACTTTGTCTCCCAAGTACGGCTTTCCGTCTCATCCGGGTCAGCCCAGCGCACGCACACCCGGTCGGGGCACACGCCGTCAAAGAAGCGTTCGTTGATGTACGTATACCAGCCGAGGAGGGTACGGTCGGACTTCACTGGTTCCCCTTTTAGATCGGTTTACTGTGTGCCTTCCACAAAGCGAGCTTGGCCTTCAGGTAGCTCACGTGTGCGGGCAGAGGAGGCTGATCCTCCAGCGTGCGCTCGTGCTTCGCCTCGTCTATACCACGCTTCCCGAGGTACTCCTGAAGCTCCTGTGTCGTGCTGCCGTTGCCCTTAATCTCGTCCCATGCACGATGCACCCAGCCGTCGTGGAACACATGAATCTGTTCCTGTGGTTTGTCCGGGTCTGACCAAGCGTCGTGCCCTGCGTGATTCCAGCCAAGGTCCTGCATGTATTGCGTCAGTGAGGCGTAGAGGTCTTCAAACGCCTGCTTGGCGACGGTCTTGATGTCACTAGCGGTGATCCTGCGGGTCGCCTGCCCCTTGGACTGGGTCTCCAACCTCTTCGCCAGCTTGGTCAGCGCAGCGGAAAGTTCAAAGCGCAAGTCCTCGTGACTGCGGTTCTCCACTGACTGTTGTAGCTTCTCAAGCACGCCCTCGCCTTCCTGCACGACCCGGTTCAGGTCGTCAATCATTGCTACTTCTTCGGAGGTGAGGGTTCCTTTTTCGGGCTTGTAGAGGAGGTCGTGGGTGACTTCTGCCCACGCGTGCATGAGCACGGACGCGACCTGAATTTCGACGTTGGTGTCTGCATATTGGTATTCATCCTTGTGAAGAGTTTCTGGCTTCAGTCTAACGAGGTAGTGCGTAGCAATGTAACCGATGGAATCTTCCGGGGCCTTGTCCTCGGGGAAGTTCTTAGGGGCACGCATTTGAGTGAACAGCTTTTCAATGATCTGCCCTACTGCGGTGCGGTCGTTGGGTAGGTACAGCGCCACACGCACACCAGCCATGTCAACGATGTCGTTGTAGATGTCTTGGAAGGACTGGTAGTTCTTGCTCTTGCTGCGGTTGAGAAGCTTCGCTTTGAGCTTGCGGGGCTTCTTGGCACGGAAGGTCAGGGCGGCTTTGATGCCCGCCTCTTGCAGAGCGTCGGCAAGCTGGTCATTGACTTCTTCGGCAACCTTTGTGAAGTACTCAAACTCGTGCTTGTACAGTTTGACGAAAGCGTCAATCAGAGAGAGCTTCTCGTCTGCTGTGACCGATTTGATGTGCTTGATCTGCCCGGTGCTCAGCGGGACGGCGATTTGCAAATCACCGTTGGACAGTGTGTCCCAGCCGACGAAGCCGTCAAACCCGCCTGCCTTGAGGGCGTCTCGCACCTCGGGCACGTACAAATAGTCAACGTCGTTTTCGCCTTCGTACTGGCTGTGCTGCTGGATGTCTGCGTCTGTGACGCCAAGCTTCTTCACCACTGCCATGAGGTCACGCAGCCTGGCTGGTTTCTTGATGTCTAGCTTGTACTCCCCGATGGTAGGCTCAGCATCGTCCTGCCCACGCTCGTGCGCATACCATCCCGCCCCTTCACGCTCACGGGCAAAGAACGCCGGGCGGTTCGGGTCAAACGTGTGCTCCCCACGTCGGCCGTGGTACCACGATTCGCCTTCCGCGGGTCCCGGCACAACATTGGGCTTTTCAATAGTTTCTTCAGCGCCGGGGATCATATCGCCCCACTCGTTAGCGGCAGCTTGGCGCTTCTCCTCGTGCTTCTCGGCACGTTCTTCGTGGACTTTTTCCTCGTGCTCTTTGGCTTCCGGCATCACTTTCGTGGCAGTGGCGAGGAACTCGGTAAAGGGGACTTCCGTGATCTCTCCCAGCCGATCTTCGGACATGTGCTCCAAGTACATTTTCTCGGCTTCTTCAAGAGAGTCAAACCCGAGCATGATCTTGAACTCGTCAAAATGCCCGTCTTTCATTTGCTCCATCACGTAAGCGTACTCGGAGTCCTTGTTGGGTCCGATGTACACGTCCACATGATCGTCATCGTCGGCGTCTACCGTGTTCGGGATATAGCCGTAGTCGCACTTCATGTCCATCTTCCAGCTTTCGCCGTCGTCATGCTTGCCCACACGGACGCTGCCCTTCGGCCATTCAACGACGATGGGAATGCCGTTGAAGTCGGTGCTGTGCATATTCGGCAGCTTGTCTGCGGTGACGGATTTCATGGTTTTGTTGGAAAACCGGGCGTGCGCCCGGACAGCCCCCTATACATGGGACGGGTAGCAGCTTCCTCGGTTTCGTGGTATAATACCGTGTGGCAAGCCGTTGATTACACAGCCAATAAAAGTGGACATTCGGGGGCTGGTGGCTGTATACTACGACTGGAGGCGACAGTGATCAAAACGGACATTGTGCTGGACCAACGCTACGGTGTCTCAGGCTACGGACGAGGTAGGGTCATTGACCTGATGCCCGAACACAAATTTTACGTAAAAGTGAAATACGACTTGGACGCGAAGTTTCCCGGTCAAGAAATGAACGCCGAGGTCGCAAGGATGAAACCTCTGGCTCCTCCGAAACCGACCCGTGCAGAAAAAGTCGCCAACAAAGTTTCCGCCATCCGCTCAACCCCGCACGCTTACTACATCGCAGGTCTCGCCGCTGCAACAAACGGCGTCCTGCACGGCTCCACCCCGCCGTCCCAACTTGACGCAACTCAGGACGAACTCTTCGGGCATGGCTGCTCTGATTTCAAAGTAGGCG